CTTCAGCAGCATAATAGTCGTCTTTTACTTTAAGATCTTTATCATAATTTTCTTTTGATTCATCTTCAGACTTGTAGATTTCATAAGAAGCAGTTGGTTGATCTTTCTTTCTTTCAAGACCCTTGAATACATGATCTTGATCAGTAACACCGGGGACTACTTTTTTATTAAGCAATACTTTATGCATTGCTTTGAAGTTCTTTTCCCCTTTAGAAAGAGGTTCTGCTACTTCCTGAATATCATTGGGTGACTTCATCTGATGGTTCCTCAATTTGTGTTTCTGTTGTTTCATCTGAAAATTCTGCCTGGGGCTCTTCATTTTGAATTTCAGGTTCATAACCAAACATCTGAGCTGCAACAGAAGGGAACATATTGTTAATTGCCTCAGCTGCCTTTGATGTCATTACTGAATCAATAGCAGGCGCAAGATTAACAGCGTCCTTATTCCATGCATGAACTAGAATATCTTCAATATCACTCATTTTGCCTCCAAAATTCTTTAATTTATTTATAAAAATATCATATTATCTACCAGCACCGTCTATATTAGGAACAGTGCCTGGTTTTTGTTGTATTGTTTGTGCATCATTAAAATTAGTATTTGCTATGGTGTCTTCTTCACCATCAGCTGGTTCAGGATAACTTCCTTCTTCAGCAATTTCTTCCATCATTTGTTGAATATCTTCATCAGATTGCATGAGAATATTCTTGCGTACCCATTTATCTGAATAAAAACGACCAATATATGGGAGTACATTTTGAAGATTCTGAAGTCTATTTTGTAATACTTCAGCTTGTTTAAATTCTTCAAAATGATTATCTATAGCAAAGTCAAAGTTAATTGCATTAGAAATAGCTGGCCAATCTTGCTCAGAAACAATACCCTTAAGGATTAATTGTTTCTCTAAAGCCTTCATGAATAATTGAGAAAATCTCTTTCTCAAACGGCCGGCAAATTTAGTAAACTTTACTTCGTCACGAGTAATTTCGGCAGCACGACCTAAATTAAATCCTGCCTCAGCACCTTGTAAACGTGATACTGGAACGTTCAATGATTGATAAAGTTTTTTAAGAAAATATTCAACGTCTTGTATTTCACCAAGATTCTGGCCGGCTGGTAATGTAGTGATTTCTGTACCACGATTACCTTCACGACGAGGAAGCCAATAATCTTCTAACATCGTCATATACTTACGATCGTCACGCACCTCACCAGTAGTAGCGTCATACACAAGACGGTTCTTGTGCTTGACCATCATCTCTCTAAGATATTGTTCTGCCTTTATCTTAGGAAGATTTCCAACGTCAATATAGAATATGCGACGTTCAGGAGCACGGGAAATACGATATATAACTGTCGCATCTTCAAGAGTTCTCAATTGGTTAAGTGGACGGATAGCCTTCTGTAGATAAGAATAAACAAATGCGTTGTTCTTATCCATCAAACCTGATGTGCAATGTAGAATAGAATCTACAGATATTTTAACGCCTTGAGTGGCACCAGTATCCAATGGAAGACCAGCATTACCACCAGCAGGTAGGAAGTTTCTTTCGTTATAAACGAAGTATTCATTTTGCTTAGCAGTAACTGTTACCATACCTTTTGGTTTTTTACGAACTTCACGAACCTTGCGAATCTTACGAGGATCAATGTAGCGAAGTTCTTTAATACCAAGACGAGGATTTTGTTCGTCAATAATTACATGGAAATACATTCTTCCATCAATATACCATCTTTTAACAATTTCATAAGCTTCATTTTGAAAATTTAAAAGATCAAGAATGTTTTCAAATTCATCTTTGATTTTATTTTTAACTTGATCAGAGTATTCAAGTTTATCTGTGTTGATATCTACTATCTTATCAGAGTCTGTATCAACCATTTCGTTTACAATATCGTCAATAGCACGATCAATGTCTGCTTCTAAAGAAATTTCACGATATTTTGAAACTAATTCTGATTCTGTTCTTGCGGTACCATCAAGATCAATATAGGTACCATAGGCACCACCTGCTGCAACTACAACTGCACCATCATCGTTGACTCTTGGAGCAAACGATTCTACAGGGGTTTCATCTTTTCTTTTGATTTCAAAGCCAAAAAGCTGTACTGCCATATTATATTTTCCTTAGAGAAGAGGGCCGTCTGAATATTTATGACGGCCCTTTATCCCTATGGTTATGATCCACCTGCGTTGCCAGTTATACTGTTCAACACTTCGAAATTATCATATTGGAATTGAACCTGGAAAGCTTCAATTTCATCTGTTGTATTCCAATCAAGATCAATAGGAGATACTACTTGTGGGAATATTCCATTGAATTGATATACTCTAAGAATTTCACCAGCTTTACCATACTGAGTAACAGTAGCTTGTGATTTATAGAGTGAAGGTGCACCAGATCCAAGATTATTGATATTTTGCTGATACAACTGAATTGAATTGTTCCATTGTTCCATTGCATTACGAACGAGGAAGTCTTCGTCGTTAATGATTGTAACAGTCCATGGATCAAATACACGGTCACCAGCAATCTTAAGTTTTCTTCCAAAATATGGTACTTCAATTAGACCCAATGTTGAACTTGGAATCTGAGCTGTACGACATAAGAAAGGAGTCTTAAGATCAGCAACAGGATTAACAGGATTACTGATAATTACCTGGAATAAACTTGCGCGAGCTCCACCGAAGGTAAGCTGGGCGCGAATGTCATTAATATTAAAAGCCATTTACCATTCTCCCCTTAGAACTTGCCTACGATTTCATCAAACTCTACACCGGTGCGAACAGCAACGAAGTTAAGCTGGATGAAGTTGATTGAACGTGCTGGTTTAATGTAGATATCACCACGGAATTCGTTGCGATCAATAACCTCTGGAGTGTTGTTTGTTGTGTCACAAACTACTCTGAAGTCATAGATACCACGACGACCCTGAATATCACGAAGATATGGTTCTACAAGATTGCGGAAAGCTGCTCTTGTAAAATCATCGTTCATTTCAAATAGTGATGATTGAGCTGCCTTAGCAATTGCCTTTTCAAGCACAATGAACAATCTACGTACGTTAATACGATCGAATGCAGAAGGCTTGTTAAGAAGTGTTTTATCACCATAAAGAACAACACCTTGACCAGGGAAGTTCACTACAGGATTTACACCATTCTTATAAAGTTGATCACGATCAGCCTTATCAGGATTAAATGCAAGCTTTACAACATTCTTAATTGCGCCACGATTGAAACCTGCAGGTGAGAACCAAGGATCGCGAAGATTGTCAGTTCTTACGCAGAGACCGGCAATATCACCATTCATTGGAACCCAACGGTACACATCGTTATACTTATCGTATTGATACTTGTGTCCTGAATCAAGAACAGCATAAGATGTTGAACGAAGAAGATTTCTAAAAGCTACAACATTTGACATTTCACTTCCAGGTACATTTACAGTTGAAGTACTTGGCGGTGTTATGAAAGCAACGCAGTCTTTTCTTACTTCGCAAACGTTATCTATGATGTAATTTGCAACTTGTTCTCCTGAACCACCGTAAGCACGACCAGCAAGAATAAGTGAAATATCTACGTCTTCTGATGAAGAGAAGAGATCATAGGCAGTTAAAATTTTAGATACTGATATTGAAGACTCAGCATCGTCTGAACCACCACCAGCAAATGACATTGTTCTTACTTTTTTATTATTAAGAGCAGTCATTGAGGCCGCAGTTGTACTTGAAAATAGATCGTATCCTGGCCATACCCACTGTGAATTGTTCTTAAGAACATCTTTCCAATAGATTGAACCACCTTGTTCACCACGGGCGTCAGAAGCACGTGATACATTTTTCCAAACTTCAAGAATTTGACCTGGGGTACCTGTGATAGCACCGTCTTCATCAGCAACAACAATATGCATTTCATCGCTTACAGCTGTATTTGCATTTCTTGCTGAGAAGTAATTTGATTTACCAGGAGCTGAATCTACAGAATTAAAATATTCCCAATATCTTGTTGCTGCGGAAGTACCAGCCGCAACTTGATAAGACCAGTTACCCTTAAGTTTTTGTACACCGTCAATTGTGTATGTAACTTCTGAAGCTCCAGTTTGTTCTACAGATTTTACTTTTACATACTGTGTTCCAATTGTTGAATTTCCGATTAGAATATAATCACCAATATTAATAGTGTTAAAAACATCGGTAGCAGCATCAACTGCAAATGTATTAGAGCCTGTGAATACTAAAGTACTTGCTCCAACGTTAATTGAAACTGTGAGGTCTGCATTAGCTGTTGGTGTGGTTGCAGCAATTGAACCTGAATATGCAGTAGCATCTGGGCACACAGAAATTTTCAATGAGTTTCCAAGTGAACCTGGATATTTTGCATAAAAATTAATTGAGTCACTTGATGTTAAAGTAGATTCATTGGCAGTGTAATCAACATTATTTTTAATTACTGAAGTTGAAGATGAAGCACCGCCTGTGTTTGCAACAGCGTTATAATTAGTAGCACCAGCTGCTCTTGATACAAACAATTGATTGCCGTAGGCAAGAAAATTTGCAGCAGTGAAAAATGTTTCGAAATTTGATGATGTTGGCTTACCATATACATTGACTAACTCATCCTCAGAAGAGATAAGAACTCTCTCTTCTACAGGACCCCAGCGAAATACGCCGCCAATAGCGCCTACAGTTGAAGTAACTGCTGGCACAATCGTAGTTAAGTCAATTTCTGATACATTAACACCAGGACTTACTTGAAATGGCATTGGTTTCTCCTTTATAATAAAATATTTTCAGTATCTAGTATGATTATTTATAAAATCCTAGTTTAGAAGAAACCTTTCGAAGGCATTATCACTCATAGTCTTAGGTCCTAGGTCATCAGGATGGCCGTCATCTAAGAAACCAAACGGGGTAAAATCATCCTCATGGGCATCCATAAGGCGTTGTCTAATATCTGTATTAGAAACGTCCTTAAAATAATTCTGTTGTATAAGCCAAGCAAACATAACCAAACACATTACCAAATCGTCATGATAGCCTTCTTCAGCATTATAAGACGTGCCATCTACCACATATGTTGACAACTCGTGAATTATATCATAGTCATTTAATATTATCTTATTTTCTTCTATAATTGATTTTATATTTGCACAACCTATTCTTTTAGTTATTTTCGTTGTTTTTATACCTAATCTAGATTGACCCGGATTGTTTCCTACAACAGTACCCTTTCGGCCGGTCTGTCTAGTCATAATTACATTTTCGTATTCTAAATCTTGATGTAGAATGTTAACGACCTGAGACCCAACATTTACCTCAATCAGAACAGCAGCATCATTATAATACCTACCAACATTGTGAATTAATGTTGGAAATAAAAGCTGAGATATATTAGAATCAGCAAAAGTAGCCACCACTTCATACGGAACCGTAGTGCAATCTATTACAACAAAAGTTGATGCATCAAGGCCTAAACCTTCAGAAACATCTACCGTCATAGCATAGATATGGTCCTTTACGGGTTGTTTATATACATTGACACCCCCGTTAATTTCAAGGGGTCTTACAAAGGTCAATTTATTAAGTGTTGAGGGATGAATCAACGTATTGGTAGATCCTAAGAACTCACATTCAAACTCTTGCCTGAATTGATCAACGGAGGTATTTCTGATTGTCTCCTCTTTCCATCTTTCATCTCTACCAGGAACATCTGACCAATGTACATCTACACGAGCGTAGTTATTTCTACCCTCCTCTGAATCTACCCAAATCTTATAGAATAGATTCATTCCATTTGGTGTAGATGTTATGAGAAGTTTGGATGTGTTACCTGACGAAATTGTAGGAAAGACCGAAGCAAAGAAGGCGTCTTGTACGTTACGCGGGACGAAGGCAAACTCGTCCAGATATACAAGATTATATGATTGACCACGAACAGCAGATGAGGATGTAGATGAAGCTAGAATCTTAGAACCATTTTCAAGTTCTATGTTACCCTTATTCCATTCAACAATACCTTGTTGCATCCATTTAGGAAGCCATTCATAAGCAAGTTGAACACGAGATAAAATTTCTCTGGCTTGACGTTCTTTATTAGCTAATACTGCAATATTGTAATTCTCGTTAAATAATACCTTATGAAGTAGATAACCAACAACCCCTGTGGTTTTACCCACCTGACGAGGCATCTTACATATTGTAAATCTATTATCATCAAAGGTCTTAAACATCCTTTTTTGATATTCAAAAGGTTTAAAAGGTATAAGACCTCTATCAACTGAAACAATCTTTACGTATTTTTCACAAAAGTAATCAACATCTTCAGCACACTTAATGTATTCCTGAATTTGTTCTTTTGTATATTGTAGTTTGACGTCTCTGTTCTTTAGGTTTTTATTACCTAGATATATCTCGCTCATCTCTGATTGCTCTTTTAATTTCTACAACCTTTTCTTTTTCTATAAGCTCGATACAAAGGTTAGTAATATCTATATCTTTTTGCAAAAAAAACATTTTTGTTTTTAACTTTTCAAGTTGATCATTGTAAAATTTTAATTCTTCTTCTTTTCTTCTTTTTGTCTCGTATATATCAGTAAGAAGAATTATCTTACTCATTACTTTTATCTTTTATCATTTTAAGAAGATCAGCTGAAGTTAATACTAGATTATTATTAGTAATGTTCTTTTGTTCAGGAACGTCTTCTTTTTCTAATTCTTTTTTAGCCTTAGCTAATTGTAAAAGGTCTTTATTAGCATCAGCCATTGTTTTAATAAGATTTGTGGCTACTTCAAAAGCACGTGCCGATTCAGATTGTTTAGCAATATCAATAATATCTTCTAAAGCATTTTGACCTTTTTCAATAATATTGTATAAATTAGTACGTGCATATTCATAATCATCACTATTATTGGCTTTGAGTGCAGGAAGAACCTGTGTTATTTTAGAGGGGGCTTCCATTGGTTCTATTCCTAATGATTGTGAAATAATGTCTTTCTTAGCCATTTTAATTATCTTCTATTGTCACAATAAATCCATAATTATCATCTTCTTCAATTTGTGATAATGCAACGGATAAATCGGCATTACTAGTAGGTTCACCATCAATTGTCAATCCAGGTCTTACTGATGTTGTAGTCAATTCTGTGTTTGCAGTAAGATCAGGAAATATTTTAACAGTAGCAAATTTAATAATTTTACTAGAAGTAACAGGTCCATAAAAGTAACACTTCATTGTAAAATTAAGAGTAAATGTTAAAACCTTACGAGCTAGAAAATCATTTTCATATGAGTCTTCAATTTGTACGTCATTTAAAATAAGTGGTATATCTGTTACATTATCAAAATCATTTCCTAATAATTTTGCACTTACCGTCCATTCTGGCGTAAAATAGGGAAGAATCTGTTCAATAATTCGTAATCCATCTTCCATAGTTTTTGATAAAATTTGCAATTTAAATCCTACATCATAAGGTACAGGATTAAAAACCTTATCATAGACATTTGTACCATTTACATTTTTTCTTGAAACAATCTTATTGATTGTTTGCAGTTTTCTTTCAGGGGCATATTGAATAGCCGAGATTGCAAAGGCCATTCTAGGAAGCTTGATAGAAGTCAAAGCAATCGCATCTGGATTATCAGTAATACGAGCTAAAAACTTTTCACGAGGACCATATGCAATAGGAACTTTGAAATTTTGTTCAAGATTACCATTTTCATCTCTTCTTTCAATCTTTATATTATTAAAAAGAGTGCCAAAAATAGTAACATATTTTTTAAATAATGTATTGTAAAATGAAGTACCTCCAATCATTAGGCTCTCCTTTCAAATTCACTGAATGGATCTCTTTCAGTAAAATCAAGGAAATCTAATCCTGAAGTTTCAAACATTTCATTTTGAGCAGTACTATCAAGTTTATCAATATTATAATTTTCAGTCACAATAGGATCACCATTTTCGTCTGTAATAGTAACACCTGCCTCTGATTGCATATAATATGGATCTGTTGTGGTTAAGAATGCATTATACGTTTGATCAATAATATCTACACCAGTATTAAATACCTCATTAGAGTATTCAAATAATTCACAAGTAAGATCATAAAATTGCAATGCACCCATTTGATAGAAGACAGGTTTCTTATTAACAAATTTAATAGTGTATAGTGCTTTTGTGAATGGGAAGAAAATTAAATCACCTTCAAGTGGTCTATCTCTATTAAGTACTGATCCTACTTCTGAATCATATACTCTCATTGCAACAGAAAATGTAATCTGTTCTCTTACTTCTACACCAAATGCTGATAAGAATTCACCCTCACCATCAAACCCGTCAATATTACGTACATACATTTCTACAGAAATAGCATTACCATATTCAGTAAAGTTCTGTTCTCTAAATGTATTATTATAATTAACAATTTTTCTTGGAACGTAATAATTATCTACACCGTAAATTTTTATTGATTCAATTACTAGATCTTCAATTAATCTTTGTTCACCAGATGAAGAAAAATTGTTAAAATAAAGAGAAGTTGCCATCTATTATCCGATCATATCAGTAACAGGGAGACTATAACTACTAATCATCTCTTGTTCGTATTTTTCAATCTCTTCATGAGCGTCATTATATATTTTTTCACCATTATATTGAACACCGCCAGGCAATTGCATTCCAATAAACTTAGTTAAATTAGAACCCCATTGTTTTTTAATTAAAGCTGTGGCATATCTTTGAAGCCAACGATCATTCCAAACATCTTGATAGTCTACAGGATCAACAACCTGATAAGCCTCAACAACAAGATATTGGCCAACAATAACTTTATCCCAATTGACGTCTACATATAGTTTATTTGTATTTCTATTATATCTTATAGGCTGTTTACCAACCAACAATCCTTCTAATAATTGTAGATGTTGGAAAGCCATATAATAAGGTACCATTGATTGATATGTTAATGTGTATAAGTCATTTAAAGCAATTTGATATCTTATATTGAAGATATTGTTTGTGGCAATATAATCGCCAATATCAAAGATATTAACAGCACCAATTATATTTTGAGGTAGAGTAATATATTTGTTATCAATATCTTCTTGAGTAAATTGATGTTTATAATATATCTTTGATGTACCATCAAAATGATAATCCCAGTAATATTTGAGAGCTTCGTCTATACGATCCTCAACTTGATCATCATCAACATTGATTTCAATGACTGGTTTGCCTAATTTTCTAAGGCAATATTCTTTAAATTCAGAACGAGAAGTAATTGTTGCCATTATTAAATATCCTTTTGAGATATTTATGTTATTTGAAAATAAGAGTCCATGGGTTGGTTACACCCTGTCCAAACTGGTTTAATGTTGCAACATAATTAGAACCAGAGACTACAACGGTTGTTCCAGGGCTTGCAGCGGTTCTGGTAGTCCCATCAGGTGCTGTAAATAGAAAATTAGAATATGTAGTTGGAAATGTAATTTGTATTGTTCCACCTAAACTTCTATTAGTATTTGCTACTACTGTTCCTGCAGTTACAGAAACACCAGAAATTTTAGTTCCGCCTGTATAACTATTTCCCAGCATACCCCCATAACCACCACCATCATAATTAGGAATTATACCACCACCAGCTCCAGCATTCCAACCACCACCACCGCCACCACCACCAGCACCGTCAGTACCACCACCTCTATTTCCACCATTAGTACCAGTACCAATTACACCAGCATTTCCAGGATTACTTGTTTGAGCATCTTGACCGGCATTACCATTACCCGAACCACCACCACCACCACCGCCCCCAGCAACAGCTTGAATTACACCATTAATAGCAAGTACGGAGGCACCACCTCCGCCACCGCCCTGACCTGATGTTCCTACACCACCAGAGGCACCACCAAGCCCCCCTCTGAAATAGTATCCACCCATATTAGGGCCTTCACCATAATTATTATTCTGAGTGTTAGATCCACCTCCACCACCTCCGCCACCTGAACCTACTCCAGCAGTTACAATATCACCAGGTGCCATTGCTAATGTAAAACTGATAGATGTTCCACCTCCAGCTTCACCGCGATAACTCGTATCTGGTCCTCCGTAACCTCCACCTCCGCCTCTCATAAAGACAGTTATATTAGAAGGAGTTGCTGCACCACCACCATAACCTAATAATGTATTATAAATTGACATATTAAGTTAAACCTGCACCGGTTATTATTGCAGCTGAGGCACTAGTATAAAATACCGTACATAAACCTTTTATTCCCAAGGTTCTATTACCAGTTGTAGCTGCAGATTGGCCTGCCCAATGCATGGTCAATCCAGTACCTTGTGTAATAGTAAGAGCAGCAGTTGTACTGCTATTATGAATTGTTATATTTTCACCTGCAGTAAAAGTACCTGATGGAATTGTTACCGTTCCACCGGATAAAGAAACTGTTTTACCACTATCTAAATCTATTAAAGTATATCCAGAGGATGATGTATTAATTGGCACTTGTCTTAAATTACCAATTCTATCAGAGACAGTATTTGCAGCTGTAAGATTGCCTCTTCTATCTAATATTAAATAATCTCTTGATGCGCCACTATTATCTCTCATCCTCCATCTAAAAGATCTATTAGCTGCAAATGTTGCATCACTTGAATAATATATTCCCGTATCATCAAGACCAGTTGTAAGTGTATAAAATGAAGTAGATTCGTCTGTTCTTAATGCAATACTACCTGCAGGACTCAACACCCTGAATCCACCATCGGAACCATTTGCCCATAAATTTGCACTATGAATATGTGCACCTGTAAATGTAAATGATCCAGTAGTATTGACTGCTTCCGAAAGAGAAGCATTAAGATCAGCTGCTGTTAATACATCACCCTGTAAATATGTTTTTCCCATCTCTTATCCCATTATTAAACCGTTTTCAGGAGGAATATCTGGTCCTCCTAACACTGCAGTTCCTAATCTACCAGCATTTGATGGTGATTCTAGGGGTGCAAATGATGTAGTACTACCTGCTGTAATTACCGCACGACATCCACAAATACTTCCATCAACTGCTGTAATTTTACCCTCACATTTGAAATTACCCGAACCATTTGTAATAGGCGTTACACCATGACCTGGTATTGGGCAAACATGTAAATCACCAACACGTGCTGTCAGGATCCCTTCAGTTCTAGCTGTTGAGGCGCTTGTTATTATAACACCACCATGACTACTAGAGTCACCTAATCGTGCTATAAGTGATACACTTCCCATTTATGCTCCGCCTATAAATTCTAAGGAAGAAAAAGCCCAGTTATCATTTTGTTTATAACTACCAACCCACTGATTCATAGTATATCTAAAGTATATAGGTGTGTTTTTAATACTATCAGGAAACCCTGTATATTCTATTTTTGTCCAAACATTAGTAGGTATACTATCTGCTGAGCCTGTTGCAATAGTTATCCAATTAGTATTATCAGTAGAATACTGAAGATAGAAATCTTCACCACTATCAGGAGGATCTCCCCATTCACCACCACCTTTATTTAAATAAAATGAAACACCTTTATAGTATCTTAGAGTATAACTATTTGTAGATGTAAAGATTCTATTGATACTTGTACTTGTTGATATATCAGTTGCAGTATGACCAAATAATCCAATCTTAACATCTGTTCTGTTTCCCAAAGGATTCATTTTTCTATTAGGACTAGCCACACCACCTATATTAGCAGAATTGATATTTGAAGGCAATAAAACCTGACTTTGTATACTGTCACCAACCGTATAAGAGGCAGGATCATTAAAATTGATAGGACATTGTGGATTTACCGTGACACCTTCCAAAGATGATACTGCCCAGTTATCACCATCATTGTTAATATTATTTGTTGCATCGTAAGGATTGGTTTGTAATGCTAATAACCTTAACCAAACAGAAGATGATTTGATAGAATCAGGTATTTTAAATGTTATTGGATTCCATCCTGTTGTTCCAGTTGGAAATGGAGTTGTTTCTTGTAAATTTATCCATGTACTATTATTTGTAGAGTATTGTAAAAATATTGATTCATTGGCAGTTGTTGATCCATAATAACCAGGAGTGGTTGACCATAATACTGAGGAATCAGGATTTAATATTTGTAAAGCTACTCCAGATGGAGCATACGTATCAGTCAAATTAATTCTTAATATATTATAACCAGCAGTAACTGATACAGAGTAGTTTGTACTTGATGTATAATTCAATGAATTTGATACAACCTGTATCCCGTTAATATAAATTACTGCTGAATTGTCAGAGGATACTGTAAAAGTGTATGTACCAGTTGTAGGAAAATAAATGATTGCAAATAAATTAGCGTTTAAATTGGGGTTAATTGGATCTAAAGTTTCTGGAAATACTCCATATGTAGTAAAAAAGGTTGAGGGTGTAAATGGTGAATCGTAAGCCTTAAAATTAATATAATATTTCCAGCTCTTTTGATTTATTGAATACCAATTATATGATGTAGATAAATCAGGTTGATGGTTACCCCAATCTGCAGGACCATTACCATTTGGTTGGCTAACAAAATATTTTAAATAATCATATCTGGCAAGACTTACAGCGTTTTTAGTTCGAACAAATCTATATCCATTCTCGCCATATGAATTTACTTTGCTACCAAAAGTACAAATTAAATTAGTAGGATCCCCCAAAAGGTTACTCATATTGGAGTAATTAAAATGGGGAGATCCTACTTGACTTGGTAGAAAAATATTTGCTGCTGCCCCTAGCGTGTAGGTTGAAGCATCAGCAAGATTTATTATTTTTGGCATTGCCTATTAGGCACCTAAAAGACTCTTGAACTCTTCAGTGTGTTTTTTGCGATCTTCAAGACCAATTGTTCCGCCGTTGATCTTTTTTGTAACAGCAGTAACATCGTCTTTATCAGCTAATGCATTAAGACCATTTTTATGCCAGAACCAAGCAGCTGATTCACAAGCACCCTCTGGAGTCTCAAGATAAAGAGCACATTCTTCAACAGTAATACCCATATCAGAAGCCATTGCTGAGTAGTTATTCTTACCAGTAAGCTGAATCAACCCGCGACCACGATAACGGAAACCATCACCTGATGCAGTATCGCCATTACCCATACGTGATGCATAAACTACGTTAGCAATCTTTTCTGGTTGACGAGCATATTCAGCAGCATTACGTCCAGCATTTTTAAAATATTTTGGAAATACCTTATCAAGACTCTCAGCTGAGTAGTTAAGATTTTCTACAATAGCTCTAAAACCACCAGACTCGTGTGCAGTCTGAGCAAGGAAATGAGCAAGGCGAAGCGGAGTATTGATTTCATATTTTTCAGCGAAATTATCTAGACTGCCTGCAAGTGCTTTAACAACTTCTGGCTTTGAACTAGGATAACCGTGTTTAATTTGTTCTTCTGTAAGCATGATCTACCTCTTATGTTATAGTATTATTATACATTATAAAAGCAAGTTTAACTGTTGGAGGTGTATATGAATAAGTTTGACCTGCTCTTATATTAACTACATTTGCTGCATCTGTAGTATTTAATTTAAATTCTGATACATCCGTCATTGTGTGAATATGATCAAGTGTATCCTCATATGTATGACTACCAATATCAACAGCAGTCCCTACACCCACTTCCTGACCTGTCAAAGGTCCAAGATGTGAATGATTGCCATTAGCTGCCATATCTACTGAATAAATTGTAAATGTATTTGATGAATTTAAAACAACATCGTGATATGTATTTGATGAATCGAAATTAGCATATATGTAATATCCACGAAGATCAGGTGTTTCATTTTCACCATTACAGAAATGCCAATTTACTGGTAACCCAGTTGAATTTGAACTAATACCTTCATATAATGTGTTTTTACCAATTGAATAACCTATAATTACACCATTTGCAATTGGTGTATTAGCATCAGTTGTAATCCAAGCTTTTAAAATCTTAGATTTCAAACTAACATTTGCAGTATAGGTTACTTGATGTGAATGTGCACCCGCTTCTAATATTTGATAAGCTGTTTGATTATTCTTATCTGATTTATATGTTTTAGCTACAGGAAATATGTTATGATTATGATTTAAAACAGTATTTGATGGTATAGTAAATGATATTGTATTAGAAAGTTGAATTACTCCATCATTTCCGTCTTTTGCTATTAGAGGCAATATTTGACCATTTGCTGAATTTATATGATCTGCGTCATCTTGAGAATAATAAGGGCTTGGAAGATTATTGCCAAATACAATTACACCTTTAGGAAAAAATGATAATTTTGTATCATTATAACCAGTAAAAGTTGTTGTGAGTCTAGGATCCCTTAAGATAGGATCAACTGCAATTGCCTTGATACCTTTTATATTTCCATCATCATCTGGTTGTGCAAAAGGAATACCCCTTAACCCATCAGCAATACCTGTCACAACATGTCTATGTGTATCAGTACCTTTTTGTTCATAATAAAATGCCGTAGAAGAAGCAGTATCACCTAGCTTATAACCTAAAGCATTGTAGATAGTTGTTCTTCCTAGTGTTGTTGGATTATGAGAGACAGGTTCATACAATGTACCTGCGGTATTTGGCATGTCTGTTGTTGCTTCTATACATACACCATTATTATTTGCCCAATCATTGCTTGTATCTATACAAGAAATTACTGGATTGCTTTGTAATCCAGATAATGAACCATCGGGTTTATAATATTGAGCAACAGGATAATAAATTTCTGAATATTGTCTATAGTATTCATAATTTAAAGTGCCTGAAAGTGTGTTGGCAAAATCTTCGTCTTTACCATACCAAAATAATACTGAATACAATGGAATGTAAGGATCTTTACCCTTTGGAGCATTAGCTGTTCCGTCAGTTCTAATCAATCCTACTTTAGATAAAGGCATTTAAATTCCTAATTATGTAGTTGGGAAACCTTTGGCTGACATCAAACCAAACCAAGTAACACCACCATCAAATGTCATAAAGGTAACAAAATCTGTATAATTAGGTTGTGTTGATAGGGTAGGACCATCAGGTGCGTATATACCTTCACCCGCTGGCCAGTAGATTGTTTGGTTAGACCAATCTACCGTTCTTCCGCCTGTCGAATCTTGTTTAAGAGCTATGGTCATACTAAATGATTTGCCTGCAACAAGACCAGATGTACCTAAAGTTATTGCAACAATATCCTGATTTAAAGTAAGAGTTGCAAGATTACCATCAGCAGGATCAACTATAATTGTTGTACCTGAATTACCTTTAGCGTTAATCACTTCACTATAATTTTGAAATGAAGGGGCATAGATAGTATTACCACTAAAATTCATTCCAGTTGAAACAGAATTTGTAATATAAGCTCCGGAGTCAAATGTGATGCCCGTTGCATTAGCATTTACTCTGAGGAAGAAATTGCCTTTACCAGAATAAGTTTGTGGAACATCTGTTAAGTTGATAAAGGCAAGAGTACCAGTGGCACCAGTTGAACCTCTGTAACCTACATCACCCTGTGATCCTTTATAACCAACAGAACCCTGGAATCCTTCTGATCCCTGATAACCCTCAGAACCTTTATATCCTTCTGATCCTTGATATCCAGCAGAGCCCTGATAACCCAAATTACCTGCAGAACCTGTATAGCCAACAGATCCCATATAGCCCGTATCACCTAATGAACCCTGATATCCTGAAACGCCTACAGGCCCATCTGGTCCAGTTGAGCCTGTAAATCCTGTTGTTCCTTGTGATCCAGTAAATCCAGCAGACCCTCTATAACCAGCAGAACCAGTATAACCTGTTAATTCAGATAATGGCTTTCCTAAGATAGCCATAACTGCATTATTAGACCAATACGGACCCTGTGATCCAATTACAATAAGAGATCCTACATCGGCCTGACCGCCGGTAGAATTAGCTGTATCTATCTGGGAAACATAAATTTTGGTAGCCATATTAAATCCTGGTTGACTAAATTATTATATGATACTATTTATACTGCCAAATATAACAATTTAGGTTGCATAGATAATACATATATTTTATAATGGTTAAATTGAGGTAATTTATATGATTTGTGTCATTGGTGATTTTATATCTGATATTTATGTGTATGGTGAAATAAACAGGATTTCACCCGAATCTCCCATACCAATCTTCAAAAAAATGAATGAAGAGATCAGGCAAGGTGGCGCTGGCAATGTTGTTGCCAATTTAAAAGCTCTCGGAATAGACCCAAAAACATTTGGTTCTAACAATTCATCAAAATACAGATTTGTAGTTGATAAACACATTTTATTTCGTATGGATGATGAAAATTATGTTGCTAATATTGATAAACCTAGTTATAATTTAAATGATGTCAATTACGTAATAATATCAGATTATAATAAAGGATATCTGCATAATAGTCAAGAGATAATCAATTACTGTAAGAATAATAATTGTTTTGTTATAGTGGATCCTAAGAAATCAATTGATAATTATAAAAATGTAGATATTGTTAAACTCAATGAAAAAGAATTAAAAGAGTATTGTTCTTCATATAACAATATTGAAGATATTTTAATTGATAATAATATTGGATGTTTAATAGTTACTAAAAGTGCTGATGGAGCTATTATTCACACCCTCAATAATACTATAGAAATTGAAGCAGAACAACACCAGGTATCTGATGTAACAGGTGCTGGTGATATTTTTATTGCTGTGCTTACATATTTTTTAAATAAAGGAAATGATCTTGAAAGTGCTGTAAGAAAAGCAGTAAAACTTGCAAGTATATCAGTTACTAAATTTGGCACTTATACTTTACAGCCTGAAGATATTAAAAAAGCATATACTGTTTTTACTAATGGATGTTTTGATATTATTCACAAAGGTCATGTTGAATATCTCAAAAAATCAAAACAACTTGGTGATAAATTAATTGTTGGTTTAAATTCTGATTCTTCAGTTAAAAGATTAAAGGGTGAAGATAGGCCTGTTAATAATCAACAGGATAGAAAAGCTGTTTTAGAATCACTAGATTGTGTAGATGAAGTTATTATTTTTGATAACGATACACCCTATGAACTTATTAAGAGTATTCAACCCGATATTATTACAAAGGGTGGTGACTATACATCGAATACTGTTGTTGGTAATGATCTTGCTGATGTTGTTATTATTCCTTATGTAGAAGGTTATTCAACTAGTAAAATTTTGGAGAAATCAGTTGGTTAAAAGAATTGTTGAAAAGGGTTGGGGTAAAGAAATAATATTTGCCAATCATCCTGAATATTGCGGCAAACTCTTAATATATGATAATGAAGGTTCAACAAGTTCCATGCATTTTCATAAAGATAAAAAAGAATCTTGGTATGTCTTACAGGGATCTTTTGAATATAAAACTATAGATACATCAACAGGTAAAGTTCAATCAAGTATTATGTACCAAGGTGATACATGTACAAACTTTCCTTTATTGATTCATCAATTAATTGCATTAGAATCAAACTCGATAATTATAGAAACCTCTACTTACGATAGTGGTGAAGATAATTATAGGGTTATTCCAGGAGATAGTCAAAAGTGAAATACTTAGTAGATATAGACGGAACAATATGTTCTCTAACAGATGGTAAATATGAAGAAGCAATACCTTTTGTTGATAGAATAAAATATTTAAATGAAATGTATGATAAGGGTCATACAATTGTTTATTGGACCGCAAGAGGTGGCAATTCTGGTAAAGATTGGTCATTGTTAACCAAGCAACAGTTATTTGATTGGAATGTAAAATATAATGAATTGCTATTTAATAAGCCAACATACGATATATGGATTGATGATAAAGCAATGAACGCAGAAAGATTCTTTGATGATATTGATAACTGGGTATAAAGGGTTTATTGGCAGTAATCTTATAAAAAGATTTAAACCTGAAGATCTTATTTTGGTTGGATATGAAGATTGTTTTTCTTCTTTATTTTTAACTGATTGGTCTAAGGTAACCAAGATATATCATTTAGGTGGCATAAGTGATACTACATGTAGTGATTTAAATTTACTACATGAATACAATGTAAACTTTACTATGGAATTATTCAATCGTGCTAAAATACATAATATCCCTATCGTTTATGCTTCTTCAGCTTCTGTATATGGTAATAGCCTTACATATACTCCTAACCCATTGAACCATTATGCAATATCTAAAGCTAATGTTGATATATGGGTAGAATCTAATTATAAAGATTTTAAAAATATCATCGGTGTTAGATTTTTTAATGTTTATGGTGATGGTGAAGATCATAAAGGAAATCAAGCTTCACCAATTCATCAATTTACTTTGCAGGCTAAACAAAATAAAAACATAAAAGTTTTTGAAGGGTCTGATAATTTTATTAGAGATTTTATTTGGGTTGAAGATGCTATTGATTGTATAATTGAAGATAAACATTCTGGCATATATGACGTAGGAACATCAAAACCCGTATCATTTAGATTCATAGCTGATTTGATAGCAAAGAAATATAATTGTTCTGTAGAAGAAATAAAATTTCCGGAAAAATTAAGGCACAAGTATCAATTCTATACATGTGCCCGTAAACATTATAATAAACAATTTATGGATGTTAGAGAATACTTAAAATAAATTATCTTTCATCACCAATATTTTCTTCTTTTAAACTTACATTCTTTTTACGATTAACAATTGTTGTACCTTCAAATTTATCATAAGCAAATAATCCGGCTTGTGATATATTAAATATATCTGCTCTAAGAACAACATCAAGGGATTCGCATATACCTCTTTGTATAGTATGAGCAACTAAGTTTTTTGCAATCTGCGGATCTATTGCATAGGCATGAGCTCTACAAATAAAATGGTAATTGTGATTTAAAGTACCGTGCGGAGGTATATTAATTATTGGCATGGTACCTTTTTGTTGTTCTAAGCTTCCTAGATAAACAATAGTGTTATATCCGGTATGATACAAATAAGGTTTTATCATTACCGCGTCATGTTCTAAGATCACAATTGGCTTATCTAATTCAATACATCTTGTCCATAAAGAAAAATGACTTAGATAACAAGCTATCTCAGTGATAGAAAGATGGTGATCAAATACCTTCAGCCATTTTAAATGATTTGAATTTTTTGAATGTTCAGGTATCTTAATAGAGACATTATCAGTACCGTCAAAGGCATCCCAAACCTGATAAGGCATTCTTATATTTTCACATGAATGTTGACATCTCAGAGATAATTTCTCAGACTGCATGTGATCTTTAATAGTTATGATATAGGCAGATTCTACTCCTATATCATAACTATATTGCAATGATTTTGATAAATCAATCATTTATTATCTTTTAAAGACTGTTTTTTCAGCTCGAGCTTTATCTAATTCATCTCTGAAGAATTTAATTTTTTCAGTCTTCAAATCTTCTTTGCCATATCTTCCTGGTTTATGAACTTGCACAAGCATCTTAGTACTTAATATGATATTGCTAAGATGATTCATTCCATATTCTAATTGAGATCTCAAAGCATCGGGTTCAACCTTATCTTTATTTTTTTCAATCAGATTATGCCAAGCATCTGTATATTCATATTCAACATCCACCAATTCAATATCAACATCATTTAAGAAAGCAAGATAAGAATCGGAACTTCCCGCTAGAATTTTTTCATAATTTAATTTCATATCAAACATTCTAATAGTGCTTGGTGTAATAGTTCTTACATGTGATGGGTCATCCCAATAAATTTCACAACGATGATGTGGAACTTGAATTTCCCATAGTGCACCATTATCAGAGATTCTATACATCTCCTTAATGATATCAGTAAATGATACACCATCATGACCAAGATGCTCAAGAATATCTTTAGCAACAATGTGCATATATTCATCATCAGGCCATGGCCATTTTTTAGAATTTAGATCAACAACTTCATCTGGATTGCAAATTTCTGAGTAGTCAACATTATGGAAATCATCAAACTTTTTAAATCCACAACCAATATTCAATCTTCTTACTTCTTTATCTCTTGAAGGAAGATCAACATGTTCAAGATTAAACTTTCTTTCTAGTTCTTTATAAAGAATTTGGAAGGTGTTATTCCATACATCTTTTTGTTCTTGTCTAAAGAGAGTAACACTTTCATAGTAAGGTGTCTTAATAGAATAAGGTGCATTCAAAGCCCACGTGTGATAAGGTAACAATGGAGTTATAATCCATGTTTCTTTACCAAGAGCTGCAGAGGCATGAGCTACTGCTGTGCAACTTGTAATAACTAAATCTAAATTAGAAATAGCAGCAAGTGTATCATCCCAGGTATTGATTTGATCTTTAAGGTCAATAATTTCTTCCGGAAGATTTACAAGATTGTTATCACGTTGTAAAGAATATAATTGAATTTCTTTATATTCAGAAAGTTGTGTTAAGAAATTAACTGGAAATCTTCTGAATTGCTGATGTTCAAATTTAGGATTACCAGCCCATCTAATACCAACTTTATATTTCTTATCCGTCTTAATAATATCTTTCCAGCTTTCTACCATATCAGGTAAAGCAGTCAAATAGGGATTACCAGGAAAATCTTCAAATGTATATCCACAAATCCATCCTGCACTAAATCCTGGAATCCAGAAATCATGAGGAACAGTATTTGATTCCATTCTGGAAATACATTTTTCAACACCGTCAATTCTTGAGATAATAGAAGCAAGCTGAGGATCACAAGCTACATAAACATGATTTGCTTTAAGTTTACGCTTGAGTGATGTTGCAAATCTTGCATGAATCAATTCATCACCGAGACCACCTTCAAGTGATAGAATAATATTCTTGCCTTCTAAAGAATGTTCATTTGGATTATAGATTGGTGCTGTAGTTCTTAGTGGAGGACTGCCGTAGACATTAATGAATCTACCATTTTCTAACAATTCACAACCTTCACGATATTTGTTCTGTTGTAACAAAAACCATCCACGATTGAAGCTGTGTCGAATCCACATTTCAGGATTTGGTTTGCCTTCAGGATCTAATATACCCTGAGGTCCTAAGCTTTGCAATTCTTCTGAAATTTTCCAGGCTTCATCAAACTTGCCTTCAAGCATCAATTTAAGTTGTAAATCAATCTTATGCATATTCTACTCCATAATATATTCATATAATATATGATAAATTTGTATAAAAATCAAGGAAAAAATTATCTGGAACTTACAAATACTGTTGCTGAATCTCTCGTTGAGCTAGCAAATATTGACACCCACTTATTAGAAGTTCCAATTTGAACAGGTGTTGTTTTCCATGCAGCTGTTGCATTGTCACCTGCTAAACCATATGAATTCTTACCCCATGACCAAAGTGTACCATCAGCTTTAATACCAATTATTGTGTAACTAACGTCAGCTGCAACTGTTGAACCAATAGCATAAACTTGTTTCCACTTAGCCGATGAACCAATAATTGTAGGTGAAGATTGTACTGTATTAGTTAAAATAGGAGGTCTGAAACCACCTATTCTTCCCCAACCCATTAATAAACCATCATAATTGATACCGAAAATTGATCCTTCACTCGCTGTAATATATTTATAGTGTTGCATATAATAGTCTTCAGTGTTTTTATATCCTGACTGAATTGAAACAGGAGATCCCTTACCAAATACGTTACCCCACCAATAAACATAATCATCAGCACCTATAGCAACACCGACACTTTCACCAATAGATGCTGATTTAAATTTTTGAATGCCAGTTCTGGTTACAGTAGGTTTAGTAATTTGTGTATCTAATCTATCATTTTTACCCCATACACCTGTACTATTATCAGTACCCCACTGTAATAAATTGCCGTACACGTCAACACCAATATTTAAATTTTGTATTTGACTAATTGAAGTAAATGGTGCAAGACCGTTTGGTAGTGTCTGAAGAGTGTTGTTGCTATTTGTAATAGCAGCATTCCAGTGATACTGTAATCCGTTGACATTATTTGCAAACCCACCATATGCACCCAATTGATTCCATTTAGTTAACCCAAGACTAGTCCAAGAACCTTCCCAACTAGGTAGGCTTAAATTTGTATCAACAATATTATAATTATAATGTCCTACCAATGCGTCATATGGTACATATACTCCTCCATGCCATCCTGCAACAGCTAATTTATTATTCTGTGATGGATCTTTAATAAACACAAAAGGTTGATCATATGTTCCAGAATCTGAATTATTTTCAGTTCCAAAATTATTTGGACCTAGTGGATATGTTTTAGAAAATTCTAATAATTTTGGCCAAGGTATTGGTGCACCGGCACTTCCTGAGTAATTATAAATGTTGTTTGCATAACCTGCAATGTTTGTACCAATATTTAATTCTGTTGGTGCTAATTCAGCACTCTGAACTGATGCTCTAGAAGTGGCAGTTTTACCATTCATTCTATCTGCCATATATCCAGTGACAAATGCTTTTCCTTCACTATCAAAAAGAATAGATGTATGGTTAGCACTACACCACACTGAAACCCATTGTGATGCTAAAGCTGTGCCCGCTATACCGGATATACCTACTAAAACTGGTGAAGATCTATTAATTGTACTATTATCACCCAATGCTCCTCTACCATTATATCCCCAACCCCAAGCCTGTCCACCAGTATCAATTGCAATATTGTGATACTGGCCTGCTGACATAAAGGTAAATGAAGTACCCGATTTAACTTGAATTGGTGAAGATTTATTTACTGTAGTACTATCACCAAGTTGTCCCTGATCATTCGTACCCCAAGTCCATAGTTTACCAAGAGTATCTAATGCTAACGCCCCGGCAGCTCTTGCCTTTACAAGTACAAAACTTGTTCCCGCCATAAGCTGAACAGGTGATGATCTAGAAATAGTAGTTGTATCACCTAATCTACCATCACCATTATAACCCCAAGCCCACAACTGACCTAAACTATTTAAAGCAAATGTTGTAGCACTACCGGTTACAATATCAGTCCAATTATTTGCTGTTCCAATTTGAACAGGTGATGATCTGTTAGTTAATGCACCAAGAGTTTGGGCTAATTCACCATTACCATTATATCCCCAACCCCATATAGTACCATCAGTTCTAATTCCCACTTTATGAATATTATGACCGGCAAATTTACTCCATTTACCAGGCAATTTTCTAAAATATGAAAATGTAGGACGAGATAACTGAGTTGCTGCTATAACATCAAGATCCACGTTAAAAGATAAAGACTCACCATAACCATCATATCCCTTAAACCACAAATCATCATTATTATCAACAACAAATATACTTTCGTAGTTAATTACAGTTCTTGATGATATCTGCTTAACTGACAAATCTTGACTATAAAGTACATCAAATCCATTTATATCGTTACAATATGTCCATGTATCCCAATTTGATGTATAACGACCATGTCCTAAACCTTTGAATCCTAAGAAACCACCTGAGGGATGATTATATCCTGAAGCTATGACTCTACCATCAACAGTTAGACCAAAGAAATTAGTATCATTGCCAGCAATAGCAGTAAAACTTGAACCAGCAAAAATTTGAACTGGTGAATAATACACACTATATGGTCCATATTTGGGTTTTATTTCACCACCACTATTTGCTCCCCACCCCCATACTGTACCATCTGATCTTAGTGCAGCCACAGCACTATGTTTAGTCGCAATAGCAGTATAACTATAAAAATTTAAAGGAACATAATCAAATAAGAAATTATAGATAGTTACGGTGTTGTTATTTTGCCAAGCAAATCTACCCGAGCCTGAAGATCCTATTAATTTAAGAACACCAGGTTGATCAGATCTTACCAGTCCCTGAACTGATAATAATGCAACACTGCTCACAGCATACACTTGTGTCAATGATGATCTTCTACCTAAAGAACCCGTTGGATCTGTACTCCAATCATCACCAAGTGGTTGTGAAGTTGTATTTTCACCTGTTGCCCAAACAGTTCCGTCACTACGAAGAGCCCAATATTGTCTACCAGAATAACTATGTGCAACTTGTGTATAAGACGAAGAAGAAATAAGAACAGGGGATGATCTTTGTAATGTAGTACCATCACCAACTGATCCTTGGCTGTTTTCACCCCAGGCCCATAATCTACCGTTGATATCAATAGCTGTAGCAGTAGATATACCCGCTTTAACAATAGTAAATGAAGATCCACCAGCAATTTGAATTGGTGAAGATTTGTTTATAGTAGTGTTATCACCAAGTTGACCAACGTGGTTTCTTCCCCAGGCGTATAATTTACCTACTGTATCAATTGCATAACTTGAATCAAAGGATACACCAACATAAACAAAACTTGTACCTGCTAAGACTTGTACTGGTGAAGACTTATTAATAGTAGTATTATCGCCTACTTGACCATATGCATTATACCCAAATCCCCACAGTTTATAAGTAGAATCAATGGCCATAGTATGAGATGGACCGGTTGCAACAAAATTAAAACTAGTACCTGATTTAACTTGAATTGGTGAAGATTTATTTACAGTTGTACTATCACCAAGTTGTCCTAGGTTATTAGAACCCCATATGAATAGTTTACCATCTGTTCGAATAGCTGCTGCAATTTTTTCAACATAATTTCCAATAGAAACAAAATTCCAAGATCCTCCGACCTGTGTAGGAGAAGATCGATCAATGGTTGTACTCTGACCCAATTGACCTTTATCACTTCCTCCCCACATCCATAATGTATAATCATCTTTGATTGCAGCACAATAATAATCATCGGTTGCTATAGCTCTGTAGAATTTTGCAGTACCAGAAACATTGTATCCGATCTGCATAGGGCTTTTATAAGATGCAGATCCATATGGGGTTGTTCCATATCCTGACCCCCAGACCCACAATCCGTTGTTTGCAGAATCAATAGCAACCGTATGCCCGCCACCAAGATTTGAGGCTAATACAGCTGTCCAGCTTCCTGCAACCTGTGTAGGAGCATTTCTTAATATGGTTGTACCATCACCAAGAGCATATGTACCATTATATCCCCAACCCCATAATGTTCCATTTGTTCTAAGTGCAACAACATGTGAAGCCCCTGCATGAACAAAATTATATGAAGCACCTACGTTAATGGCAGTTTCTGTAAGAGCTCCTGAACCAGTACCACCATTACCAATCATGCCAATAGAGTTGTTTCCTAAAGCATAAAGTTGATAATTGCTGTCAATGTAATGGATCGTTCTATAGCTGGGCGCATACCAAATATAATTAGTTGTTGCGTAGATATATGATTTATTTGTAACCTGAACAGGTGAAGATCTATTTGTACCTGAATTATCACCAAGTTGATTGTTGTTATTTAAACCCCAGGCCCAAAGTGTACTATCTGATCTGATTGCAGATGCAGCAGAACCAGATGCATTAATAGAGTTCCATGATCCTGGAACTTGCACTGGTGATGATCTATTGATAGTGGTAATATCACCCAATTGACCAACAGTATTTAATCCCCAAGTATAAATTTTACTATTATAATCTAAGGCAACAAAGAAGTTATTACCGGCAACAAGATCTTTAAATTTTGAGGCACTGATCTGAACTGGTGAAGACCTATCAATGGTTGTATTATCACCCACTTGCCCACTTGAATTTCTTCCCCAACCCCATAATGTACCGTCAGTCTTGATTGCGGCAGCTGCTTCACCACCATTGACAACTTTTTTCCAAGTACCAGAAATTAAAACAGGACTTGATCTAGTTGCAACACTATAGGTTCCATCCCAGATTTGATAGAAGGCAGAAGCACCCCAACCATATACGTTGGAGTAACCTACAGTTGAAGAACCATCACCAGCAAGTAAAAAATTATTAAACATATTATTCCGGTTTACTAGGCCATACTACTTGAGATATATTAGTCAATTCTGTATTTTGATAGGATGCAGGTAGATCTCTTAATTGTTGTCTATAATTTTCCCAAGCTGAATTAAATTCAGGAGAATTTACTTTTATAACATCAGCTAACTGCGTCCAATCAGATTCTAAAAGTAATCTATTTCTTGCATCCCTTACTTCTTTTAGAATTATAGATTTCAACTGTTCTAAAGTATAAATGTCAGTAACATTTGCTTTATTGATAATTTGTTTTACTTTATTATCTTCAAAAACATAAGAAACACCAGTAATAGTTTCTAAAGTGTGATCAATAGTTATTTCTGAAGATTGTACTTCATACCAACCTAGGTTGTTTAATTCTTCTGTGTTGTTTTCTAATAAATCCAATCCACTAATGTTCCTCCAAGATTTAGGAAGATCATCATGTAGTTCTACAACATTATTGTTTTCAACATAAGCAAATCTGGACATTTTATTACCTACTATCAATCATTGATGCTATACCTCTCCAAGTTGTACCTCCATCATCAGTAACAAATGCAAGTATATCTACACCAGTTGAAAGTACAGGAGCAACAGCACTAGGCCATTTAACTGAAGCTGGCCATGTTATAGTATAACTTCCCGCTGCTGTTAATTCTAATATAAATGAATAAACTCTTGAAGAAGGTGGAGCGTTGGTAAAAGTAAATGCTGTGGTTGTTGAAATTGTCTTAGTAAAATAATTTGACAAAGCACAATTAACATTGTTTGTAGAAACTACAGAATATACCTGTGAAAAGTTACCAGTTAAATCTAAATTTGAAGTTGGTATAGCACTTGATGTACCAATACTAAGTGCTGTTATATTAACGTTAGACATAACAGCATTATTGGCTGGAGCCATAGGAAATCCTCCAACCTTGGCTCCATCATGAACCACTACAACATCTTTGGTAGTATCAATAGTTATTTCACCGACTGCTCCGGTAAAAGTGCTATGATCAGCTGTTGTTCCGCGTCTAAATTGTACTTGAGTTGCCATATTTTTTACCTAATTTTATAATATTTATGTGAGAGATCCATAATCATAACTGGAGGTAACTGTACTAGTAGCACCAGTGATGGTCCCATAATCAACCTGCATAACGCCTGTAAAAGCATTATAGGTGATATTCCAGGAAGTTCCATCCCACGTCCAAGCCGTTAAGCCATTGGTGAATGTATCATTAACAGCTGGGCTATCTGGAAAATTAATGGCCATGATAAATTCCTTTTTTAATATTTATATTTCAATTTTTATTGATCCGGCAATGGAAATTTAGGAACTCCAAAATTTGAAGTATATTTAGCATATAAACATATAGAAAATTGATCTATAAATCCATTCATGTAAGTAGAACTTGCATCATAACCAATGAAAGGTCCGTGTGTTATAGATGTATAATCATTTGTATCTGTATAACTAGAACCCCTTTGAATACCGTCTACAAATAATCTAGTAGTTCCTGATGATCTACAAACAGCAAAATGATACCATTGACCTAGATTAGGATTAAATCCAGAGTCAATTCTGGTTGCACCATTTGAATAAAACTGAAATGTTGGAGTACTAGTTAAACCTACAAATAAAGTACCTGTTGAAAAGAATCTAGTACTTGCGGTTTTTGCAGAGAGATTAATCCAAAATTCAATTGTAAAATCACCTTTTCCAAATGCAAAAACTGGATTTGCTATATTGTTTGTATGTGTTAAATTCAAATAACCATTTGTACCATTGAAAAATATAGTATTTGAACTAAATTTTTTATTAGTAGAAGAAACTATAGCTCCTCCTAGAGTCCTTATGTTTGTTCTACTATTTGCATCATATATTTTTAAATTTGATCCATTTAATAAAAATATAGTATTATTATCACTAGTTGATGGTTTAGTAGGAAGTGTAAATGAAGGATTTGTATAACGAGCAATACCTTTTGATATTCTTAGATCTGAAATATATCCCTGAAATTTATTTGTTCCATCAGTTGCATTATGACCTACTGCTGGTGTGGCAAGGCCTGGTGCTGTAGAATAATCTACTAATGAGGTTGTAGATGCTGAATTGCTTAAAATTCCATTAATATATAATCTAATTACCCCATTTTTTCTTGTTACAGCAACATGTACCCACTGCTTTGGAGGAACTAATATTGATCCAGTATTGTGAAAAGTAGTTCCATCATAAAATTCAAGAATATAGTTAGCTTTTAATCTAAAATAAAAATTTGATCCAAAAGTAAAAATTACTTGTTGTGTATTAGTTCTCGTAAATACCCAGGCCTCAACAGTAAAATCTCCTGTGCCCCAATAAACATCAAGGGTAGGCATTTGCAAATTATCACTAGTACCATCAAAATATATACTTCCACCTATATCAGTATTAGAATATTGAGAAATTGATTTAGCAAAAGGAGAAAACGAAAAATTTTCTGGTCTATTACCACCATCAGAGAGTGTGGTGTTGCTTGTTCCTTTATCAAGATTATTAATACCTGACATTACTAAAAATATAGTATTAGAATCTGCAGTTAAATTTGTTGTTGGAACTGAAAATGTATTACCTGAATATGCAGACGATCCCTTTATAATTCTAAGATTATTCATAAAACCTTTATAATTATAGTTAGAATATGAATGATATCCAATTAAATTCATCATGTTAAAATTTGTATTATTGAATGCAGATGCAACTTCTACACCATCTTTATACAATCTTAATGTATTTGATATTCTAGTAACGGCAACATGATACCATTTTGAAATAGTAATTGGAGTAGGATCAAAAATATAAGTACCTTGAGAACCCTGAACCCTATAACCAACAGCTAACCTATCTGCCCCATCAATAAACACCAAAAAAGCACGATCATTGACCCCTCCTGCAGGATCTGAGGAAACTATAGGATTTCCAAGAACACTTCCGCTCGCTGATCCTGTATTCTGAGGATATATCCAAACCTCAAATGAAAAATCTCCGGATCCAAGTGCAATATGATTAAAGGTAAAATAATTACCTCCTAGAAAAGCTCCATTAAAATAAGTTGACCAACCAAATGGGCTATAAGGACTAAATGCTCCTTGTGCTGCTAAACTAGCTCCTGTCTGAGTTATGGTAACATTTCTTGATGAGCTATCGTAAAAGGCATAATTATTAGATTTATTATCACCAATAGATTTTAAAAATAGTATATTAGAATTAGATGGTACAACATTATTCAAATTATAATGAACACTGTAATCAGATGGCCATGTGTTACCAATTCTCTGGCTTCTTTCAACATCTTTAAGGTTCCACATTCCACTGGCTGAATATTCACCAATGCTTGTGTTTACACCAAGATATCCACCATTTGGTCTAGTTCTTGCCATTTTATCTCACATTGAATGCGTTTGCGGGTACAGGGAAAGTAGCTGTATATCTAGCTGCTCTTGTTACTCTAACATCATCTAAATAACCGGTAAATTTTTGTGTTGTATCCAACAGGGCACCAACTGAGAATCCACCTTGTCCGTAGTTAGTTGTATCTGCTGCTGAACTTACAAGAGCTCCATTTTTAAAACCATATACCGTCGAGCCTGATCTACTTACTGCCACGTGTGTCCATGTGTTAGAAGGAATTGTATCAGTAAAAGTAACGTTAGTACCAATACCAGAAAGTCCAATTGAAAAAGTAGTGCTATTAAATTGTAAGAAAAATCCACCTGTACCTAAATTAAATAAACAAACTTGAGTTACAGACTGAGTAAAAGTTGGATATACCCACATTTCAACAGTAAAATCACCAGTACCGAAATTTAACATTGGATTACTTATACCAGTTATTTGTCTTGAAGTACCATCAAAATAATAGCTGCCTTTACCAAATTTCTTTTGAGACTGAGAAATAGAAGCTGATCCCAATGTCTTTAAATTATTTTTACCTGTTTTATCAACAACACCGCCATTAGTTCCTTTTATATGCAAAACAGCATCACTATCTGTAGTTAGAGGTGATGAAGGAGGTGTAAAATCTGTTGTATATAATGCTCGACCTTTGATATATCTTATATCATACATATGACCTGTTACATAAGTAGTTCCCGCGGGATCCTTACCTGAAGTATATCTTAAATTATTTGTATAATTAAATGTATCAGAATAAGTACTTCCTACCTGAGTACCATTTACAAAAAGTTTAGTTGCGTTTGATATTTTACAAGCTGCAACATGATACCACTGCTGATAAAGTGCAGCATAAAGGCCACCAGGTGAAGTAATTCTATCAGCTGCAATCCCAGTATCAGCAGCATAAGCAAAATTAGAACCATTATGGTAAACAATAATTCTATTGCCACTGCCTGTAGGATCAGTTAAATCAAACCAATCTTGCCTATTACCAGTACCAGCTAAAGTTGGATATGTCCAAAATTCGATTGTGAAATCATCATTTGCAGTAAACAAAAGTGCAGAAGATCCAATATTACTTTGCAAATAATCTGTACTTCCATTAAAATATATACTTCCACCATATGAAGTGTTACTATAAGTATCTGATGGATAAAAAGGTGAGAATGGCTGTACTGATAATGTGGAACCAGAGCTAGGTGTTACTGTATATTGATTTGATGAACTATCTTTAAATCTATTATCTTTACATGTTAAAAATAATGTATTACTTACAGATGAAAGTGGTCTAGTTGGTGGAGTAAAATTACTTGTGTATAAAGCAGTACCCACTACAAATCTAATATTAGAAGCCCATCCAGTATAATACAAATTAGGTGTCTGATTAGCTCCTATTCTAGGAGTAGAAAATGCAGTATATGTAGTATTATCCGTAGCTGTGGTGGCTTCAGCTACACCATTAATATAAAGAGTTGCTGTGCTTGAACCACTTGAAGATTTTACCAATGCAAAATGATACCATTGATAAGGAGTCAACGTAGTATTACCACCAACTATTGTAGCACTATTGTTTATTCTTCCTTGTATTTTACTACTAACTATTCTCAATTCTATTGTTTGAGTTGCATTATAAAGCTTTACTAGAGGTATTTCAGCCGCTGAAACAGTCGTAGGAAAAAACCAACCTTCTAGTGTATAGGAATTATTACCAACAGCTGTCATGTTGGTAGGAAGTGTTAAGTAGTCTGATGATCCACCAAAATAATTTGACCAACCAGTAGGGCTGAAAGGACTAAAAGATCCTTGCAGTGGTGAACCATTAACATTTATACTATATAAATTTGAGTATGTTGAATCATTTACATAGATTGTATTATTAACAAATTCACCTTCTTCACCATTTAATAATAAAACAGTGTTGTTAAAGGAAGTATCTCTGAGTGTTGTATCTACAGGCCATGTTTGACCTGACATACCTGTTATAACACTATTTAAAGACCAAACCCCGTTAATTGAGTTGGTATTCAAAGTGTTAATACTACCCGACAATCCACCGTCGAGTTTGGTTCTAGGCATTAGCTTATTTGCTCCCAACTACAAATAGCCTGCAATGCAGCATTAGCTGATGCAGTGAGTTGGATTGAAGAATTTTCAAGTATATAAAAAGTAGTATCTTTACCAACAACAGTAAGTGCAGAGTTTGCAGGTACAACAACGTTTTTAACAACAGATGTGTTAGAACCATTAACATTCAATTCAACAGTTACTGAATAAGGGTTTGCATTTATATTAGCAACGTTGATAGAATTGATTTTATAAATTGTATTAGTACCTGTAGCATTCTGAACTATATTTGCAGTCGTCGTAGAGACGTTCATATATGCTGTGTTACCAAAAATACTAGTGATGTTTACTATATTTGGGTTTGCCATTTATATATTATCCTCCAAAAATTATATTCATGGCAATAGATTTGCCTAGTGAAATTCCACCCGATGAACCTGTAAATCCAATTGATCCTGTGAACCCGGCGGGATCACCTTTGGATCCGGTATAACCAACAGGAGATCCTTGTGATCCAGTATAACCGCGAGGACCTGGTTGTGTTGCAATGTCTACCCACTGTTCTGATGTACTATCATTATAATAAATTTTTAATGTTGCTGTATTACTATTAAACCAAAGATATCCTTGAGCTGCTGCACCCGGTACAGTATCAGAAACCGTAACTGAAGCACCTCCTCCACCACCAGTTCCACCAACACCCGCTGATCCTGTATAACCCCTTAAACCCTGATCACCTTGCGAACCAGTATAACCAGGAGTAGTGCTGACTGGGCCTATTTCTCCCTGTGAGCCAGTATAACCCAAATCACCCTTTGATCCGGAGTAACCAATAGTTGTAGATGAAGCACGCCAATATCCGCCGCCAGAACTAGACCAAATCCAAGTTCTGTCTCCTACTGAATACGATTGCCCTTCAACAGGACTATTAGGAAAATTTATAGCCATTAATTATTTCTCTTTATACGTATTTATTCAATATGCTTGGGTATTAGTATTAGGAAATGTTCTAGTATTATTAAGTCCCCATATTATTCTTACAACACCATTTGCACCATATCCCGGTACTTGTACATACCATCCACCTCTACCACCTCCTCCTCCATATAACCCACCTGGTCCACCTACACCATTGTTTCTAGTTACACCATCTGCACCAGATGAACCTGATTTTCCACCTTCACCACCGGAACCAGGACCTTGGTTACCGCCTCTCCCACCCGCACCAGCATTACCTTGACCATATATTCCTACACCACCACCACCGCCGCCATCTTCAAACCAACCATTACCATTATGCAACATTGCAGCACCACCGCCACCAGAACCACCAGAACCGGGATTGCCATTTGCGGTTAGACCATTACCACCATCACCCCCATTGCCATTATACCCACCAGCACCTCCTGCTCCTGAAATGCCGGTTCCTCCACTTCCGCCTCCTGTTCCAGCCCATCCACCACCACTTGCAGGATTATAATTACCAGAAATACCTCCGCTGCCTCTTACAGTGGATGTACTAAAAAAGAAACTGTTAGTTGCATTAGCTGAAGGAGTCTGTCCTCCTAAACCCACGGATAAATTATAGGTATTACCTGGTACTACGGAAATATTGTTTCTCCATCCTAAACCACCACCACCTCCGCTTCTAGAAGCAGCACCTGTACCACATCCTCCTCCGCCTATACAAAGAACTGTTACATTATAAACACCCGGTGGACATGTCCATATATAATCACCTGGTGTTGTATACAAAGATTCACCTGGCTCACTATTATACTTTGCATTAGTGCCTATTACTGAATTAACAATAGACATTAGAATAGATTTCCACTTATTGTAAATGTATTAGAATATTGAACACATATAATAGTAGCTAAACCTCTTTGTAATAATGTTCTATTACCTGTATTTGCAGTACCTGCCCAATACATTGTTGTACCAGTATTAGCAATAATAGTAATATTTGCACTAGTATTATTGAATATTGTACAGTTAAATCCTGTAAGAACAACATCACTATTAATTGTAACATTACTAGTGGTGGATAATAAAGAACCATTATCACCATTTGCAATAACATATGAAGTAGATTTTTCATATACAGGAAGATCAGTTGTTCCTCGTGAACCAGTGTATCCTACAGGTCCTAAAAATCCATGTGATGATATTTCTACCCATTGTGAACTATCACCATCACTAGTATAAACTAATTCAATACCATAATCAGAATTAAACCATCTATCACCATCTAATGGACTTGGAGGTGCAGTATTAGCAATTGTATATGCTCCTCCTGATCCATTCAATCCTCTTGAACCCGTATAACCTATAGAACCGGTAAAGCCAGTACCACCAGAACCCGTGAATCCAACAGAACCAGTGTAACCAGCTCCTGTAGATCCAGTAAAACCAACTGAACCAGTATATCCTATAGAACCTGTAAAACCAACTGAACCTGTATAACCGACCGAGCCTGTAAACCCAATCGAGCCAGTAAAACCAACTGAACCCGTATATCCTATAGAACCCTGTGAACCAGCATACCCAGTAACAGTTGAAGAATAAACAACACCAGCATTATACAAACCTGCAGCTTTGGCATGAGCTAATATTCTAGCATCTGAAAGTTTAGACCCACTATAATAAACCGTATGTGATCTAATGTTGGGAGATTGACCATCTGTAGTTGGATTATAACCAATACCAAATGTAGTTGATGTACCGCCTGTTGGTTCATTTACATATGAAGCAGTTGCGACCTTTATTCCATTTAAATACACTGTTAAGGTTTTCGCTGTACTATCTTTTACAACTACAAAATGATTGGGAACACCGTTTACAACCCATGCATCTAATGAAGTTAATTGATCTGTACCATTACCATATTCCCAGAATATAGCAATTTGACCAGTATTTTGAATTCTAATAATAAACTGATAATTTACTGGTGCAGTTTCTCCAGTCGCACCAATATTGGCTACATAGATTGGATTAGTTCCATTTAAATTAGGTATTAAAACAGTTTCCCAAGTCCAGTCACCAGTTATAGGAGCTGAAAGCCCCATCAACGATGATGAGGCAGCTCCTGCAGTAGTACTTGAAAATAATATACCATTAGCACTTGTATTGGAAGGATAAACAGGACCAAATGCTTGAGTATATGTACCACTTAATGTCAAATTGCCAGCAGGTGCATACGAACCATAGTTAATTACACTACCAGCTACTTCGTTAAATTTATACCAGAGATAAGGTGTATCTATAGAAATTTCTTGATCTAGAGAATTTACACCTACAATATATCCTGGTATACCCTGTGAACCTGTATAACCTATATCACCTTTTGATCCAGTGAAACCAATTGCAAGTGTGTTGGCTTGCCATAATCCATAGTTATTTGCCCAGTACCAAGTCTGGTTTCCATATGTGTATATTTGATTATTAGATGGATTGCTAGGAAAATTAATTGCCATTTATTATGCCCACGTTCCTATTGAAGTATTAGATCCTGATGTACCAACAGGGTTAATTGCAATATACGATCCATAAACCACATCTGTTGTACCACCAGGTGCCGCAGAATATTTCAACTGTGGTATGATTGTCCCGCCTGTATTACAAGAGAAAGTACCTCTAATTTGAATATAATCAGTATAAGCAGAGGTTCTAGCACTTGTAATTGTAATAAGAGTGTTAGATGTCACGTAACCGGTCTGGTCACCTACATCCTGGTTAAAGCCTAATTGAGATGCATAACGGTGATATACGTATCCAAAATTATTATATGTTGCTGTACCACCAAAAGATATACCCATAGTATGTGATGTTGTACCTGAAGCTCTACTCAACAAATATAATGCTTCAAAATTATATACAGTACTACCAGATACAGTGGCACCAACACCAAATATACTTTGAATTACGTTAGTACTAGAAAGTGTGTTGTTAGATTCTAATCTATAATACTGAGGTGTAAAGATAATACCTCTTTGTGTTCCAATTGGAGTAGCAAAGAAGTTAGTACCATTATATTCAATAACACCAGCATTTGCAGTTGTAAGATTAGTACCTGATTGGAATCTTAATGGTGCATCAGTGGTAGTACCGGGTATAAGAGTAATTGATGTAGTTGAATTATTACTTGTTGAGGCTGGTGTTGGGATTGCTGTTACCCATTGTGATGTATCACCATCATTGTAATAAATGTATAATGAACCTAAATCAGAATTCCACCACAAATCACCTGCATTAGGAGATACTGGAGCAGTAGTAGAAACAGAAACTGATGCACCTCCACCCCCGCCTCCTGTACCAGCAGAACCCGTGTAGCCAATTAAACCTTGTGAACCAGTATAACCATTTGTACCATTTGTACCTGCCGAACCTGTAAATCCGGTTGTTCCTTGAGAACCCTGAGATCCTTGTGAACCAGTATAACCAATTGTACCTTGTGAACCTTGAGAACCAGCATATCCTACTGCAGTAGACCAATATACACCTGTTCCATTTGAAGTTAAAACTTGACCTGCTGTTCCGTAAGAACTATTAGCAAATATTGAAGTGGTGTTGATAGTAGGAGTGCGGATAGATGTAGATGTTATAACTGAATTACTTACTGCATTACCTATTCTAATAGATGAGGTAGATATATTGGCAGAGAATCCAGCACTATTTGAAACTATAATATTGGTATTAGAAATATAACTGTTACTGGAATTGTTACCTACAGTGATATCACCAATATCAACAGTAATAGCAGAAGCTTGTAATGTAGTAGCAGTAATAGCCCCTGATATAGAATTAGACCAATATATACCAGTTCCATTTGATGTTAGTATTTGTCCAGATGTACCTAAACTATTATTTGCATAAAAGCTTTGAGTATACACAGTTGGTAATGAAGCAACACCACCTACAATAGATCCTGCAATTGAATATGGTATATTTGTTAATAAAACAGTACTTGCTGCTAGTGTCGGACTACCAGATGTTGTAATAGATCCATTATTGGTGCTATTATCTTTAAATGTATTATCTTGTAATGTTAATACTTGAGTTCCTGTTATCGGTGTAAGATTTTGTGTTGGTGGAATAAATCCTGCCACATTGTAAATGTTACGACCAGTTACTACTCTGAGGTTAGAATATGTAGCAGGACCTGTAAGACCTCTCCAACCTGAGCCCCATGTTCCAGTAGCATTATAAGCACTATACCCGCCACGATTACTTGAGTATACAGTAGAACCATTAACTGCAATATATGTTGCATCTCTATAACCAATGTAGGCTATATGATACCATACACCTGTAGTAATAGGAGTATTAAGTGTAAAATTATAACTTGTATAACCAGCATTATAGATATTAATGGTGGTTGTGTTAGCCTGCATACCAAGTTGATTGACCCCGGAAGGTGTCATATTTGTCATGGTACCTGAAGTAGACAGAGTATCAAATTTGACAAAGAATTCTACAGTATAACCAGCACCATTAGCGCTATTTAATGCATAACTTGGAATTGAAACAGATTTTGTAGGTGAATCACTTAATTGTGTTGAATAAGTGTTAAATCCTGCAACATCAGATGTAAGATAAATTGCCGGAGTGGTAATGCTAGTAGCTGAAACGACCGAATTGACTGTGCTATTACCAATAGTGATATTATTATTAACACTGATATTATTAGATGTTAATGTTTCTTGAGTTGTAATTGAATACCATTTTGTGCTGTTGGCTGCATACTCAAGATCAGTATTATCAGTATTAAATCTTAAGAAACCAGTTGTAGCATTTGCTGGGCGTTGAGCAGTATTACCTACTGGAACTCTAAAATCAGTTAAAGTGAGAAAAACATTAGAAGAAGTATTTGAAACTCTAATACCTGAATTGGTTACTGTTGTGTTTACAGTAGAATTACCAACTGTTAAGTATCCAACACCTATATTGATGTAATCTGAATTCAATGTATTGGTAGTAAGTACAACTGTAGTGATATTATTACTTACTTGATCTGTTGTCCAATATAATCCTGAACCATTAGAAGCAAGTATTTGTCCAGCACTACCGATACTACCATTAGCACTTATTTTATTTGTATAGAGAGTATTTGCTTGGAAATCTGCAACTCTAAATGAAGTATTAGTTTGATCTATAAATTGTGAGGCATCGGGTTCAGGAGTATAACCATCAAATACTTTCCAAATACCTGATGTGTGATCTCTAAAGAAACCAGCATGTTTATAAGAACCATCATTATAATTACCGGCAAAACCAAGATCAGGATTTGTATATAAACTGTTACTATTCAGATAAATCATATTATCTGTAACGGATAGATTATTTGCAACAAATGTGGTTACATTACCAGTAATATAAACATTACCTGCTATTTGCAAACTACCATTTACTGATAACAAGTTTGATGTTTTATTAAATGTTAAACCTGAAGATCCGTTTGCATAACCACCATCATTGAATATAATTTGTTTATCTGAACCGGCAACTGGACCTGATGATCCAGTAAAACCTATATCACCCTTAGACCCTGTAAAACCATCAGAGCCATTAGTTCCATTAGTGCCGTTTGTACCTGCTGATCCAGTATAACCTGTTAATCCAGTTACACCTACATCACCTTTAGAACCAGTATATCCTGTATTTCCTTGAGATCCGGTATATCCAGTAGTACCTTGAGAACCCTGCGATCCAGTGTAACCTATTGATCCTGTAAACCCAGTATCACCTTTTGAACCTGTAAATCCAGCAGAACTTGCAGCAAGAAGATTAGATCCTACACCAGTAGCTGCAGCTGTAAGATCGATATATGCACCACGGTTAGAGCCTGAAGATTCAAATATTCGTAGTCTGTTTTGATAGATATCAATATTAACTGAACCAGAAATAGTACTATTAGTTAGAGGTTTAGCTAAATGTATTTCGCCGCCTTCATCACCTGCAGCGTATGTTGACTCTATAAACCCATTTACACTAAATGTAGATCCATTAAACGTTAAATTGCTACTACCCACTAAAGTATTAGATGAGTCTTTATATAATATTTGATTTTGGATACCGGCATTAGGACCAACACTACCGGTATAACCTAGATCACCTTTAGATCCGGTATAACCATTTGTACCATTGGTTCCGTTTGTACCTGCAGAACCTGTGAAGCCTGTTGTACCCTGACTACCTTGACTTCCGGTAAACCCAACGTTACCTTGATCGCCCTTAGATCCAGTAAACCCAGTACCACCTTGAGAACCAACGAAACCTGTAGATCCTTGATCACCCTTAGACCCTGTAAAACCGACATCACCCTGTGAACCAGTATATCCAATAGATCCTGTAAATCCAAGTGATCCTGTATAACCCACATCACCTTTAGAACCTGTATAACCTGGATCACCAATATCACCAGTTCTAGCAAATGTAATAATAATATCAAGACCATTATTAAAAGTATTTGATCCTGATAAGAATGATGTAGGAACTGCAAAATAATTAGTATAGTGTGTATGAAAACCAGTAATAGAGAATAAAGCAAAATGTTCAGTATTAGCTTTTTCAGTTACTGTAAAGTGACCTTTAATAGATGATGTTGAATCATCTATGGTCTGTAAGAAATTATAAACTGATTGAAAGTTATCTGCATTTTCACTGATGTAAAGGGTAGTTGCAAGTGATGCGTTAGTATTACTAAATTTTAAACCACCATTGCCCGGATCAGAATTATCAGTGTTGGCATTGAAAGTATAATCAAATGCAGCACCGCCAAACGTACCTTGAGGACCCTGTGAACCAGTAAAACCTGTATCGCCTTTTGAACCTACAAAACCTGTAGTTCCTTGATCACCTTTAGATCCAGTAAATCCTGTTGTTCCTTGTGATCCAGTTGAACCTGTATCACCCTTAGAGCCAGTATATCCTGTTCCACCTTGTGAACCTGTAAACCCAAGATCTCCTCTATCACCTTGAGAACCAGTATATCCTGTTACACCCTGTATACCTTGTGAACCAGTGAATCCAGCAGACCCTGTAGACCCATCATTACCCTTAGACCCAGTAAATCCTGTATCACCTTTAGATCCAGTGAATCCATCATTACCGTTTGTACCAGCAGAACCTGTAAATCCTGTTGCGCCTATTGAACCAGTGAAGCCTGCTGCTCCTGGTCCCCAATATACTTTAGAACCATCAGTATATAGAACTTGACCCGCAGAACCCACACTGCTGTTAGCAATAATAGATTTTACAGTTAAATTACCGGAAATGTTTTGATTTGTATTGTTAGCACCAATTTCAAATACTGCAGTGCCGTTACTGGAATATAAGATTCCATCGGCCATATTAAGTGCTAATTCACCTGTTTGTAAGATTGATGTGTTAGGTATACGACCAGATACAGACGTACGCTTGATCTGTATTAAATTATTTGCCATATGGCCCTCTTACAAACAGTATATACTGTGTTAATTATCTAAAGATTCGTTTTTCTTTGTTTTGGAATTTGCTTTATCTAAAGCTTTTTGTAATTCCTCAACTTTACTATTTAGGTTTGTATTTTGCTTCTCATAAAAAGCAATCTGAGCTGATTGCAAGATATTACTCTTGGTCAGCTCAGTTACCATATTCGTTAATTTTTCCACGTAGATATTATATAACTCAGGACCCATAATATAGAACTTTCACTATCAGAATGAACCGCCGTCTAATGATCCATAATAGAGGTTAGTACCATCTGATTGTAGAACATATCCAGCAGCCCCAGCAGTTAATTTCTGAAGACCTGATGTTGTATTACCAACAAGTAAATCACCATCAGTGTATGTCTTAAATCCAGTACCACCTGATCCATATCCAAGAGCAGTTGAAAGAGTCAAGGTATTAGCCTGAATAGCAACTGTTAGTGAATTTGTACCAGTAATATTAAGTGCTGTTGAATTAGAAACTAATGCACCTGAATCTAAGTATGCTTTAAGAGTAGCTTGATGATATGAACCATCTCCAGTATCAACGAATGTTGTAGGTGTTACTGTTAATCCATCAAATAACTTATAAACACCATCTGATGCATCACGGAAGAAGCCAGTATGTTCATGACCACCACCGTTATTATTATAGTTACCAAAGAAACCAATATCAATAAGGTCTGTTTGAGTATTGTTAGCAGCAAGTTGAATTAACGGATCAGTTACAATGTAAGATTCGACGTTTGAGAATACTGCATTACCAGTAATATGTAAGTCACCACCAATATAGAAGTCATGATAAACTGTGCCAGTGTTAGCAATAAAATTACTATTTACTGAAAGATTATGAATTTCAATTGTGTTAGCAGATGATGTTATATAAGATGAACTATCAGAACCAAGTCTTAGTTGAGTAAACCAACCAGTATTATAAACTGCTCCAACAGAACCGATATCAAATGAATTATCTGAGGTTGGAATTACAGTACCATAAAGACTACCGTTGAGAGTAACTCTATCTTGAATTGCATCACCAAGAACAACATTACCGTTGAGTGTTGTTTGACCATTTACTGTTAATGAATCAAATGTTTGAGTAACAGAAGGATTAATATGTACGCCTGTACTATTTGATACAAGACCTGTACCTGCAACTACTGCAATTGTTGGTGTTGAAGATTCACCAGTACCACCAGTTACTGATGTACCATTACCTGCCGTGATACTTTGGACATAATCACCATCTGTATCAACACCAAGTGTTACACCGTTTGCATTGGTAATTGTAACATTAAGTGTTGCATCACCTAGATTATTAAATGTAACGTTACCAGTTGCATCACCAGAAAGGGTAAGTTTTGGTGAACGGTTGATTGTAGTTACAAATAGATTTTCAATAGTTGTGTTGGCAGCTGAAAGATAAAGATTACCAGAGAGTGTTCTGGAATCTGTATTTTGAACAAATGAAGGTCCGGCTGCAGCTGTTGTTGACCAGAATAATTTACCAGATCCATCTACTGCAAGAACGGAACCCGATGGACCATAAGAACCATTTGCAGAAAGACTGTCAATAGTTGCATTGGCTGTTTTGATTTGATTGAGCCAACCAGTACTGTTTGCAACAAGTGCTTGGTTAGCTGTAAGAATACCAGGATTTCTTTCACCTGCGATAGGTAAAACAGAACCGAAATTACCGATATAAACGACATTACCAGAGGCTGTAAATGCCAATTCACCATTGGCCAGCGACCCCGGCTGTGCTGTGGTTTGTGAACGTTTAATTTGTAATAAATTTGGGGACGCCATTAAAAGTCTCCTCCGTCGAGTGTTTGATTTGAAATTTCAAGTGGTAGTATTGTATATTTATCAGATTCGGACACGTAAGTCAAAATATATCCATTCGCCGGCATACCCACTACAACATCATCTAAACCTGCTAATGTACTTGATCCTCTTGAACCCGTATATCCAAAAGAGCCAGTATATCCCTGAGACCCGGTATAACCCTGTGAACCTGTGTATCCAAATTCACCTTGGGAGCCCTGATAACCTACGGAACCTCGATATCCGGTCTCACCTCGAGAACCTTGATAACCAACTGATCCCTGAAACCCAACAGTGCCCACGTTTTGCCAACGTGAGCCATCCCATCTCCAGGTTTTGCCGCCGGTGACTACTTCATCACCAATTTGCGGACTGTTAGGAAAAACTAATGCCATCTATTCTTTACCATTTTATATTATTTATTTCTTGTAAAAACATATCAGTTACGTATAAATCTGCCAGTAAATCTTGGTTGTGAAGCAGTTGGTGTATTATCAGTTAATTGTGAACCTGCAGCTGCATTTTGATAAACAAACAATTCAAAATAATCACTAGCAGAAGCATAAACAATTTCTGATATTGTTACTGCAACTGAAGTACCATATGCTGGTATTTTCATACCATTTCTTAGAGCTGATCCATTTTTATAAATTGCAATACTTACAGTACCAGTATTACTATTAGTTAAACCTGAGAAAGATACATGGCCTTCTAAATGATAATAACCTGTTTGTTGTGGTGTGAATGAACTACTAGCAACCTCAGCATTTAAATCGTAATCAGTTGTATTAAATGTTACTTTAGTCCAGTTGTTATTAGCAATTGATTGTTGAGTAGTTTTTCTTAAACCGAAATTAGATCCTGTAACTACTGCTTGTGATCCTGTATATCCTATTGCACCTTGTGAACCAACATAACCTACGGATCCAACATAACCTTCAGAACCAACATACCCTGCATCACCCACTGAACCTGTGAATCCAAGTGAACCAGAATATCCTATATCACCTTGTGAGCCAACATAGCCTGAACCAATAGATCCAGTGAATCCCGCTGAACCAGTTGATCCGGTAAACCCTGTTGACCCTGTAAATCCTGCACCTGTGGAACCAGTATATCCAAGAGAACCTGCAGGTCCTTGAGGTCCTGTCAAACCAATTGAACCTTGTGATCCTGTGTATCCGTTAGTACCTGCTGAGCCTGTATATCCGCCTGCAGGACCAGCAGAACCAGTGAATCCCATTTCACCAGGAGGTCCACCTGCGGTAATACCTAACCATACTTGTTCAGGTTCATAATAGATACTCAATATACCTGTATTAGAATCTAACCATAACAGCCCATCCCACTGTATAGCTGGTGTTGTATCACTAACAATAACGTTAGCTATACCTTCAGAACCAACATAACCAACTTCACCTTGTGAACCAGTGTAACCGAGTGATCCTGTAAATCCTATACCTCTAGACCCAGTAAATCCTTTATCACCTTGTGAACCTACAAATCCTGTGTCTCCACGTGATCCTGTATAACCAATAGATCCAGTGTAACCTAAATCACCTCTAGAACCGACATAGCCTTGAGATCCATCATAACCTGCACCTGTCGATCCTGTAAATCCTTGATCACCTTGAGAACCCGCATACCCTACATCACCTTGTGAACCAACATAACCAGCACCGGTAGAACCAGTATAACCTAAATCCCCCTGTGATCCCGTATATCCCAAATCACCTTGTGATCCAGAATATCCTAATGATCCCGAATAACCTATTTCACCCTGTGATCCTGCATAACCTACAGAACCTGTATATCCTATTGATCCAGTATATCCAATAGAACCAGTATAACCATAACCCCCTTGTGAACCTACAGAACCAACATAACCTGCATCACCTCTATCACCAATTCTTGCTAAAGTAAGAACTGAAATGGTTGCATCTGGAATCGATGAATCACCAGATAAGAATGAAATAGGAACAGTTGAATATGTTGAGTTATCAATTGGACTATTAATGATTGCAAATAAAGCATAATTATTTGTGTTGGTACTTGAGGTAATCTTAAAGTGACCTTTAATACCTGAAGTAGAAGCACCAATAACTAGAAGAGAATTGAATATGTAAGTTAAATCAAGTGCATTTTTATTAATATAAAGAGTATTAGCATTATTAAAAGTAGTATTGCTAAATCTTAAAGTACCTGTACCAGGATCTGCTGCTTCAGTGTTTGCACTAAAATAGAATAGATAATTATAACCAGCAAATTGACCAGGTTGGCCTTCTATACCTTGAGAACCAGTAAATCCTCTATCACCTTGAGATCCAGTGTAGCCAATAGAACCAGTATATCCTAGATCACCTTGAGAACCTACGTAGCCTTCTGAACCAACATATCCAGCACCCGTTGAACCAGTATAGCCGAGATCACCTACTGATCCAGTAAATCCTATATCACCTTGTGGTCCAGCTGGGCCTGTATCGCCCTGTGATCCAGTAAATCCTTGATCACCCTGAGAACCTACATAACCAGCCCCCTGAGAACCTGTATAACCTAAATCACCTTGTGAACCAACATAGCCTTCAGAACCAGTAAATCCTGTTCCCTGTGATCCAGTATAACCTAAAACCCCTTGTATACCCTGTGATCCTGTGTATCCCAAAGAACCAGAGTAACCTAATGAACCTGAATATCCAAGAGGTCCAATATTACCCTGTATACCTTGATCACCTTTAGAACCCGTAAAGCCCTCTGATCCTGTATATCCTATAGATCCTGTATAACCAAAGGAACCAGTATATCCCAGATCACCATAAGATCCAGTATAACCAATATCCCCTTTAGAACCTGTATAACCAAAAGAGCCAGTATATCCTATTGATCCTGTATAGCCAATAGAACCAGTGTAACCTAAATCACCATAAGAACCTGTATAACCAATATCACCCTTAGAACCAGTATATCCTATTGATCCTGTATAACCAATAGATCCAGTATAGCCTCTTACACCCTGATCACCTTGAGAACCAGTGAATCCTAGTGAACCAACATATCCTGTAGAACCAGTATAACCTAAAGATCCTGTGTAACCAAAAGAACCCGTATATCCTAATGAACCAGCATAACCTGTTATTCCTTGGTCACCTTTGGAACCAGTAAAGCCTGTTGAACCCAAATAACCCGCTGAGCCAGTATAACCGGTGTCACCAATATCACCAGTACGAGCAAAAGTTAGAACAACATTAGATTCATTAGTATAGTCAGAATTGCCTGAAACAAAGCTTACTGGAACAATAAAGTAGTTGCTAATAAATTGATGTTCACCTATAATATTAAATATAGATGATTTACCTACTTCATCCAAGCTATTGATAGAAAATTGACCTTTAATAGCTGATGTTGAGTCATCAATTGTTTGTAAGAATGAGTATGTTGAATCATAGAATATATCATTCTCATTAATAAACATCTTTGTAACAGATGTATAGGTATTACTATCAAACTTATAATGACCTGCACCCGGATCTGTATTTGATGTATTTGCACTAAATTTATAATTAAATGATGCACCACCAAAGTTACCTGTTGTACCTTGTGGACCTTGAACACCTCTAGAACCCGCGTAACCTATAATACCTTGTGAACCTACAAAACCTGAAGAGCCAGTATAACCTTGCGATCCACCATAACCAGTTGCACCACGTGAACCTTGATAACCTTCAGATCCTCTATAACCAGTTTCACCTTGGGTAGTACCAAAATATCTTACTTCAATCTCAGCACCATTTTGAGGTGCATATGCCAGTGTTAGTTCTGTTCCAGCTACTGTATAATCAACAGTAGGTGTTTCTAAAATACCATTAACAAAAACAAAGATATGATTAGGATCAGAGGTAGAATCTGATAAAGTAAATTGTGTATTGCTTCCGTTAGCAATATAACGAGATGATTTATATGGTCGACCTGCGCCTTCAGAACCAGTATAACCAATACCTATAGATCCTGTATAACCTATAGAACCGGTATAGCCGTCTTGACCACCTGAAGGTCCTTGTGGTCCAACTGCACCCACTGAACCCTGATAACCTGTAAGACCTAACGAACCCTGATATCCAACTGAACCGGTATAACCTACAGAACCTTCTGATCCTTGATAACCTGGTGATCCTATTGTAATATCAAAATATCTTACCTCAATCTCAGCATTAAGAGGAGGTGCGTTATTAAAAGTAATTGTTGTTCCTGATACTGAATAATCAACATCAGGACTTTCAAGAATACCGTTTGTAAATACTAAAATATGGTTAGCATTGGCAGTATTTTCAGCTAAAGTAAATACAGTATTGCTGCCATTTCCTGTATATCTAGATGAACTAGAAGGTTTACCTACGAGGCCTGCAGAACCTGTATATCCAGCACCTCTTGAACCTGTGAAACCTAAGGAACCAGCATAACCTTGTGCGCCACCTGGATCACCTGCAGGTCCTTTATCACCAACTGATCCTGAATAACCTATAGAACCTGAATAACCAGTACTGCCTTGAGATCCTGAATAGCCAACATTACCTGCCGAACCGGTATAACCAACACCATCGTTTTCAATATATCTTATTTCAATATCAGTAGAATTAAATGGGGTTGACGCTAAATTTATTGTGTTACTATTGACAATAACATAGTCAACATCTGGAATTTGTACAAGACCGTTGACAATAACAAGGATGCTATTGGCTGAGTTTACTGTCTGTAAAAGTGGGTAGGAATTAGCCGTTCCGTTGGCAGATATTTGTTGACTATTAAAAACCAGAGACATTTATTGCCTTATTTTTTATCTAGATATATAATGATAGAATTCTGAGATATTTATGTTTTTATAATGAGGTATATTATGAACCTTCCCAATATTGCTATACTTGATTTGATAGGCCTGGTTTACGATGGCACAACTCTCCAAAAAAGAGGTTTGGGTGGTTCAGAATCTGCAGTTATTCTTATTTCAAAAGAACTAGCTAAACTAGGATTTCCTATTACTGTTTTTAATGCTTGTGATGTGGATGATGCAAAATCAGGAATTTATGATGGTGTAATTTATAGACCCATCTCAAGTTTAAATTCTAATGATAAATTTGATATTGTAATATCATCTAGAACGGTTGTTCCTTTTGTTCCTGATCATTATTATGATGCATTTGCAACAGCAACAAGACATCATCCAAGCCTTTTTAAAACAATCAGAGATAATGCAGAACTTAAGATTATGTGGATGCATGATACTTTTGCATCAGGTGATCTTAATTTAGAAGATCTATTAGTAAATGGATTTATTGATAAAATCTTTACATTATCAGATTTTCATACTGCTTATGTTACTAATTGCAATCATGGCCGCCGACGCAATTTTGAAGTGTTAAAGAATAAAGTATTTCAAACAAGAAATGCTATTGTTAATTATATTGATGAGGTTGATATTGGTGCAAAAGATAGAAATCTTTTTGTTTACAATGCTTCCGTTACAAAAGGCATGTTGCCTCTTATTGATGGTATATGGCCTCAAGTAAAAAGATATATCCCTGATGCTAAATTAAAAATAGTTGGAGGATATTATAAATTTAGAGACGATTCACCTTTAGATGCTCAAGGTGAAACTCTTATGAAGCTTGTAAAAGAACAAAAGTATAAAGACCTTGATATTGAATTTACTGGTATTATTACACAAAAAGAAATAGCTGAATTACTTGCTAAAGCCAATATGTTTCTTTTCCCTGGTGCCTTTCCAGAAACATTCGGCATATCAACATTAGAATCTTTAACATATAATACTCCTCTTGTGGCTACCCGTTTTGGGGCCTTAGAAGAGACAGCTATTGATTTGGCTTCTTACTTTATTGATTATGCAATTGAACCTAATAGCCTGTTTACAGAAATAAACACCCAAGATCAAATTAATAAATTTGTTGAGAAAGTGTTTAGAGCTTATAATGATCCTTATCTTCATCAACAAAAACAATATTACTGTAATGTAATTAAAGATATCAATACTTGGGATACTGTTGCCTTACAATGGAAACAATTCTTCCTAAAACAATTTGATATACCTTTACCTGTTAATGAATATCGTAAGGTTACTTACATTAATGATAAGGTTCATCGTGTCTATGGTAGAAGGTTTGCTAATAAAGAAGAAGGCCATAATTATAAGTTAGGACATGAACAACCAGTAAGTATTATTACACCTTTTTATAATGCAGAAAAATATATTGCTAATTGTATTAATTCTGTAGCCTCTCAAGACTATAACAACTATATGATGTACCTGATTAATGATTGTAGTACAGATAATTCATTAAATATAGCCAAAGAGTGCATTGATAGTTTTCCTAAAGATATTCAGGGTAAATTTGTTATTATTAATAATAAAGCTAATAGGGGAGCAGTTTATAATCAAATTAGAACCTTAAAAACATTTCCTATTGATGATGATAGTCTTGTTATGTTTTTAGATGGTGATGATTGGTTAAGAGCAGATAATAATATATTTAATTTTTACAATAATCTTTTTGCTAATGATAAAACCGATTATGCTTATGGTAGTTGTTGGTCTTTAGCAGATAATATTCCTTTGATTGCTCAACCCTATCCTAAAGAAATTAAAAAGAACAAATCATATAGAGAACACAAATTTAATTGGGGAATGCCTTATCCTCATCTTAGAGTCTTTAGAAAAAAATTGATCAATAATATTGATGAAGAAGTTTTTAAAGATGAGGTTGGTAATTGGTTTAAAGCAGGTGGAGATAATGCAACTTTTTATAATATAATTGAACAAGCTGATCCTAATAAGATTGTAGCTGTTCAAGAAATATTTTATAATTATAATGATACAAATCCTATTAATGATTATAAGGTACACGGTGAATTACAAAACCAAAATGCTGCAAAAATAACGAGTAATTCCAAACCGATCGAGGCCCCTGAAGTTATAGAAAATTTTAAAGAATCTAAAGATATTATTAATCAAGTAGCCAAAGAAATAAACAACAAGACAAAGGTAATCAATTCATATATGAAGAAGAAAATTTTAATTGCTATACCTACTGCAAGAAATATAGAGGCTCAAACTTTTAAATCAATTTACGATTTAATTATCCCAGATGGATATGAAGCCAATTTTCAATATTTTTATGGATATCAAGTAGATCAAGTACGCAATCTTATAGCTGACTGGGTTGTCAAAGGCTATGATTATCTCTTTGCTGTTGATTCTGATATTGCTTTTGCACCTGATACATTACTCAAACTTCTATTACATGACAAAGATATTGTTTCCGGTATCTATAGACAACGTGTTCCCGAAAGACAAACTTTGGAAATCTTTGAGTCTAATGATAAGGGTGGCTATACTCACATTGATTGGGAAAAGATTAAGGGTAAGGGAGTTGTTGAGATAGGTGCTTGTGGATTTGGATGCGTTCTTATTAAAAAGAATGTTTTAGCAGATATTGGATATCCACAATTTGCATATAAATCAGCTCTTGATCATAACCATACTTTCTCAGAAGATTTATATTTTGCTAAAATGGCTTCTGAAAAAGGTTATAGATTCTATGCTGACACTTCTATCGTCTGTGATCACATAGGATCATACGTATTCAAAGTATCTTAAAAATAATTTACAGGCGGTGCTTGGTTAGGAACTGTAGGTGTAGTTCCTAACACATCTGAAGCTTTTTGCTTTAATATAGAAAGTGGTTCTACAGTCTCACCAATTTTTTTAACTATTACTTTAGTTTCCATTGGTGCAGTTCTTGCAACTGTAACTAATACATTACCATATTTTTGTATTACAATCCTTGAGTCACGCATCAGCGAGTAACCTCGGGATTTACTGTTACAATACCTTCAAGAATTCTTGATGAGACATTGTTTGAATGTAATTGAAGATCATATACATAACGGCTATTTGTAAGATTAGCCGTTGATGCAGCATTCATAGACAAGGTTACTAAACCTGATGTGTTTCCCAAAGCAACATTAATTGTATAATATGTTGATGATGTATAGGTTTTTCTTATCTGTGCATTTGCAGTATAACCTGATATATCAAAGGCATCACCATTTGAATCAATCAAATAAATGTTATGAATAAAATCAGCACCTTGATCTATTACTAGATTAGTCTTTATTGCCATTTTTTAAACTATCTATTTCAGCCTTAAGTTCCTTAATGGCTTCAATTAAAAGAGGCACCAATTTATCATACTGAACTGTTAGATATTTTTCATCAACAGGTGCAGGGAATACAGCTTCTGGTAATACTGCTTGAACTTTTTGTGCCGAAAGACCAACTTGAATCTTCTCATCATCATATCCAAGTTCTTTAGCAGTATCATTACCTTTATAATAGAATCCATCTAGGCTTTGTACTTTTTCAAGAGCATTCTCAATAGGTCCTATTACATCTTTGAGTCTCTCGTCGGAGTAATAGGCAATAACGTTACCTTTGGCTCTTATTTCACCTTTGTTATTTTGTCCCGGTGCATTTACTCCAACACCTAAACTTCTAGCTTCAACATCTACATCATCAGGATTAGAACCATGGTTATCGTCAAATCCTAATATGCCATTATCTTCATCAACAACAACCAATACTTGTTTTATTTTACCTTTTTTATCAGGTAATATTAAATCAAAATTTACATTTGTAGGGGGTGCTAATAATCTTACATAACCTGAACCAGCAGCACTTTCTAATCTTATAGCACCTTCAACATGCAAAGCATCAAGTGGTGTGGTAATACCACCAACGCCAAGTGCATTTGCAAAATAAGCTTTTGTAGTATTAGCAGATAGTATTATAGTGTTACCAGTTGAGGTTCTTGTACCAGGTGTTGCATTTGGAAATACTGTGGCAGTTAAAGTTCCTAAATTCAAATTTATTACTTCAGCAACTGTATTTGTAAAAACAGAATGTCCAATAGTATTTTGAAAAATATTTCTTGCAAAATTAGATCCACCACCAGCACCATTATACATAAATGTTATATTTGAGGCTATGGTATTACTATAATATCCGTGTGAGAAATGTCTACCTGCTCCAACGATATCCACATCACCAGCTGAGCCAATACCATTAATGAAATAATTATTAGATCCTGCAAATAAAACATTGGCTGTGAAGAGTGAATTACTTCCTGAAATTGAAAGGTTTGAGGTCTTTACTGTACCAACCTTTAGTTCATAAGCATTAAAATAAGAATTAGTATCACCGGCCGGTAAATTATCATTGTAAGAAATATATACACCGGTTCTGGTAATTATTGTGTTTCCGTCTGCAGCACCAACAACAAGATTGGCTGCAAAATTAGCACTTACAATATTAGCCTGATTAAATGCTACACTATTTTTATATAAGAAATTATTACCTACAAACAATTGATCAGTAAAATATGCGGAATTGGTACTAACATTACCTGTTCTGATTACAGTATTACCCATTGAAATAAGGGTTTTAGTATAAGCTGTTGATCCATCAATCAACATACCAGATGAAGTAATGATTGCGTTTGATGTAGGACCAGAATTGAATATTAATTGATTTGAATTTGCAATAGCATTAGCTGTACTATTTGTACTTAAAAATAATGATCCAGCATTAGAAACAAAATAACTGTTGGCATAAAAGGTACCAGTAATAGCAGCATTACCAGGAGCTGTATTAGAATTGGTAGAAACAACGTATTGTGCTAAGGCATTAATAACCAAATTGGTTTTTGTTAACCACTGGCCAAATGAATCAGTTGATTGAGTAATAATTCCTACATTGATTGTCATTTATTTTCTAATGCCTTTGTTAGAAGATCTTTGATTGAAGAAATATCATTTTTTATAGAATCTATTTCTTCCTTAAGATTATTTATTTCATTTATTTTACTTGCTTCTAACATTCTTTTTTGTCTTGCTTCTTTGTAAGCTAATAATCCATCTATATCACGGTTTACAAAGGCACCTGGATTACCTCTTTGCTGTACAAATTCATCATCTAATACTTTTCTTTTATCCATAATTATACCTGTAATGCTACAGCTCTTACATCACGCATTGTCGGGAAATTAGCACCATCTACTGAGAATATGGCTATTTTGATAGAGAATGTATCAAAACCTCTATGAATAACACCAGCTGATGTGTAATATGTTAATGTTCCTACAGATATTCCATTAGGGGCATCGCCTATTGAATCAAGATATGATACAGTATTTACAGGTGATGAGGGGCGAGATGTTGCAGAAGGTACACCAAATCTATATTCTTTATAATCTTCAAAATCTTTAGGTGAGCCATATATAGCGCCCAAACCATCAAGATAAGAAAGTTCTGTCCATGGTTTTGTATCAAATACATCAGAATCAGTTTGTGAATTTAAAAATTTACCATAAACTTTAATGTTTGTTCCTGGTGGTCTATATCCTGTGATCCAAACCTTTAAATCTTCTGCTACGGCGTCAAGAACTACTGTTTTAGAGATATATTTACTTCTTGCATTACCATATCTAGTATGTTCATTGGTATCATCATTATTAATATAATTTGTAATATAATCTATTGTCTTGGTAGATAAATCAAGTACAGGTGAAAGATATTGACTAGAAGTATAAAGACCTATTTCATATGTTGATGTACCTTTTGTACCATATGTGCCGGTTGCTACTTCATTTGAATAACTTCTAATAATTCTTTCATAATCTCTAAATTCAAACAGGTCTTGATTTTGTATTACTGTACCAACTGAATCTTTTGTCAAAGCTGCTGAATATGTTGCATTACTTGTACCATAATATTTAAAATCAGCATATGTACCAATAGGTTCATTCATTTTAAATTTAGGTACAACAGCATTATAGGGAATATCATCAATAGATAATGTTGTTGCATTTGCTATAAGATTGGATGGTGTTATTAACTGCAGGTTGGCGTAATTTGATGTTCTATAAATTCTTAAATTTTTGTATTTTGTTGTATCAAATTTACCATTAGAATTTTTAATATGTAAAACCCCTTTACTCTCATCAATATATTTTACAAAGCCTCTTGGGTATTTTGTAGCATCAGTTAAAGTCTGTGTGAGATTTGTTGCATTCGCTGCATATACAATATCACCGATGTAAATTGGAACATTATTATCTTTTCTATAGATACCACCTGATGTAGAAAGATCTAATGTAATAAAATCTACTGTATCATTTCTAAAAGTAACTTTACCGGTACTTACTGGGAATTGTGCAATATACAAATTAAATTTTAAATCTTGTGTCTGAACTGCGGTCCAAGAATTACCATTTGATGAAATATAGAGTACTCCAGAATAAGCTTGTTGAGTTACAGACTGACCAGTAAGAACATCTTTTCCTCCAATTTCAGCACACCACATATCATAATCAGGAGTATTGTTATCCGGATAAACATAAAAAGCATATGGTTTATCTGTTTGAAGCATTAGGGGTTCTTGAAATTTAAAAATAGTTTCTGCAGATGCATCTTCACTTACTAATATATCTTTAGGATATAAATGTCCAGAACCCATTCTTTTAGATGTATCTGGAACACCATTATTTGTTTGAACAACTACACAAAACGCACCCAGTGAAGAAGATTTATTCTTGAAGAAAACACCTATTTGAGTAAGAAATACACCAGGAAGATTGCCAACTGATGATGCATCAATTGTAAATGTTTGTGCAATTGGATTTGTTGCTTCTAATGCCATTAATAAATTCCTTAAATTAACCTAATGTACTTCCATCACCATCTGAGAACCCATCAAATCCAGGTGCACCCGCCGCTTCCAATGCATCAAAAGCACTGGGCATATCACCACAAGGGTCTGGTGAGTGATCACCACCTCCACCTCCACCGCCGCCTCCTCCGCCTCCTCCATAAGTAGGTGGTGGGGATGGTGGAGGTGGTGGATCTTGTGTAGTCCAAGTAAGAGGAGGCTGATCTTTCGTATTTGTAGAAGGTGTAAAGATAGGATCAATAATTTTAAATTGGACGTCTTGTTGTGTAACTGAAAGACCCATTGAAGTATATACACCTTCTGCAGATGTAATAATGGCATCTTTATTATCAAGATTATTTACATTTGTGAGCATGAAAGATCTTTCACCTGCTCTAAATGTATTTTCTGGAAGATAGAAAATAAGAAGAATTTCACCATAACGATTAGCTGTTAAAGTTCCTCCTAATGCTCCTGATGGTGTAAATTTATCAGCCGGGTCACCTTTAAATCCTGCAGCAAATTTATCTTCATCAACAGTTCCATTTTCTTTAACAAAATCTTGACTAATTTGTGCCATGCAACAGTATTGACTTACTAATTTTTTATCAAAGAAAGGATATAGTATTGATCCTGGTCTTAAGAATCTTCCTATAATACCAATCTTTCTTCCTTTCATATAAGGAAGCATTGAAACATCCCTTACCACATTACCCATATCTTGATAAGTAGTTTGTGATGTTACTTTAATATCAGTAATAGTTTGTTTAACATCCATGGCCCAGTAATTGGTTTGACCACTCTCACCTGTTTGTTTAGGTGCACTATAGGTGGTATCAATATCCTTGAAAGCACCATTAGCAGCAGCATCCTGCCAATTTTTAGCTTGGTCAATTGTAATCGTTTGAGGTGCTTGTTGAGTGGTTACATTGGTACCATCATAGTTTGGATAACAGTGTAAGGCACCCTTGTAATTGTAAAATGTTTCTGCACAATTTCTATACATAGTCGCATAGGGGTTGCCGCCAAGTTTGATGCTGTTGTAGTTCAACATCATTAGACGACCACGCCATCCAACAGCAGTAGTATTAGTTTCATCAACTATTAAATCATTATATACTTCACCGAAATTAGGTCTAGCAATTGATTTAGAAGAACTAATAGCCATGTTAAATTCAGGATCATTAGTTCTTCCAATTGTACCGTCATTAAATGGATCTGCAAAGATACCATTTTTAAATCTTTCCAAACCACTTCCATCAGCTCTAGGAAGAGAAAGAGTCTTTGTATCCAATGCTAAGGCATTCAAGACAGAATAGTATTCAAGGGCTTTAATTCTTTGCTCAAGAGCAAAGATTTCTTTCATTGTATAGCCCTTAGTTGTTTGGATGTTTACTCTAACAGCAAGATCTTGTCTTTTGTAACCCATAATTATTCTGCTTCCGAAAATGTTAAGGATGGATATGGTGTAACATACACATCTGCAATTTTTAATCCCGTATCATTTACAATAGGTGGTTTTGAATTATAAGAAGGTGCACTTGATTTGACACTTAATAGACCATCTTTATTTATTATAAGGGTATCAACTCGTGGCAGATAATATTCAATGTTATAAGTCATGTTAGTATCTGGTTCAATGGCCATTTTAACACTTGGTGAAGAATAATATACTAATGATGTGTTGGCTGGATTGATTGTATAATTTGGAAAAACTGCAGATACAGAACTAACAGCTGTATTTTTCATTACAGGTCTAAAATCAATGTGATTTCTAAGATCATAAAGATTACCAGAGATATCTTTGTAAACTGGAATCTGTGCAGTAACAACAGCTGTTGTATTTGCAGTATTAGCATCATCAATTGAGTAGGAATCTACAGAGAAGAATGTTGCCTTTGTTGAGGTAACATTAGGTGTAAAATGATCTAGTCTTACAAATATTCTTGATGTAGAAGAGATAGCATTTTTAAATTGCGGAAGAATGGAGATGTAACTTAAACCATAGAAATTATCTCTTTGTCCATTATCAAAACTAAACCAATCTTTTCTATCAGGATTGGTATTAGCAAAATTAGCACCAACATATATTGCTTTAATATTATATACATCAGGAATACCAAGAGACCACGGACCACTTGTTGATGCTGGATGACTTGCGCAATTAATAGCTACATAAGCATCTTTTGTAACAACTTTTTCTATAGGTGTTGCTTGATTTCTTACTAAAGGAACTTGTGCTCTTATTTGATATGTTTGACTTGTATCTAAATCAAGAGCAACAGTGATACCCATTTGATTTACTTTAGGAGGTGAACCAGATGTTGAGAATGAAATAACATTACCACCACCATTGAAATCAACGTGTGTGCCTACCTTAAAAAATCTTTGTAGAGTAATAGAACTTGCATCAGCTACACCTGATAGAGGTGGTGTAATTGAAATACTATTAGCAGAATTGATAGCTGTGATTGTATGATAAGAAACTGTAGGAACAGTTGCAACTTTATAGGAAGCTTTAATACCATCACCTACCTTAGGGAAAATACCGGAAGTTGTTGGCGTGGTAATAGGATATGATAATGAACCCCAGTTATTGATAAAGCTACCAGTTGCAGCAGTAACAGCAGCACAAGTAACGTTACTGTGAGTAGCGTTAGAGACACCGCCCTGTGAACCCAAACTTATAGTAGTTGTTGAATAACAGTTGGCTAATGTATCTTGTGCAAATTGTACATGTATATCAGTAGAAAGACTATCATCAAGCCCTGCAGTAGCACCATAATTAAATTCGTCTGTTCCCGATGTAAATGATGCTGTAAAAGATCCTGATCCACGAGTTGCATTTACTGCATCTAATGTTGTTCTATAGATGTAGGAGGTATTGTTAGCACCAGTTGAACTTAATAATCTTTTAGTTCCATCTAGACCAGTATAGAACAATAATGATTTTTGTGTTGTATCACTTTGATATAGTTGATTAAATGATCCAGTAGTTGTTCTTGTTTCTGGAACAATATCACCAAAGATTTTTGTAAATGTACCACTTACTTTACCGATACTTTTTACGTTTGCCTGAAAACTATTTCCTGGTACTAAATTGATATTAGTAACATAAACAAGATATTGAGCTTGTGCGGTTCCTTTAATACCTGAATAATATTTTACAGCACGGATGGTTGCATTACCAACAATTGTTCCTGTTGGATTTACACCACCTGCAAAGTTTTTAGTAAGTGAGTATTGATTGGCGCTATAAAGATCAACTGATTCTATTCCTCCAACATCAACTATACCGGAGAAATCCGCAACCTTCATATAGTTACCGAAATTTACTGTTACTCTTTCATTAAGTGATGAATTAGAATCAATACCTCTTCTTACTTCAATTCTTCTTGGTGATCTAAATTCAACTCTGTAACCATCAACATAAGCAACACCTGGTGAAACAGTATAATACATTGTTTGTGTATTAGAAGTAGGTTCAACATTTACTTGAAATGGTTTTACAACATAATCACCAGATTCTTCTTTGGTTCTTTTTGCCATAACATCCCCAATAATTGAATAAAGAGGATCTTCTTGAATAGTTACAGCAGTACCTGTCCCACCACTGAAATCTACTACAGGTACAAAATCTTTAGGTATAATAACATCTGTATTAGTAGTATCATAAGCAATAAGATCAGGAACTAGTTTAAGTCTGTAAGCACCAGGAGCGTTATAATTAGGACTTCCTAATGAGTTATCATACAAAGATGGATCTTCGTGAGGTGTTACAATATATTCTTTTGTATTGAACCCAACTTTAATACCTACAGCATTAGTACTGTGTTCTTTAATCATGAAATTTTTTGGATTTGATTTAAGGAAGAATCCTTTTTGATAAATTATACCTTGGCCAACGTGAAGACCAAATCCAGTACCTAAAGCATTTACTGTATTATTACTTGGAAGTGTATAGATATCTCCAACATAATAATTAGGATTCAACGCACCTGTTTTGTCTTGCAGAGGTGAATATACATTTATCTTTTCACCTGCTGTACTAAATGTATAAACAGGAGTACCAGTACCAGTCAATGATCCGCCACTTGAAGCGTCTGAACGACCTGTATTAATATAAATTACATAGGCTCTATTAGTATCATTACTACCACGATTTACAGCAGCTTCTGCACCACTAAATGCCTCAAAAATTGCAGCTCTTAAAAGTGTATTATTTGAAACCAGAAGATAAGAATCTGACATATGTGACTGGACATTGGCAACATCAGTTACTTCTCTAGTTAACAATTTAAAATCTAAAGTTGCAGTGTTACTATCTTTAAATTTAACTTGTGGCAATGCGGGATATTGAGTAAAATTGCAACCTTCAACCACAGAACCATCTTTGTAAATACTAGAACCAAATCTTGAGATTTGTTTCTGCATCATTGTTTGAAGCTGAGTTAATTCTCTCGCTTGCACGGCAGTTGATGGGCGGAACAAAACGCGATAATACATTTTGTCTTCATCATAATCATCATAAAAAGGTGCAACATTAAAATTCGTTTGTAACTCAGCCATTTCTATTCCTTAGAATTTAAAATATATTTTAACATCTTCAGATTTAATACCTGTTCTACTGATAGGTTCAATATTTTTATAATATAAAACCTCAGATGAATAAGGAACAAGATCTTTATTATTTATTGTTGAAATAACAACTGTTTTTCCTGACGATAATGAAGTAATTGTTTCATAAGGATTGAAAGTGCCCACTTCATTAAGGACATATATGCTTGAAGTATTCATGAAAGCAACAGTAGCTTTAGCTTTACTATTAAATCCCTGTATTTCTTCACCAACAGAAAGAAGAGACGGTGCAGTTAAGACACCAAAATTTAACATTTGATTAAATGTTCTTCCCTGAAAGTTAGCAAGATTAGCAGCGGCTGTTGGATTCTGAATAAGTGAAACTTGTCTATATTTACCCCAAGGTGGTAAATTATCAAATGAAGAAGTTGAAACTGAAAGACCAACAGTATCACCACCTAGTTCAGAAGTGGGATTAGATCCGTGTCCTTCCTCGGGAGAAATTATAGCATAAGCTGTTGCATTAGATCCAAAATATGTATTACATTCAATTGAAATATTTGCGTAAGTATAATTTCTACCTCTAGCTATTACACGAATAGAAGAAATATTACCATTAGCATTTACTTCTGAAATAGCCTTAGCACCTGAACCATCACCTGTAATATAAACTTGTGGACCAATTTTAAATTTAGAAGTGCTGCTTAATCCTGTTATGGATTTATCTGTAAACACATATTTTCCAGAACTATTAACAATATAATCCTTGATAAGTGTTAATGCACCTGACCCTGAACCAGCTGAAATATAAAAATAAGAATTAGTATAAGCCCCACTAATTGAGATAACACCTGAATTTGATACTTTAAATTTTTTATCACTTATTATACTATCAAATGTACCGTTTCCAGAAATATAGTTGTTACCTGAATTGCTAGGTAGAATGACATGAAGTGCACCGGGCTCTGCCGTTGCAACAACTGTTGGATTGGGAATTATAGGAAAATATACATCAGTGGAAAATTTCTTTACATTTTTATTATTAATGGCAAACATAAATTTCCATTTGTATCCATCGGAGGTATTGAAATCCCCTTTTGACACAGTCAAATTTGGCTCTACAGTTGATGGAGCACCATAATTATTAAACAAACATTTATAAACACGATTTAAACTATTAATAACATAAAAGTTTTTACTATAAAGATTAGGATCATTATGAGTATAATAATCATAAACGGTTCCTGAAGTCCAATTAATTTTCTTTCCAACACACACAATATCATCTGGTGTTACTTTTTTACCAAAAATCATTTCTTTATTAACATCAATAAATGATGTCTGTACAGAAGTGTTTGGTAATGGAGGAATTGAATCATCATCCCATTCAAAATATTTGCCAAAAGCAATATAAAAATTAGAAGCAGTATTGCCGACACTTTCTTTAAATGCCTCGACAAATTTATTTTTAATGTTTTGTGTAAAGGTGCCTGCCATAATATCAGCCGTATTAAGTGGTTGTTACTGAATCATAAACTAATTCTGTATTTAAATTTTTACTATCTAAAATTGTCGGATGACCAAATACTTTATTACCTACTGGGTGGTAAACTTGTTTAAGAACATCAATATATTTATCCAAGGATTTTTCAACCTGAATTTCATATGAAAATTCTTGGTAATAATCACTATCTTGAATATATTTGTCGGCGTTTAAGAAACCACTAGTATCAGTCCATTCACCTTCCGATTTACCTATAGCACCAGATATAATAGTCAACTCTGCAGAACATTCAGAATTAGCAGTATTATAAAATTCTAATGTCTCATCATCATTAAATCCAAAGCCTGATGATATTAATTCTACAGTTTCTATTACACCGTTACCAGTTGTAGGTACACCGTGTATAATACTATCATTGCCCCAGAATTTGCCCTTAGGATCTTTTATTCCATATCCCTTAACTTTGTAATCTATAACTTCAACTGTAACATCACCATCATAACGATGATCACCTGAGCTTATAGACCCTAGAGAAGCAATAGTACCTACTTGAACAATACTATCAGTTAATGCGTTACCGATTACGGATCCAACTGAAGCCATTTTTAAATTTGATCCATACGAGGCAGCACTAATTAATGTATTCATTTCTGGATCAAGTAAATTTGTATTATATGTAAAATTGACCGTATTAGAAATAGATTTAACTTTGAATACTGCTCCGGAACCCTTTGTATTAGCACCTTGTGTAATCAATATAGTAGAATTGGTTGAATAACCATACCCACCGTCTCTCAATATAAATCTTAAATAACCTCTTAACTTATCACTATCAGTTAAAGTGCTTACATCATATATTAGACCTTCACCAGATGTACTAGTGGTTTGCAAAGGATCACCTGGTGTATTATTTTCAGATGATGTAAATACAGTTGCACCTATTGCAGATCCTTTTACTTTAGAAGCTTCTAAAATATTAATTCCATCAGTAAGAAGATATTCACCTTTAACAAATAATGAACCAGAAGGACCTGGAACTAAATCTTTTACATAAAGAACATGGGCTACTTGAAGACCTGTATAAATTTGTACTGAGGAAGAGACAAAGGCAACTGCACCTGACGTAGTACCCTTTATATATTTTTTATGATAAAGGTGATTGATATCTGTTTCTTCAATTTCAATATATTGATTAGATTGCCATGTACCATCAGAGGTTCTTAACATATCCTCTTGAGGAACAAATAAAAGTATTTCTAGATCGTATAATAATCTAAAAAGTAATTTGAGACCTTCGACAGATCCTTTTGATCTATAAACATCTAATATATGTTTTTCTAAAAGGGCTTTATCTGATAATACTTTTCTTGGTATACCAAACATAAACTTTGAAAGGTAGTTATCAATATATTCCGTTGATACTTCATCAACATCCGAATATTCAAGTAATCTTCTTGATTTGAATATAGGACCACCTTCATCCATCCATTCATAATAAGCTTTGACAAAAGTGACAAAATCATCACCCTCTTCCCTATAAAATTCAGGAAATTGTCTGCTAACCAATGATGATATTTTTTTAAGTTCAGCTTCCATTATTGTCTTACAACGTTAATTGAAATGAGTAGTTTGGAAAAATCAATTTTAAGATATTTACTTTCTTGAACAACAATATCATCATTTAAAGTAATAGCATAAAAATCAATATAGTTAATATAATCTTGTACGGTAATATCTAAAACTACAGCACCTGTATCATAATTAACAGTTCCTATATTTTCATTTAAAATGATTTGTTTAGAATCAGGTGTGAGGTAATATAGTCTTAAAAGACCTTCACCATTATCTGAAATGCGGGCATTGTAAGATACATTATCTTTAAGGTAAGTAAAGAAATCAGATCTTACTGTTTCTTCTTCACCTTCTATATAAGGTTTTTTAAATGGTCTATATAGAGGATTTGAGAAGGAAAAAGATAATCTTTGTGAAATTCCTTTTGGAGGTGCGGTTCTGTATATTGCTCTTAAGTATGTTTGATTACTAATGATTGCTGGATCTGCTTCATCAATCATTGATGATAATCTTGATTTTCTTAAATCGTTACCAAAATCTGTAAGATAAAGATCGCTATATTCTTGAATTTTTGAAATAACTTCTGTTTTTAATTGTTGTAAACTTTTTGAAGTGAGAGTAGGATCATATCTAACATCTGATACTACTTCAACATAGAGATATTCAGGATCTATAATAACAGGTTCTGTGGTAATACTTTTTGTTTTTAAATAAGTAATAATATTTGTTTTTAACTCTGAAGCTACAATTGGATTGCTTCCGTAAGGAATCATACTAATAATAACCTTACCATATTGTGGAGGATCTGCAAGTTCACCCCCATAAACATTTACTGTTTTGATTTGTGGATAACTTTCAATAATTATATTTTTATAATCATCTTTGGTCACAGCACGATTTTGAGATGCAAAGTGTCGAGGAGCGTTATACTTAATTGATTCAATAGTTTCTCTTTCAGATCCATCAGCAGCAGGTGTATTTGTTGAAACTGCTACCGAATATAATCCATTTTCTACTTTTGTAGTAGGTGTAAAAGTATAAGCCTTGTTACCTAATTCACCGTTGGTTGATCTATATTTGATATTTACAATGTTTCCATTTGTTAATTTTTTGCCCAATATTCCATCACCGAATATGATTTCATATTGATTTGCACCATATCCTTGAATAAAATAAATTTCAGAATTAGAATCTAAACCGTACAGATTTTCAGCGTAAGTGTAAACAGAATTTGAGGAATCTGTGGTCGATTTAACAACAGTTACCTTTATACTATTGGTGTCAACATTCTCTGAATTAATAATGTATCTTACACCATCAGCCACATTAAAAAACTCATTTACGATTTTGCCTTCATAAATGTAAACAGGATCACTTGTATATGAAACACCATTATATGTTAAAACAAGTGTTTCATCAGTAGTAAAATCTAAATTGGTATTATCAACAACTGCCCTTGTTGTATAATTTTCAGGTATGGTAACTGTTGGAGGAGTATCTTGTCCTGTATTAACAGTAAAAGAAACAAGAGCTCTGGCAGATGTTCTAGATCTCGGTAAGTAATTTAATTCTTTAGCATGTGAAACAACTGAATTTTTAATTTGAGCTGAATCTAAAAACATTTCACTTCCTATCATATTAAGATAGTAAGCATTCATATAGGAATTATATGAAAGAAGATCAATCAAAGCATTAAGATTTGATCCTTCAAAATCATAGTCTTTAAATTCAGTTTTACTCTTCAAAAAAGTTTTTAGGTTTTGTTTAATACCATCAAAACTTAATTCGGATACACTTAAGAATCCTGTGTTTGCCATTATCTTACTCTTCTAAGAATTAAATCTAAAGTTATCGGAACAGTATTATTTGTTAAATAAAATACTATTGTGGCATAATAAGCATTTTCATCGGGAAGAGCTTTAACATTTACAGAATAAAGACTAGCTCTTGGTTCATAATTTCTAATAGTTTCTGATATTTTTTCTTTTATGATATATTCAGTATCTCTACTAATATTTTCAAATAATGTGTTTCTAATACCCGCACCCAAATTAGGATTAAAAAATCTTTCGCCTGGGTTTGTTAAAAGAAGATTGCGAATGGATCTTTTTACTGACTGCTCATTAGTAAGCAGCACCAGATCTCCCTTGATCGGATGTACATCAAAATTAGTAGGTATATCTGAATAAAATACAGTTGTTGTCATTTAAATATTTATAATGATGTCTGACATGCGCGTAGATACTGTGGATTGTATTTTTGAATGTCGTTTGCTGTTGATGCAGCTAGTTGCCAGCCTTGCATTATAGGTTTTGATCCAAGAGGAGAGAAATTTTCGCCCATCATAGTAGCATTCATTCCTAACATAAAGGGGATAGCATTATCAGATCTTCTCATTTCTATTGTTGAAGTAACAGGAACATTTAAATTACTACAAAGATTAGTAGCCATTTGAGATACTTGTTGACCGTAATAAGTAGAAGATGGAGGCATTTCTGGTGAACCCGTAATCATTCTTGATACCATGGATGTAATAGGGATTGAACCACCCATCGAAGCAAAGTTTTGCATACCAAAACTTACCACCCCAGTACCACCTTGATTTGTACCAAATGCACCAACTCTTCTACAAAATACTTGATCAATGGCAGGCAGAGAAACAGGAGCTTCACCAAAGAAACTTTTACCAGCATATGAAGGTGGGGTAAGCATTGGGTTATTTGCTCTGGTTGATGTAGCTATTCTATTGCCCGTAATAACTTCTGACATCATACCGCCAATAGCAAGTCCTCCTCCCTTACCTAATAATGATGCCATGGCAATACCACCAAGAGAACCAAGTGATGCTAATGATCCACCAAGTGGTGTTTGATTAAGAAGACTTGCAATTGCTGAGGCTCCGGCAAGTGTTGCCAATCCTTGAGTTGCAACTGCAGGATTAGTTACAGATGCAAGTTGTACTGCACTTAATGTTCCTGCAGCTAATCCTGCATAAGTGTTAACAGCATTTGTAATAGATGATTGTGAAAGATCGGAAGAAGCTCTTAGATAATTAGTACCAGGATTTTGATTATTATTAAAAGCTGTTCCTATGATAGATGAACCAATTACACCCAATGATATACCGAGAGCTGCTGCAGATAAAGTATCACCTGAACTACTTCTTGAAGGATCATCATATTGGCGCATTGATTCATATTGATTAGAATATCTTTGATCAACAGAATATACAGCTTGACTCAAATAACCAATATTAGAAATAGAATGAATTTGTACTACACCTAAAATATTACGGATGTATCTTTGATTTGCTAATTCAGGAATGTTTACAGTATTTGCAATATATGTTAGCTGTTCTATATTAGAAACAGAGGCTAATATATAAAAAAATTTTTCTAAGGCATCATAAGGAATGACACCATAAGATGACAATTCTTTTGATTTGGATTCTATAGCTTCAATTTCTTTTTCAGTAAGTTTATAATTCTTATCAGTTCTTACATAGTCCGCTGGTGCTGGTCCATATGATTTTAAAATAGAAGCCGGACCTGCCATAGCAGCACCTATAGCAACAGCGTTATTAAATTGTTCATTAGAAGGTTTTAATTCTTGACTACCATAAAACCCTGGTTGTTGAATTACACCTCTTTGAATTAAAGCAGTAATATCTGGGGAAATATTGTAATTAGGCAACTCTACCCTCCAATGCTGCTACTGCATATGATAATTTAATTCCTGCAATTGCTGATTGACAATGTGGATCAGCACATGTTAATACACTACCTCCACCTTGTTGACCAGGTTGAGCAGATTCAACATGACAATGAATACCACCTTGATCATTTTTTTCAAGAAGTATTTTACTATAAGGAAGAAAATCTCTCACGTAAGCTGCCATCTCAGCCGTAAATCCATAATCAGGTTTATTGGAACATCTAATATCTACCGCACCACCTTTGATATGATTAGATGAGTTATCTCTATACCAAGAGGAGATATACATACGACCCCCAAATTTTTCGTATAAAGGATCTAATATGTTCCAAGCAACATTCATTGCTTCTTTGAGTATTTGTTGATGTTGTGCGGCTGGAGCACTTCTGATGTTTATAATTTGTCCTACAGTGATATGCTTTGATATCTTCTGTGATGAATTGTATATTGAGGTAGGAATAGGTAAAGGATTTTTCTCTGCTGTTCCATTATTACTTGATACACCAGCTGGTCTATCATATATGCCTGTTGCAATAGCTTCAGCTGTAATGCCTGAATCTTTAGCCTGATAAGTGACACCAGATCCTTTGTTGCCTGCAGCATAAGCTTCTGCCTGAGGATTTGGTCTACCGCCTTCATTTTTATAAAGAGAAAATTCTTCAGCTGACATACCCGCAGCATTCTTTGGAAAATCAGGAGCCAATCTTACTGAAGTAATTGAATCTATAATAGTGTTAGTTGTAGGATACTGTGCAAGTTGTGCTGCATTTATATTAGCATCATCAACAGAAGGTGATCCACCTGTTTGAATATCCGTAGTTGATCCTTTGATATTAACTTTTGCAGATGCTAATAAATCTATAGTTGATGAAGAATGAATAGAAGCAGCACTTGTTGATGAAATTTTTGTTGTGCCGTTTGCTCTTACAGATAAGTCAGCTTCTGTAGCAATTCCTATATCATCCTTTGCGTCAATTTCAATTTTTTCTTTAGCATAGATACCTACATTTTTCTGTGCGTTCACTTCTACGGTCTTATCAGATCTAACAGTAATTTCTTTTCCTGCATCTACTTCAAGTGATTGAGGTGTTTGTATTCTCATTTTACCAGCAGATGTAATTCTATAATCACCTGCAATCATTGTACTAGAATCTTTAGCTACTTCAATTATCTTACTGCCGTTTTGAATTACTTCTTCAATTGATCCATCGTGAACTGTAGTAACCATATCACCACCAACTGATATGTTCAAACTACCTCCGACATTGATATCTAAATCCCCAACCGTTTCAATTGTAATTTTACCATCACCTTTCAATATCATATGACCTTTTGCAAACATAGTCATATCACCTTTTGGTGCAACTATGCCAACACCCTTTGATCCGGAAGATATCATATGAATAGAACCATCAGCGTCAATCATAATAGTTGCACCTGAATGATGTTGCAATGTAATAGTATCAGAACCAAATGTGTTATCAATTACAACTTTGTTTCCTGTAGCAGAAACAAATCCTTGAACATCAGTTGAATCACCAATGCCTCCCATAACACCTGCACCAGGTCCTGTATGAGTTATGGTATTATCAGAAGCAGAACCGGGTTTATCTTTTACTGATACTTCATAATAAGGTGCTGGATTACCAGATCCAATTATTTGTGGTCCTTCATTTCTCCCTACGCCATCACTTTCAATATTGGTGACGGCTTTTACTAATTCAGGATCTGATGCAAATTTATCAATTGACATTGTTATCCACAATAATTGTTATACAAAGTGTTTAAATTATGTTCTAATTTATTATGATCTGCAGTAATTGTTGCATTATCAGTAAACATAGATAGATCTTTCATAATTTTATATAGTGTAATTTTTTGCTGCTCAGTAAGATAATAATTAGAGTGTAAAACGTTTAATTTGCTATTGACGAATTTATTCAACCCACCAATAATACATACAGTTGCATTCTTTTCACTAGCTTGTGATCCCTGATAAACCGATCCATCTACATCAATTATAAATGTAAAGTTACTATAGTCATTTAAATTTACATTCTCACCTCTTGTAGTATTAGAAAAGGTGAAATTTAAATTTGTACTGTAGGATACTGCAGTTGGGGCAACTCTATTCATACAAAATTACCTGTATAAGAAAATGATGAGAGGGCAGCTCTTGCCTTTACAAGTTTTTTCTGGTAGAAAGGTGATTCTCTATCAACTGCCCATACTTTATTACTTATTTGTTTATAAGAGTCATCTCTTTCATAACAAATAATAGCTGCAGTAGCATCCTGAATAGTAGTTGCTACTAACAATTTTTTATATGCTTCTCTTTCAGAAACATGAAATTCATGCCATACATAATCTAATTGTTGTTCTAGAGGTGGCAAATTAGGAGGTTTCACAAGACCTGATATACCACAAAATTTAAGCATTGGAGTTGCTCTGTCATATTTGCCGGTTCTCCATTGTGCTATACCAATTGAAATTTCACCTTCATCATTTGGATTATATGCTTGTGGATTTATATTATCTGATGCGGATTCAATTTGAAAATTACCTACTATGGCTGCACACATGAGTTTGATGTCACCCGAAGCTGAACCTTCTTTAGATATTTTTTCCCAGAAATAATTATAAACTTTTTGAGCATTACTTCCACCTGTTAATTGTGTTGTGGGTGTAGTATTGGTGTCAGTAGGAATATTATTTCCTGGACTACTCACTTCTCTAGAATCATTTCGGGTGCCGCTGCCAGCTGGTGAATTATTAATCGAACCAGGTCCACCATTTATTACACCCATAACAATAGGTTGTTGACTATCTTCTCCGTCAACAAACATCCCAAATACCCAAGTGCCAACCTTTAAGCCATGGCTCACATTACCACTTGATGTTTGTCCACCCGTTGTAGGATATAAAACCATCGCCCAAGGTAATATATCATTAGGTACTCTCAAAGTATCTTCTATGTGATGAATACCAAATATTCTTACACGCACACGAGATCTATCATCGGCAATGTCTTGAACAACACCAATGAACCATCTAAATCTATCTCCGTAAAAATCGTCGTTTAATATCATGCGTGACCGTATTTTACTACTGGTGAAGAGATTGAAGAATTATATTCAGACTCTTCTAATAACTGATTAAGATAACCATCTTTGTAAATTCTAATTGATGTAGCAGCTTTATCCCCTGCTGAGAATACTGTTTTAATTTCAGAAATAATAAACATACCTGAAATATAAATGTCGGTTAAAACATTATTAAACCCATGCATTTCAGGAATGTCACAGTATATTATATCTCCTGCTTTTAAATTTATATTTGCTGGTACTGTAGCTGATAAATCAATTTGATTTAAAGCGTGATTATATTTTACAGTATTACCAAATTTCAATCTATAGCCAGGTTGTGTCTTTCCAATATCATCATTAAAATTATCATAATTATTTACAATATATCTGATTCTATTTGTATATTCAGATTTTGCATTTTCATTTTTAACATAATCAATATATTTTTGAGTATTCAAAGGATATTTTTCAAGTGTGAAAGGTTTGTCTTTTGTTCCTGTATGTTCAGTAACTTTACTATTGTAGGCTTTTTGTAACATACTAATTTCAAATAGTTCGTTCTGATAATATCCACTAGCAATTTTTTCAATAGATGAAAATCTTTTATTATTAATTAAATTAGTAATAATTCTTAAATCTTGATCCGGATCACCAGTAGGTGAAGCATTATTTAATTCAATATCTGAAATATAGACATATTTTTTCTGTCTTAAAGATTCTCTTTTCTTTAATGCTTCTTCAATTAATTTTTGAATAGTTATAAAATTAAACTTTTCAGTATCTTCGTAAAAAAGATAAGTAAAATGATTATCAGGATCAGCTGATACAGCATGTTTGGCTAACCATTTAATACCCTGAAATGGTCTCAAATTTGGAACTATAAGTGTTCTAACTTTACTTGATGTTTCTTTAACAAATGGTTTGCCAATATTATATAATGCTTTTGTATCTTCTGCAAGATATTCATCGAATAATTTTTCAGCAGCGTCCTCTACTTTTTCATTATAACCATGTGAAACATATTTTCTAACATTTTGAAGATAGTACGGACTGATTAATTCAACAACATACATTAAAGATCTTGCTTTGTCACCTAATACGATATTTCTTACACCTTTAATAATAAATTTATATTCTTTTACTGTCTTAGCAGGACCTATAGCTGATGCAAGATTTGTGTTATATTCATAAGATATTGTAATTAATTCTTCACCAGTAAAAGGATAATTGACAAATAATCCTATCTGGTCATTTATAAGCATCTCTGCTTTAATTGATGATTCAAAAATAGATTGGTATACTGACACTTCCACAAATTGAGGAAGCAAACTCATTTTATCTGTTTTATTAAATTTTTCAATTGTTATAGCAACAATTTTAATATCAAGTGGATTAAAATTAGCCATTAAATAGATCTTTAATTTGCTGTTTAAAATCACTTATATAATTTGGTCTTAACAATTTTATATCTCTCTTCAATTCATTTAATTCATATTCATATTCCCAGATTGATACAGGTTCCCATCCTGGAGGATTACCAAGTTTAGAATATGTTAATGGAGTCATTTTATAATTGTAAGAATTTATTGTTGCTTGATCGTCTGAATTTAAACCTTTATAGTAATAGTAAGCAATAGTATCAGATGATAATGTAGAATTTAATCTTGAGGCAGTAGTATTATATTTTGTTTCCATATAATCTTTAAATGAATTGTCATCCATCAACCAATCTTTATAAGGATCAACTATTTTATTCGTAAGATAAATGACCCAATCAAGAGTTGGATCATTATATTCTTGATAGGCGATAGCATCTGCACGCTCATTACCTTTTATTGTATAAGAATAAAATTTATTATAATCATTTAAATATTGTGTTACGATTTCAGGTTCAACTAATATGTTGATACCTTGATTGCTATTATATTGGAGTCTAGGATAATAATCGAATATTGACATTTTTACGTATTATCTCTCTTGTAGTGAGAACCTGCGGTTGCCGTTGTTCCGTCAAAATTATCTCTTGTTTGAATATTGATTTCTTGGAATGACATAGCAATCTCAACTGATATAGGTTGTCCGTCTTTATAAAAAGCAGGAGTACCAGTACCAGCACCATTAATATCCAATCTAGTAATAAATGAATCGTTTACATTTGGCATTATTGAATAAGGAAGACCTATAAAATCAACTGTTGCAAGATAAGGATACTCCAATGCATATCCGCCAGGGATAATTTTTGGATGCATATATGTTTTTACATGGTCAATAATTCTGTTTAACGATCTTGCTTCATCAGAAGATTTAGGAGCCAGCTTCCACACAAACTGATAAGACTTAGGTCTTACACCTTCGAATATAGTTGTAAGATGTGGGTTGCGAACCTGACCACTTACGGATTGTGCATACTTACCTATAATAGTATCAGATATACCAGGAGCAATTGCTGCAGCTTGTAATGATATGTCTAAAATTTTACTTACTGACATATTGCCTGCTTTTGTTTGATTTTCATATTCTTGCAATTGTGTTTTACCCGCCGATAGTAAGTCAGTTGGTGAATTGCCAAATAATTCAAAAGCAGGATTACTCACGTCCATGTTAAATGAATCATGTAACCCTAAAGGTAAAGGTAAACGTATTGAAGAAGCCAGGGTTACAGTAGGTTGTGTTCCCGGTTTTCTTTCATATTTTCTTAAAGCCAGTCTAGTATAGAACTGGGGTTCTTGTAAAGGAAAAGCAAATATTTCAGCCATTTTACTCCCTATAAATATTCTTATTATTTATCGGTATTTTTGAAATGGCATATAAAGGTAAATTTAAACCTAAGTTCCCTGAAAAATATAGAGGGGATCCTACCAACATTATCTATAGAAGTCTTTGGGAGATGAGGTTCATGAGATATTTGGACCACCACCCAAGTGTTATGCAATGGGCTTCAGAAGAAGTTATTATTCCTTATATAAGTCCTATTGATAAAAGAGTTCATAGATACTTTCCTGATTTTTGGGTAAAGATGAAGGCTGCAAATGGTGAAATAAATACTTTATTAATAGAAATTAAACCTTCTAAGCAAACTAAAATACCGATAAGACCTGAAAAATTAACTCGCAAATTTATTAACGAAGCCCGTACATATAGTGTCAATATAGCTAAGTGGAAAGCTGCACAAGAATTTTGCGATGATAGAAAATGGCAATTTAAAGTACTTACAGAAAAAGAATTAGGATTAGATAAAATTTAATGGGAATTTTTACTAACGTTCTTAAAGATGGTAGAACTTCTAGTTCATCTACTGGCATTTTAAGACCAGGGACAGTTGATGCTCGTGATTGGTTTAGAGATAAAGCCAGAGAAGTAAGATCAGTACAAGTGGATTCTATAATAAGAAAAAATCCTACTTACACAAGAACTACTATTAGACCTGGATTCATGTATCTTTTTAATTATGATCCAAAGATGAAAGATGAACTTCCTTACTATGATAGATTTCCTTTAGTGTTTCCTTTTGAGGCAACACCTGATGGGTTCTTGGGAATGAATATGCATTACATTCCTCATATCTACAGAGCAAGATTGATGGATAATCTTTATGATCTAACCAATAATGAAAGATATGATGAAACAACCAAGCTCAGAGCATCGTATTCTATGCTTAATTCAGCCGCCCGCTATAAATACTTTAAACCTTGTATTAAAAGATATCTATACTCTCATGTGAGAAGCAGATTTCTTTTGATACCAGCAAATGAATGGGATATAGCTTTATTTTTACCACTTGAAAGATTTGCTAAATCAACAAAAAGTAAAGTATATAAAGATTCAAGGAATTATATAAATGGCCTTTAATATTAGAGACATGATGGGGGCAATGAATGCCTCCGGAGGTCTAACTAAAACTTCTAAATTTTTTGTTGAGGTTTATCCTCCAAGAAGTTTAGCTGTTAATCCTAATCTTTTCTTTTTGTGCGAGGCTGCAACATTACCAGGGGTATCATGGCAAACTGATGAAATAAGAATGTCTGGATATGGTAATCTAGAAAAACGTCCGTATACACCAATTTTTCAAGATGTCAATTTAACTTTTTATAATGATTCAAATAGTAAAGTGATGACATTCTTTCACAGATGGATGCAGACAATATTTAACTTTAATGCTTCTATCAATCCCAATTCAACAACTGCCGCAGGTCAACCCATTAATACCCTTAACTATCCTAATGAATATAGAGGTATTGTTGAAATAATTCATTATGATGATGCAGGCGAACAGGTAGTTAAATATACAATGCAAGATGCATATCCAATTGCAATTGGTGATATTAATGTTGACTGGAATCAATCAGATCAGCTTGTAAGAATACCTGTAACATTTGCATATACTTATTGGTCTTCAGAAACACTTGATCCAGGGTTAGCCTCTTATAAATCACAAGCTATTTTCAATGCTACTCAATCTACTGCCTCAAGAGTAGATATGGAAAACAAAATTATTTGGGAACTTCTCAACTTTACATCACCAGCCATAGTACAAAATAAAGTAAACATTCTAGCTGGTGTTTTATCATTTTTATAATATAAGGACTATTTGAAATGGCACTACCTAAAATTAAACACCCAACATATAATGTTACTATACCTTCCAATAAACAGAAGGTTAACATTAGACCCTTTACTGTTCAAGAAGAAAAACTTCTTCTTATGGCAAGACAGTCAGAAAATGCTGAAGATTCCATCAATACAATTAAACAAATAATTACCAATTGTGTAATTGAAAGTATTGATGTTGATAAATTAGCTACATTTGATATAGAATATTTGTTTGTCAAATTGAGAGCTAAATCAGTAGGTGAAATTGTTGAATTGGAATATAAAGATACTGAAACAAATGAATCAATAAAATTCAAAGTAAATCTTGATGATGTGGAAATTAAATACAATCCAAACCACACAAATAAATTCATTATAAGTGGTGAGGTTGGAGTATCTATGAGATATCCATCAATAAGCGAATTAAAACAAATAGAAAATGATATGATTGCAGATAAAACTATTACTGGAATCCTTAGTAAATGTATAGATAAAATTTTTGATAATGATAATGTCTATACAGATTACACAGATTCAGAATTAGAAGAATTTATCAACAGTTTACCTGTTGAAGCTATGACGAAAATTAGAGAATTTTTTGAAACAATGCCTTCACTTGAATATACAACAAAGGTTAAAAATAAAGCTGGTAAAGAAATAGATGTTGAATTGCGAGGAATCAACAATTTTTTTACGTATTGACCGGATATTCTAATATCTCGGTCTATTACAATACGTTGTTTTCTTTAGTACATCACCATAAATATTCATTGACAGAGGTTTATGATATGTATCCTTACGAAAGAGATCTATTTTTAGAATTGCTAATGATGCATATTAAGGACGTACAAGAAAGAAAGACACGTAATGGCTAAAAAAGAAACAGGCGAAGATATTCTCCGAGCTATTATGGAAAAAGGTGGTAAGGGTGGTGGTAGAGCTCAGCAAGCAGCTGCAGAGGCTCTTAATGATGCTGCTGAAAGTATTAAAGAAAATACCAGACAACAGGCAAAAATTGGTGAAACCTTAGGTAACGTTTTTAATAATTTTAAAAATTCATTTTCCAGTGCTGGTGGTGGAGGCAGAGGTACGGGTGACGGAACAGGAGGCCTTGGTGGCCTTGGGGGCGGCGGAAGAAGAAATAATGTTCCAAATATATTATTAGATATCCTAAATGTAAATAGAAGTATCTTAAAATTTACTCATTCTAATAATGATGTTCTTTATGATATTCTTGACGCTATTCGTGGCAATGAAAGAAGTAAAATTGAAGAACGTAGAGAAAGATCCACAAGAACTCAACCTACTGAAGGTACAGGTGCAGGAATAGGCAAAACTTTAACTGGTGCTGGTAATCTCTTTGGTGGTATGGGTAATTTATTGAGTGGATTGGGTGGCGGACTAGGTAAACTACTTGGTGGTGCAGGCATTGCAGCTTTTCTTTTATCAGAAGCTGATGCAGAAAAAATCAAAAAAAATATTGAAACCCTCTTATCAATTGGTGAGGGATATGAAAGCAAGCTTGATTTCCTAAAAGAAGGTGGAACTCTTGCTTTAATGTTATATGGAATAGGAACCGGTCTTTCTACATTTGCTATTGGACAATTTGCAAATGTTATTACTCAATGGACTACTGGATTTTTAGGTAAAGAAAATTGGGCTGAAACAGTAAAAGATAATGTTGCTGATCTTTTAGAAATAGCTAATTTACCAAATAGTAATGTAGGTAATGTTGCTTGGCTTACAACGGCTTTGGTTGGTATAGGAACAGGGTTAGCTGTTTTTGGAATTGGTAAAGGCGTTGAGGGTGGGATTGAAGGTATAGTAAAGGGAATAGATTTCTTTACAAAAGATCAACCATTTGCCCAGAGGTTAAAAGATGAACTTGGAACTTTACTTTCAATAGCAGATTTACCACACCAAAATGACGCAGGATGGTTAGCAGGTGCTTTGACTAAAATAGGACTTGGTTTAAGTGTGTTTGCATTAGGCAAAGGTTTAGAAGGTATTGCATATGCAGGTCAAGAAATAGTTGATTTCTTCACAGGACAACAACCCTTTGCACAAAGAATATATGATGAAGTAAAAACTCTATTATCAATTGCGGATATTCCTCATGCATCAGATGATGTAACATGGTTTGCTAATATGGCAGCAGGCATCACAGCCGGTTTGGGAGTATTTGCATTAGGAAAAGGGTTAGAAGGTGGCGTTAATGCTATAACTAGAATTGTTGATTTCTTCGCAGGTCAACAACCTTTTGCTGATAGAATTTATAATGAAGTAAAAACTTTATTATCAATTGCTGATATTCCTCACGCTTCTGAAAATGTAAATTGGTTTGCAGATGCAATGGCTGGTATAACTGCAGGACTTGGAGTGTTTGCATTAGGTAAGGGTTTAGAAGGCGGGGTCAATGCAGTAACCAAGATTATTGACTTTTTTACTGGAGATAAACCTTTTGCTCAGAGAATATATGATGAGGTTTCAAAATTATTATCAATTACTAAAATTGACGCAGATGGCAAATCTTTCTTCTTAACGATGTCTGATATAGCTGCTGGTCTTGCAGCCTTTACTGTATCAGACTTTGCAAGTTCATTAGTTAATGTCGGAACTAGTATTTTAAATTTTATATCCGGAAAAAGTAGCCCGTTTGATAAGATTAAAGAATTAGCTAATGATGCTGATAAGTTAGAAAAAGGTGCCAATGCTTTAGAGAAAATTGCAAATGCATTGTCAACATTTTCTAATATTAAAACCGGTAATTTAGGTGATATTGATTTTGAAGGTATGGCAAAAAATCTAGGTCAAGCCATACCATTATTAAATGCTCTCGCAAATGGTGGAACTTTATCTGCAGGTGGTTTATTCAGTTGGCTTAAATCAGATTTAGATTTTGGAAAAGGTATTCTTGATCCAAATCTAAAACTTGATCAGATGGCATCTGCAATTAGTAAGATTAACTACGTATTAGGTAGAACAACTGATATAACACCTGTTCAAGGCAATGCTCAAAACGTAAATGCAGCAACTAGACAAAACGCTGTTGATGGTGAAAGTCAAGGTAATAACATCATAGTTGTACCACCAGCAAATGGAACTTCAAACGCTTCACGTGAACCACCTATGGTTCCTAGAAGTTCAGGGGCAGTTCAGACCGCCCCTGTTCCATCTTTATTTGATCGTCATATGTACGATAGTGCTTACTTTGGTGCTGGACACCCTTAATCAGAAGCTAACTTCTTAAAGAAGCTAAGATCCTCATCGTCTTCATCCCAAGGTGCTGAAGACTCTTGCTTAGCTGCTGGGATAGAAGGTGCAGGAGCTGCACGTTGAGGTGTTGGGAAAGCTTCATCTTCATCATCAAGAGAAGGAGCCATACGCTGAGGTGAATCAGTGAGTGTTCCGAGAGCCTTCTCAAGACGCATCTTCAATTCTTCATATGACTTGAAGTGCTTTGCATCAAGAAGTTCTTGAAGTGAATGTTGCTTACCCCAGATAGCTTTAATCTGCTCATCATCATTTGCAATAGAAGATGGTGAATCAAATTCAGACTTATCATAGTTACGATAGCCTTCTACCTGACGAATCTTCAACTTAAAGTTTGCTCCATCCCAGAAATCAAAAGGATTAACAGCCTTCTCATCTTGGAATTGTGGATGCATAGCTTCGTTGATCTTATCAAAGATCTTTTTACCATACTTAAACAAGAATACCTTGCCTTCGTTTTCTGGACGAGTAGGATCCTTAATAACAAGAATGTTAGAGAAGTATGAAAGGCGACGCTTTTGCTTGCGTACAATTTCCTTATTTGATTCAATACCAGAGTTCCAGAGTTTTGTGTTCATCTCTGATACTGGATCTGGTTTATTGAATGTGGTTAGGCTTTTTTCGATATACCAACCACCAGGACCTTGGAACCCATGGTCCCAAATGCGTACGAACGGCATGTCTTCACCAGCTGGGGCGGGAAGAAAACGAATGATCGCATAGCCATTGCCGGCTTTGTCGACATCTGGTTTCCAGAAGCGATCGTCGTTGTTTGAACCGTCTTGTTGGGAAACTGTAGAATTGAGCTTGTTGAGCTCGGATGTGAGTTTGTCAAAGTTAGACTTACGATTTTGTTTAAGTGCTTCGAAATTAATAGTCATAGTATTCTCCGTTGTGTTACGATATATTAATTGTATGATACGTTGTATATGAAATCACGAGAATTTATTTCTCAAGATCCCACAATATTTATCTTTATTATACTCCATAAAAGGGTATAATTTTTTACAGTTCATGGCAATTTGAGGCCATAGAACTGGGTCATTTATCTGCTTGTTCCAACTACCAAAGAATCGTACACAGTCTTGAATAATAATAAAGGATTCTTTGGTAATCTTTTTACGAACAAGCAAATTCAGTAGATAAGGATACCCACCATCGTCAGGTACCTTAAAATTCTCATCAAAATTTTCTAATAGATGATCTATATCTGATTCAAACATATATTGAAGTGTTTGCTTACGCCTCAAATAATCATTATATTTAAATTGATGATCTGTATTAAACATATCACCTATCCAAAGTTTTTGATTCTCTGAAAGATTAGCAACCAGAAATGTCTTAGGATCTTCGTGTTTAGACAACTTATAAAACATATATTTGTCTTTGCGTGTTTCAAAAGAGTGTTCTGAAACGTTTGTTTTACCATTATACTTTACAAAATCATATGATGGTGAAGTAAAATGATTTTTCAAAGCTACAAATAATTTATAGGCTTCAAAAGGTGTCATATAGGTAATCTACCCGATCTTCTTACAAGGTTAAGATTTTCAGCTTCTATTTGAATTTTTGCTTTTAATACTGTACTCTGTTTAATTAGTGAAGCAGCAGTTTCAACTTCAATGTTATTTGACTCACAGTAATGCATTACAGCGTCAAAATATGTCAAACCTTTAACTGAAGCTAACCTGTCAATTTCTTTTACAAAGTCAGCAGAGGATTTTATATTACTTATTTTCATCTATATTTCTTTTAAATGCAAGTGTTATGTTTGTGCCACCAAAACCAAATGAATTATTGAGAACTATATTTTGTTCAGTTTCATATGGAACATTTGGTAGGAAAATTTCTTCTGATATGCTTTCGTCTTTTTCATCTAAATTCCAATTTGGAATTATTACACTATTTTCAAGAACAGTAATACAGGCTAATGATTCAATAGCACCGGCTGCACCAAATAAATGTCCGTGCAATCCTTTAGTAGAGCTGATGGGAATATTCGATGTATATTTACCAAAAATATTTTCTATGCTTTTTAACTCTACAAGATCACCAATTGGTGTACCAGTTCCATGAGCATTAATATAAGTTACATCTTGAATATCAAAATCCTTTAAAGCAAGAGACATACATTTAACCTGGCCTTCAGTGTTTGGTTTAGTTACAGATTCAGAACCATTTGATACACCATATCCAACTATTTCACAATATATTTTTGCATTTCTTGCAATAGCTTTATCGTAATTTTCTAGAATGAATATTACTGAACCTTCTGACATTGTAATACCATTTCTATTTTTAGAAAAGGGTTTACAATCACTACTTAGCGCATTCATAGCTTTCCAATAGGCAAATTGCAATTCATTAATACAAGCCTCAGAACCACCAGCTGCTAGACAATCATATTCACCATAAGCAATCTTCTTATAAGCTTCACCTATAGCTGTAGAGGAAGATGAACAAGCTGTCGAATAAGTAAAAGCGGGACCTTTTAAACCATCTTTAAGAGCTATAAAGTTAGCACCCATATTAACAACAGAACAAATTAATGCAGAGGGTTTAACTTTTCCTTTTGCAAATAAAGATTTATATGACTCTTCATAAGCTATAGCACCACCACCATATCCAACACCTAATAATATTCCCTCTGGATAATTGGAACTATCATTAATAGCATCTTTATAAGATAACCAAGCAAGCCTTGTAAACCTATCTGTAATGTTTAGATCAAACCTATCAAAATGACTATCAACATCCTCAGAAACAACATAAGAAGATGAATCAAACATATCTTGTTTAGATCCAAATACACCTCTTATAAATGAATTTTTTACTGTGGGGTAATCATTGCCAATTGGCGTTCTGCAACCTATACCTGTAATTGCAACTCTGTTCATTTATGATCCATATTATCATAAATGTAATCAACTAATCCATTCAATGTTGTTGCAATGTCTTCTATTGTAATTGAATTTATTTCAAAAACATCTTCAAGTTCAAAAAGAATATTAATGACTTCCATAGAATCTAATTTTTCATTTAATTCTTGAAGTCTGTTGAGAGGGAAATCACTATCTAAAACATTTATGTTAATATTATAATTTTTATTAAAGTAGGTAGCAATGGTTTCACGGATTTCATCTTTTGTCATCATAACCTCATAATAAATGGTGGAGAGATTCTGTTTCCAAGCTCTCTCCGGGCTCATATCAAGCAGCGAGTGCTAGATTAGGTGCAAAGTTATCGTTTGCATTTAGTTTTGTCGCTTCAGTCTCGATCTTGTCTTTACTACACCTGTCGATCCTATTTCGCCCCCATCAAAGATACAGCAAAGAAGATTTATTTACTGCTGACTCTAATCTTCTATCCAGCATCACTTCTGTATCTATGGTGGAGGCGGAGGGTATCGCACCCTCGTCCAGTATGTCTATTCTACTAGATGTCAACAACATCAGCAATTATATTTATAGCATATAATTAATTAAATGTCAACTGTAATTTTATACACCATTTCTGGTTCTATATACTTCACGCCAATGCATCAAATCTTTAACATAATAATCTCGACGATCCTCAAATACCTGAGGAGGTTCATTGTCAACCGAAATAAGAATAACAATTCTACTTACGGGAATATTGAATCTTTCTTCGTACATAATAGCATAGGCAGAAGCTTGACAGAAGTAATTTAAAATATGATCTCTGTTTTTTAATTTACGAGCTGTTTTAAAATCTATAATTGAAAGTTTACCTTTCCATTCAGCAACACAATCAACAGTGCCAGCCATCTTTAAATAATCAGAATAAAGTCTTACTTCTTGTAAATGTATGTTATCAATATTTCTATCCAACTCAGGTTTAAGTTCATTGAAATTAATGACATCATTAAAATTATATTTGCTTACATCTATCTCATTATTGTTTAGATAGTCTTCACACAACTGATGTATACGTGTTCCACGAGTAGCAGCTTGTGTGCTTATTTTATTGGCTTCTTCATTACCAACTCTTTTACGCCAAGCTCGAATCGCATCTTCACTCATTAATCCAGTTACAGTAGTCACAGAGGGATATAATTCACCGGAAGGAGTTTTATAATACCTTCCGGTGTCTGTATTGACTTGTTCTAATACATCCTCATTAAGGGTCTTTTTGAGATGAGTGAAGTGCTTGCGTTGGGCTAAAATGTCCTTGAGTAGCATTATGTAATATTCCGTTCTCTATCATATTTCTTTTAATTATAAAGTCTTTTACGAGACCGGATCTCACAATATCATTCTCGCTAAACTCAATACATGAAAAATATTTTGACATTCTATCAAGTATTTTCATAAATCTATGAATGCCTTCTTTTTCATCATCCCATTTTAAATCAGTTTGTCTATAATCTCCACAGAAAATAATCTTAGAGTTATGTCCGACTCGGGTGATGATTGTATTAAGTTCTTGATATGTCATATTTTGACATTCATCAACTATTATAATTGTATTGTCTAATGTAAGTCCTCTTAAGAAAGAAGATGTTTCAAATTGTATTAGATTTTTTTGTTTAAGTATTTCGTAAGCATCGCCTCTATTATAAAGCTGAGAGCATATTGCTTGATAGGGGGCTTCATATACTTTAGATTTTTCTTTTATGGAACCGGGTAAGAAACCCATATCTCGAGAGGGGACTACTGAGCGTATTATTGTAACACTATTATATTCTCTATACTCTTCTATTTCTGATAAGGCAAGATAAAGTGATATAAATGATTTGCCTGTACCAGGAAGACCGTGAATTAAAAGATTTTTACCATTAATAAATTCTTTAAATACTTTTTCTTGATTTAATGTTTTAGGTGTTACAGTCTTTAGTTCGAGGTTATTTTTTGTTTGTTTTTGCTCCTGACGCTTTTGTTGTTTCAGTAGTCTCTTTTCTGCGCGAGATAGTCTTTCCATATAGCACCTCGTGTTACCATGTGTTGATAGTATTATTCCTCCCACTAGCTTTTTTAACACGCTTTAAAACATCACGAAACCCTCCATCAGGTTTTCTCAAACCTAATCGAGTTGGATCTGCAATAGCAGGAGCCGATAATACTTGTTGAAGATGTGGATTGTTTTCTATGTAGGTGTCTAGTTCAGAGATTGGCATTGAGATGTCAAACTCTTTGTTGGTCTTAGTATCGTAGAACGTATAATTAGCCATTAACTACTACACCCTTAGACTTCCAGTATGCCTGAATGTCATCTTTATTTAGGGGATCATACCCTTTAGAACGCATTTCTTCTTCAACTAAATCTTCCAAATAAGCCTTTTCATTAAGGTTTCTTGGATTGTAATATTCATCAATAATCTTATTAACTACTTCTTTGTTGCTATTAAGAATCTGAGACACTTAACATCTCCCTAAGTTTGGTTTGAACTCTTTTTAATGCTTCTGGTTCGTGTTCTTTAAAAACTACTAGTGTTTCATGAACGCCTTTTTTATGGCCTTCAAACCAATAGTATACTGCTACAGCTGCTAAAAGCAGTGTATATAGAATTGCGCTTGTTAAATTGTCCATCAGTCGTCTTCGTATGAAAGGAGTCTATCTAAATTTTTAGAACGAAGAGCATTATCATAATTACGATAATGCTTTTGCATTTTTTCTCGCTTTACTTCTCTAAAGCTGAGATTTTCTTCTTCTATAAAATTATTTGGAGGTTTCTTTTTATTTTTAAATTCGGTTTTATGGAATTTAGACGTATTGCTCATTCGGAAATTAACCCTGGGAAAGCTGCCATTACTACTTCTTTGTTTATTCCTTTATAAGGACATTTTTTATCCTTCATGTTGATTAAGAGTTCTGCATCATCAGGACTTACTGCTTCAAGCATTTGGATAAAAATTTGTTCACGTCTTATTTTTGTTAGATTAGGATTACCTTGTTCTGCTAACAAATAAAAACGAGAAACTTCGTTGTGTAGAGCTTTAGGCTCATCAAATTGATTTGGATTGAAAGGAGGTTTCCCTTCTGGTAAAGGAAATTTGACATTAGGATCAAACATGCCCTGCAAGATAGATCTGAGCGTGTAATTACTATTTTGTTTTAAAGCTTCTATTCTATCTTCTTTTTTCTTTATTTCACTAATTTTTGCTAACAACTTTGCAGTTGAGTCCATCTTAAATTGAAAAGCCATTAAAAATCACCTACGTTTTCCATCATGAGTTTAAGTTTATGTGTTATAAAATAATTAAACAGTTTACTTCTATCCTTGCCCTGTTCGTTTAGATATTTATTAATAACTTCATTTTTAATACCTTCAGGAACCATAGAAAGATCAACCATATGTTTATTACGCATAAAGTTTCTATCAGTGGTGCTATCTAAAAGAACAGCTCCATCGTTATATATCTTATTGATTTTCTTTTGTGTCAAGGGTTTCTGACGTTTGTCTGTAACAAATGTATCGTCATCAGATAGCACATTAGGAACACCATCCCCGGCATCACCCTTGAGGATATGTTCCAAAAGAAATCTTTCAGGATTATCATGATTGATCCATTTCTTACGAACAGGATCATACTGTTTGACATTAGAGTAAGTTTGAAGCTGAACGAAATCTTTATCACCAGATAGAATAAGGATTTTATGCCCATCATTGGTGCATTTTACAAGGGAAGCAATAATATCATCCGCTTCCGCTGAATCAACTTGAATAACAGGATATGGAAAATTATCTTTAATTTCAGTCTTTATCTTATTAAAGATTTCAAATACCTGTGTCCAATTAATCTCAGACTCTTCACGATTCTTTTTGCGATTGGCTTTATAATAAGGAAAGATCTGCTTACGCCAATAATTTTTATCGTCACATGCTATAACCATCTCACCATATTCGTCACCAAATTTCTGCTTGTATGAACGAAGTGAGTTGATTACCATATGACGAAACAGACCTTCTTCGATAGGAATGTTTGTGTGATTTCCCAACTGCATCATTAGGTTGGAAATCATTACCTGGTTAAAGTCAACTATTATCATGTTATATGTTCCACTTAATCTACTATAATTTATTATATAGTAATTAATTTAAGTGTTCAACTGTTTTTCTTCAATAATCCCTTGTAAATCTTGATGAGCTTGTGGTGTCAATGAAATTATTTTTTGTGCCAGATCTTGGAAGTCATGATTTAAATTTTTTGTTGAATAAATCATAGCCTTCAATGCTTCTTCTACAAATACAATATACTTGACATTATCTTCGTCAGGTTTTACTGTAATTCCATATGAAGATAATACTGAGAAAGCTGCTTCCATAACATCTGAACAAACTTCGTCACAATAATCGCGTCTTACGTTTTCAATATGCTCATAAGATTGTTCAAGAGAAACTGGGAAATTTTTATCATCAATTTTTTTGGGAAACTCTAATATGTTATCCATCACTCTGCCGTGTTAGAGGGGCATACACATTTATTTATGGTTTTGTGTATGCCCCATAATATCATTTAATGACCCTAAGCAGAATCATGTTTGTATTAATACGGTCTGAAAAGTTGGTGGGTTCAGATTTAATTTCTTCCATTAGTTTACGAAGAACAATCTTACCACCGTTAAGAACTTTCTTAACATACTCTTCAGGTTTACGTCCAATGCGTTTTGTCAAGGAAGCATCGCTATCATAGCCATCAATGCTAGCGCGCCGTATATTGAGACCAGAAGGCCCACGAGCCCTGAAAACACTAAGAGTTTTAGACTTAGTGTTAAAACACCAGAGTTCTTGAGAGCCAATAATCGTTGCGGGGTCACACGATTGTAGTTTATACTCATTGCTTTCTTTCTGATACTGGAAATGTTTCAAGAGTTTTTCGGTAGTAGGAGCTTTCTTCTTACGAGGAGCACGAGCCTTCTTCACATTACCTGCAAAGCGTTCGCAGTCTTCGATAAGCTTAGCGACATATGCTAACTTAGCTTTTAGTTGAGGTTTCGAATAGTGAGTGTAGCCCTCATTACTCTCGGTATAAGCATAAGCATACTCATCACGAAGAGGCTTATAGTAATCAGCGATTTTATTGGAATGCTGTGCTGGAATCTCATTTTTCTGTAACCACTCATAAATGTTGACTTGTTCACCGGAATCGAGAATAGCTTCTATATCCCCAATAATATCAGAGACACGTTCCCTGATACGTTCTTGAATATTAGGCTTGACTTTAGGTTCAGAAGGTTTCTCTTCTACCTCTTCACCAAAGCCAGAAGCATCCTTAATATCATCATTAACACGAACCAAATCATTTGCTTGTAATTCTTCTTTGCGATTAGTAGCAATACGACAAAGCCAAGCAGATGTCAAAGGAACACGCTTATCAGGAATACGATCAATAATCTTGATCATGTTCTTGTCATTTTTAAAATAGTCTTTTAGATATTGTCTAGCCTCATTGTTATCACACATGTAATTATACCATGTGAAAGCACGAACCAGATCAATATTAGTCTCTATCTTGTCAGCCTTAGGTTCGTCACCCAAATACTTCCAATTGACTAAATATGTTTCACTCTTTGTTGAACGTTTGGTCTTAGGTTTCTTTGACTTTACACTAAGTAGTGATTTAGCCATTCAATTTCTCCAAACGATCTAAAATGTCATTTATAAGATCTATTTTATCTTTAGCGGCTGACTTACGACCATTATAAAAACCAGACGAGTAGTCATGCATATTATACCAATCAGGCATTGGTTCATCTGCAAGAACCTTATAGGAATGAGCGAGTGTCTGCAGATATTCTCTTAAATTTTCAATCTTCAACTCTTCTACTAAATCCATAATAACCTCTCAATCACAAGATGTCCAGCGTGAGCAGGCAGCATAATGTTCACCGTTTAAATATACAAAGCTAGCACGACCATTATAACCCATACGAGTAGCTTCAGTATAGTCTTCACAATACTGTTTACACTCTTCTAATGTATCAAATGGTCCAATGTAATAGTCTAGTATACCACCTGATACCTTTTCATTATACACACCAACTTCTTTACCATTGGCTAGTTTCTTTGCATAATTAAGTTGCAAATTAATTTGCATACACATCTTCCCCATTAATGAATCTGTGTGCTGTGTAATCACAGATTGAGGCTCTACAATGTTTTATATTATCTGATCCAGGGAAAAATGTCAACACATACCCGCCTGTAGAGACACAGGTTGAATCGAAATTACTATGCTGTGATGCAACCCAACGCATCCAATCATATACATCTTTCCAACCAGTAAACTTATCATGAAGGGCGTCATTCATCTTATACACAGCCATTGCTGTTCGCTTGAATGAGATATCATCTATTTCTAACATATCACTTCACCATCACTGAACGAATGTAACCATCTTTATCTACAGACTGAGATTTAAGCTTCCAGCCTTCTTCGACTAGCAAGTCAATACGCTTACGAACATAGTTACGATTCTTGCTAGTAACTACATACTGATCGATATAGTTCTGCTGCATACGAAAGTAATCTTCTGCTAATGCTAAAACGTGATTGCTCATATTAAGCTACCTTCTTCTTTTCCATTTTATATTCGAGTTCTTTTGATAGAATATACTTTGCGATATTCATCAACTTACGAGATTGATCTTTAGCACGTTCCACATTACCATATTCAAGAACATGCTGCGCGTCAGAAAGAATTGACATAACTGTCATCTCAATCCCTGACATCATCGTGGTAAAGCTCTTAATATACTCTTGCTCAATCTGCCCTTTAGACATACCGAACATCTGAAATTCTTCGTCTGTCATTTCTTTCTCCATTCCTTATATTATTAATATACGGTATTTTGAAAATAATGTCACGCTTTATCTGTGATGAGCTCATACAAAGTTGTTATAGCCAGGATACCAAATCCTAATATAAAGACCCATTGATATGTAGAAATGATTGTAAGAATTGTGTCCATTTGTTTTCTCTCCATTCCTTATAATATTAATATACGGTATTTTGAAAATAAAAGCCACATAAAAATTATCGTTATTTTTCAATGGGTTAGCCGGGAACCTATTTTAACCCCTTGTTTTTATTGAGATTTTTTGGTCAAAAAAAGCTGTTATTTTTCAATAACTTAGCAAAAAAGCTAACCCATTGAAATCATTAGCTTTTTTTTCTGTTGCTATTTTTTTCAAAATACCGTATATTATTAATATGATGAAACGAAAGGAAAAATATATGCCAGATTTTATTCATAATATTCTATATACATTTACACCTAAATTTCATCTTTTTTACATGGATTCTACTTGCGAATCAATGGTCTATAACTATAACACAAACTTCTTCAAAATCTTAAAAGAATATATGGCAATCAAATAAAAAGGTTGCTATTATTTTCAAAAGATCGTATTATAATAATATGATGAATGGAGGTAGTAATGAGTAATAATGACGTTGAATTGACTATTGAGCAGATTCGTTTTGCTTTGTCTCAGATGGAACTTAATTATAGCTTAGCTATTGATTCTGAGGCATATGGTCTTGCTAATGCTTTTTCCTCTAAGATTGATCGTCTTAGGGAAATGCTTATCAATTTAATTCAGATTCAGGACCAATATACATCTGAAGCAGATGCTCGTTACTTTGAAGGAGTCTAAAATATGATTAAAACTTTTACCGGTCAACCTCGCTATTGCGTGAAACGTCTTCGTGACCTTCATGGTCAGGGATATAAGATTATACGTTCACACAAGCATCCTGATGGGTCTGAGACCTATGTAATGGAATATGTTGGAAGGAATAAAACATGACTATGAAACTCGATCCAAGATTTGACCATCACGTCATTGTTGAGTTTAAAGATGGTCGCAAATTTGTCAGACAAAATCTATCTAAGAAAAAAGCAACCTCTGAAATAGATCGGTATCTAAGAGATAGATTGATTCTGGGTATTAAAAGTGTTAAAATGGGATCTAAGTAAGATCCCATTTTTTTTATACTAAAGAATTGAGCAGAGCTTCCCACTCTTGCTTTCTTCTATCCCATCCATAAAAATAATCAAAATATTGTTTTTGAAACTCAAGGTAGGCATCAGGCTGACCTTGAGTGTTTCTTATAGTATTAATAGCATGCTCTAGTGTATGTGCAAATTGTACAGCATGAGCATTTTTATTTTCATTCCATGGATACATCATTGCAAAATTAGCACAGGTCTCTGGAAGAGCGGCATAGTTAGGGCATACAACCAAATTCATTGCTGACATAGCCTCGATTACTGAGAGGCAGCTCGTCTCTGGCCAAATGCTGGGGTAAGCATAGATATGTGATTTCTTAAGAGCCTCTCTAACCTCTTCATTAGGTACAGCACCATGATAGGTTATCTGAGGATGCGTTTTACATCTTTCAAATATTGGTTTGTAAGGTTCATCTTGAATACTCCAACCATAAATGCTAAAAGATGAATATACATCAAGATGAATATCTTTATGTTTGTTGGCTAATTCAATAAAAACAGGAATTAATATCTCTAATCCACGATGTGGGGTTGTATGATATATTAACCGAATTGTTCCATCAAACGGTTTAGTTTCTATCTCTATTGGGTGTATTGCATTTTTTATAACAATAGCTTCACTATAAGGTACGTTGGTTACCAAATTATATAGATTCATTTGATAATCAGAAACACAAACAATCTTATCAAATCGTTTACGTGAATTTGGATCTTTCAAATGTTCTGATTCAGTATCAAATGGTAGATCATGAAGCCAGAGAATATGCTTCTTACCTTCTTGCAACTCTCTAACTCTAGAAGGTATGATTTGAAATTTATCTAATAAATCAGCAGGCAAGGAACTATGAAGACGTTCCTGCATCAACTCGGTGCCACCCCGAGCGTTTCTATTTAATTCATTCTTTTCCATAACAAATCCATAATAAAAAAATCAATCTTATTTTTTAAAGATTGATCCTGGTAAATTTAATTTAACTTTTTCATCTTGAAGACCGATAAGGGTACGGGCTGCAAAAGAAATAACACTCCAAGCACAAAAACCCAAAGCCACAGAAGCAGCTAAAAGATTATCAGAAGTTATATGCCACTGCATCCATTCTAAAAAAATAGGTGCAAATACAACTGCTGCTAAAACACTAAGTCCTGATCTAATGGCTGCATCCCAAACATTACAAGGTGTATAAAAAACCATGAATGATACTCCACCAATAAGTCCGCCTAGACCGGATAATAATTTAGCCATGAGCGGTGTAGATATTGGGTCTGACATCGTTTTTCCTAGGTATTAAATTATAGGTATTATAAGATTTATTTATGAATACTAATAATTGAATCAAATCTGAAAGAACGCCAACCTTCTTTATCTACATCCCATACTGAAACAACATTCTCATTTATCTTTTTTTCACGATCAGTTTTCTTTTCGTGAGGTTTAATAAGATCATCCATGAGAGTACATTTCATTTCTCTCTCAGAACCATCTGTCTTAGTAAATTTAACATTTACAATACTAGACTGAAGCATATGCATTATGGTTGATTTAGATAGCTCCATCACCAAAGCCTCCTGATGTTTCTTCAAGATAGGCTTTGAGCTCTTCATAACCCCCAATACGTTTACCGTCTACAACAACAATGGGAACGGTTCTCACACCAGGAAACATCTCTGTTATTTCATTGATACCAATATCTTCACCAACATTTAAATAACTATAATTCAATCCATATTGATTTAATATTTGCTTTGCTGCAACACACCAATTGCAATTATGTTTTCCGTATACTTCAATCATTTGATGTCCTTATTCCTACTTCTTTATCAGATCTCTTCCAAGGACCAAATGCAGCAGGGTGATTTCCTTCTACACGAATGAATGGTTTATTTGTTTCATTCTTATTAGGATTAGGTATAGTAACCATTGTACGTCTACCCTTAGCCCATTGTTTAAGTTGAGCTTGCATCTTGTCTACAAATGTGCGATCGCGTTTCATAGCTTTAACTGTTTCTCTAGAAACACTTCCGTATTTACCTTTAGAAACATATGTCTTTCTTTTACTCGCTGCCATAATCAATCATCCTCTGAAACTTCAAGAATATTTTTTTCAATTGTACTCAGGCAAACAATGCATTTAAAATAAACCATGCTTGCCTGAGGATTTCTACCATTCATTGCAAAGTTTGTGAGAACTAAAGATCTATTACCAGAACCACATTTGGGGCAACTGCCTATCACAACAGGAACATTGCTACCTGGTTCTGCACAGACCTTTATATCATCACTTTTTTGCATTCTTTTTTGTCGTCTTTGCTTTTACTTTTTCTGCAGTTGCTTTAGCTTTTGTTTTTACAGCCTTAACTGCTTTTTGTTCTGCAGCTACTGCACCTGCAATTGCTTCAGTAACTTTAGCTTCTACTTCTTTAAGTTCTGCTGATACTGCTTTTTCTACTTTTACTGCTTCTGTCTTAACAACTTCAGCTGCTTTGTTTACTTCAGTCTTAACTTCATTAAGGCCAATTCCAAAAAATTCTTTAAGCCAATTCAACATTTTTTAACTCCTGTTCATATCCATATTTACAAATAAAATAACTGTCAATAATGTCAGAAGAAGGATTCCATTGCTTATCTGTTAATCCTAGCTTCTTTTTAATATTATAGCCAGTGGTTTCTTCGAATACATCCTGTAATAATTGTTTGTTGGCATTACCTTTGCCAGTAGCAGACTTCTTAATTACAGTAGGTGGAACTATATAATAATCATAACACCACCTGAATAAAAAGTGTTTAAGTAACCCAGCATTCTCGGCTATGTTAAACACCTTACCTATTGATCCCATTGAGTAACCTTCCATATACACTTTGGCACCCTCTGGAATCTTTGACATTGCCCATTTAGCAATGTTATAGTGTCTTTGTTCTTCACTATAATAATCATCGTGTAAATCACCTTGTATGTTATCAAAATCTACATCAAGTTTTTTACTACTTGTAAGATAATAAAATTTACACTTTGAGAATCCAAAACTATTAGAATCACAAACGCAAATACAAGGTGATGTTAAACTATAATCAATTCCTACGATAATCATTATTCATCATCATAATCAAAACCATCTTCATCTTCTTCATAAAGAGAATCATCTTCATCATCAGATACATAGGCTTCATATACATCATCAAATAATGGATCTTGGTTCAAACTTTCATCTGCATCATGAGTACCTACTAAATCAAACAATTTTTTATAAATTTCGGATCTAGCATTTTCATCTTTAACAGTTTCTAGTAATACTTCAATTAGTGCATCCCAATCCATATTTTTTATCCCTTAGTTGATTGATGATTATAATTCTCTGATCATCAGTATATATGCGCCATTTTTGAATCTGTTCTAAAGTCCTGCCACATCCTGTACAGACGTTTGTGGCAGGATCAATTTTACATAATTTAACACAGGGTGTTAGAATAACTCGCATCCACCACCTACACAAGCAGCAGATCCAATAGTGTCAACATCAATATATTTAACTTCTTTCAATTCATCTTCCCACTTAATATCCTGAATTGTTTGCTGAATCTTTTCCCACTTGTGAAGTAGGTAAACATCCTTAAAGCAGTATTCAGCCTTCTTGATATCACCGTTGAAGTAATTAGTAGCAAACTTTTTAAATCTACGAATCCAATCTTTCTTGAGAGTATTCTGATGATTATCTGCTGTAAGATCTTCACCATAACCATTAGCAGTCATACAGGCCAACCAAAGATTATCGAAACATTTCAAAGCTTCAACAATAAGACCAGATGCCATAATTGCACCTGCACCGTACTTTTCAGTAAGCTGAGCTGCATTTAATACTTGAGTGTTTGGTGCTTGGAAATAATCTTTATCGCCTGTCATTGGTAGAAACGAAATACCAGCAAAATAATCACGGTTATTAAATACGTAATCCTCAATAGCATCCCAGTCGTCAACAATGACAGTGTTAGAAACATTATGGCGTATGCCGGGATGAGCGCATCTTTCAATATTTGTTCCAGCATTGACCCAGAACTCCTGTGCCTTCTTAATAAGATCTAAATGCTTAATACCAATAAGATCATCCTTGAAGATTGATCCTTCCTTAGCAACTACTGGGAAAGAAACAACATAATCAGTCTTTCCAGATGACCAAGCAGATTCTTCAACCATATTAGGATTGATTCTCTTGATAAGCTTTGCAACTTCAGTATCTTTGTTCAGCTGAATGTTGCGAATATACATTGGGGAGTGATCAGCATGAATACCAGAAGCTGTCATCAATAGGACAGAGGCATTCCCGGAAGGCTTAACACAAGTAGTACGAGCAGCAGGGTTAATCCCAAGTAGTCCAGCCACTTCTCTATTTGTTTCTTTAACAATTTCAGCTCCTCTTTGTAGAATCTTTTCATCAAACAATGTCTTTGGATTATTCATCCAACCTGTTACAGAAACACCAAGAAGTGCTTCTCTATCAAAGATAGCCTTTGATGCAGGTGAAAGAAATTTAAAGTCAGTATAACCGGCTTGCAATGTTCCTAGGATAGAAGCGGCACGACAAGCCTTGTAGAATGTTTCTTCGTTATCACACATACCACCATTGATCTCAGTTAGGTTGCATCCCTGCCATCCTGATTGACCATCAATTTGCGGATACATACCAATTTCAACACATGGATTGGTTGTAATATCTTTATCATCAACAAAGAAAAAACCTGGCTCACCAAATTGCTTAATTGATGTCATAAGGTTTGCAAATTGTTCTTTTGTTATTTCATTACGAACAATAACAGCACTATTATTACTGCGACCACGTTGTGGATTATCAATATACCAATTTCCAGTCTTAGCTCCTGCCATCTCATCGTCTGTAGCGCTGAAAAGACAAATAGTAGCTGAGCGGCGAACACCACCAGCCAATACAGCATCAGCAGCGTGCATAACAATATCATATACATGGATTGGCCTCAATGTTGCTGACTTCTCATTAAGAGTAAGCCCGGTTAAAATATATTCAATACGATCAAGAGAACGACGAAGAGGTTCTGGACCTGGTGCCTTAAACCCTCCAGAGATCTTTGCTCCTTTTGGACGAATGGCTGAAAGATCAAAAGCTACCTTACGACCAGCATATTCAGGATACTTACCACCATTTTCAAAGAAAGAAGACATAAGAACATCAAGAGCTGTTGCCCAACCCTCAACAGAATCTTCTACTGTATGAAGCTTAGGTGCTTTTGTACGATGAATGATTTTAGGAAGCTTACCAACATGATGTGATTGTACAGAGAATCCAGCACCTGCACCACAAAGAAGAATGTAAAAAATTTCACCAAAGAATTCTGGACGATCAGCATAGGATGATGTGCAATTATACATTCTCATTTGATGCTTGAATAGTTGTTCACCACCAAACTGAAGAGCACGTTGTGCACCAAGAACAAGTTTTTGTTTATATGCAGCTGCAGCTTCATCCATATAAGCCATCAATTTTGACGACATCTTATCAGCATAAAAACCGGAATGCATTTTCATAACACGGTTCACAGCTTCTGACCATGTTTCGTATCTACCTTCATCCTCAATAAATCTTGCATAGCCTTCATAGAATTTGGCGTCTGAAAGTAGTTTCTTAGTATCTTTATAAGTTGCAGCCATTTTAAACCTCTTTATTATTCTTATTTGTTCTCGTAAAAACTTGTATTAAATGCAATTGATATTCTATCTTCACCAGAAAGATTCTGTGTTACTTCATGTTCAATCCAACTTGGAAATATAACCAATTTACCTTCTTCAGGATCAACTGTCCACTTAGAGCAATTAGATTCATCATATGATTTAATTACTCCTTGGGGTGTAAATAACGGTTGTAAAATTGATGGATGTTTTAAAATTAATTTGCCTGAATTTTCTGGAACCTTAACATAATAAACACCCGACATATAAGAATTAGGATGTGTGTGCGGTGAATTGTAACTATAAGGGTGATTTATATTAATCCACATACTTTCTACTCTAAGATCCAAATCATCTCTAAATTTAATGTTTTGTCTTAGAGCTTCTAATCTGCCATTTATTTCTTCAATTAAAGGTTGGGCTTCAGGCAATTCATCAATAAATTCACTCTGCCAACCACCTCTGTTAGTATATCTACGACCATCAGTAGTCCTCATTAAATTTTGAGCAAATGTATCCAATTCAATATTATTAAGATTGAGATTATCAACACAGAATAAATTAGAAAATAAAAACTGTAAATACATCAAATTTTACTCCACTGTTGTAATCTCATCTTTGCGGCAAGACCTGAATATGTATTTTGATCAATAATAGCTTGTATAGCGGGACCCGAAAGATCCTGTTTCAAAATCATATCGTTTATATCTTTTTGTTCAATAAAATCTGGCCAGATACAGACTTTATAACCCTGATCCACTGTCTTGGAAATTTTATTGACAATTTCTTTGTTTCGTGGTTCATTATCATATATTACCGTTATATTATCTCTGTCTGTTATATTATTCAAGTTTATATCAGCGCCGGCCATTGCAATACAATTATCTAAGAAAAGGCTATCAATTGGACCTTCAACTACATAGACATTCTTTGTCTTGTCTATTGTTTCTAATCCAAACACCTTTTCTTTTGTATCATCTAAGATAATTGTAGAGTAACGCATGTTGGAAGTCTTACTAAGGGATCTCCCAGTAAAACCAAAAACATAACCTTTAGAATCAATGAACGGGAAAACGATGCGTGGTTCATCGAGCTTCAATGCTTTATCGGTGAACTTATTTGGCACTATCGAATTTACCCAAGTATAGTATATAGGAGAATAGTAAATTCTAAAATGAACGTTGGGAGGAATCTTTCGGTTTTGAACATATATTTTTGCAGGATGATCATGCTTTAATTGTGATATTTTCTGCAAATTCTTAAAAGGTTCAAAAGAATCTATACGTCTGCTAGAGAATTTTTCGATAGCAGGTATAAATTTTTCGCTTTCGTTATGAGTATTTGCACCACCTGTCTCTTTTAAAATTTCCAACCGATATTCGGTATATAAAACAGGATTTTGTGTCTTAATAAATTTAGATAATGATGTACTGGCACTACAATTAAAACATTTAAAATTAATGTGACCTTCGTATTCATAAAAATGACCACGAGTTTTAAATTTATTTTTAGTAGAATCACCACACATAGGACATCTAAATTGTGCTATGTAAGGTTTTGATTTTTTTACTTTAAATTGTTGTAGTTGTGTACCAACCAATGAAGCATATTTTTGTTCTATCCACAATGTACTCATGTAACTCTATCCTTATATTGAACAGAGTTATTATACCATAGTTATAGAAAAAAGCAACAATTATTTTTGTTCTGATACAGTTTTTTCTGCATCATCATAAAATTGTTTGACAGCGTCCATCTTCTGTTTGCAAGTCATATTATTCTTTTGCAGTTTTAGGATAAGAGCACCGACCTGTTTATTTGTCAATGTATCAGGTTTAGGAAACTTTGTTTCAACTGGGCACTCATACATATCTGCTGGAGCTTTTACAATTTTATATTCAGGTGCTAATAATTGCACCGCTGTTTGAGAACAACCTGTAAGTAACAAAGGTAATAATAAAATCAACTTTTTCATTTCTTTTTCTCACCATAAGTTGCATCAAGCTGTTTTACAATACTTTTTAAATAAGGTGCCGCATCATCGGACACTGGAACTGTTGTAGGGGTTTTGGGTTTAGTTTCCTCGTCAGCTTTCTTTTCAATTTCTTCTAATTGTTTCTTAGCAGCTGCTTCTTGTTCAGCAATTATTGCTCTTATGCGATCAGCATTGGTGTTAATTTCACCAGTCTTTTTTTGAAAGTCTTCTTCTTTTTGTTGTAACAATTGCTGTTGCATTTCATTAAATTTATTGGTAGCTTCGTTCCATAAATTATGATCATGTGCAGCCAACCAACCAAAGAAAATTCCTGAAAGTAAAATAGCAGCGCCAATAAATTGACCAATTTTATTATTTAAAAAAAATCCAAGTAATGGCATTATGGTCTTCCCAATGATAAAATTTTATCTTGCTTTGTTTTCTTATAATCGTTAAGCTTATCTAAATAGCCTGCATTACGAAGATCCTTAAATATCAAGTTACCAAAAGCAAACTCACCATCTTTTGCAATTGAATCACCACGCATCTTTTTAATTTTATCTTTTAATATGTCAATAGAGTCATCACTAGCATTATCAGCAATCATCTTATCAATCATATCTTTATAAAACTGAACTTTTTTCTGTAAATGGTAATCATCTTCAAAATGAAGATCTAGCATTTGAGGACGAGCTAACCATCTATTTTGAATAAGAGAATATACGCCCTGATTTGAATGAGGTTTCTCATCAATATCTTGTGCATAAAGTTCTACTGGATAACCATATATTGAAATATCCGGATGTTGTAATGTCCAAAGAATTTTCTTATCTTGAAGATATTCATCTACAAATGCACGATCCGGATTGATAGCAGATCTTGACATTACAATATGAAGATCAATATCTGAATTTGGTGTGTAATTATAATTTACATTACCACCCGTAATTACAACATCGTGTATAAGACTTGGTGGTATTTTTGTAAAGGCTACCCACGCATCAGCAATTTGTAAAAGCTTATCTCGTACCTGATCTTTTAAAGAATTAGTAGCATCCCATAATTTTGAATTTAATTCTTTATGATATTGTAATGTAGTATCTTCTTTTAGATAAGATTCTACTTTATTCTGTACAGTAATAATTTCAGTTTTACTTTTACCATCAGAGCCCGATTTTTTAGTATTTAATGGTAAAGCATTTTGTGAACCCTGTACAATAGCTTGTTCGGCCTGTGAAATTTGTTTTGCTCTTTTAATATAAGCAAGAATGGGCTGTGATGTTTGTTTAGATTTTTTTTGGTGTTTTCTTTGTACTGCTGGTGATATACCGGGTTCACCCTTCCAGGATCCGGGAGGCTCACCGATACCAGCTATAGCCCCACCTCCTGCAGCATTAACAGGAATATCTTCGTTTAAATTTAATAGGTTATCATAAATGATATTAAATTCTTGCTCTACTATATTTTCAATTTCTTCCATAGATGCATCTTCATGAATAGGCTTTGATCTTAACAATAAGACAGTTGCAGCAATTGTTCCAAGCCTTGAAGCACCACCAGGAATTTTAGCTAAAAGCTTCTTTAAATTTATCACCATAATATCAAATAACCCAAGAATTTTTCTTTCTTCGGGTGAAAATTTACTTCTGTCTTTTAAAAAATTACCTTTGTCATCTATAAGATTGTACTTATAGGCCGGCATTTGATTAAATGGAGTAGTAAGTTTTTTAATAAATTGATAAGTTAAAACCGTATCAAAGATACCAGCCATTAGATTTTCCTCAATTCTAATAGTATTTTTATGTCTTCTTGAATATCTTTAATATTTATGGTTCTGTTTTCTATCCCTATATTTTCAACTTTTTCTGGTAGAATACCCAGAAATGATAGGAATGATTTAAGTTGAGATTCCATGCCTTTACATTTTAAAAACAGCATTTTTGTAGTTGCATGGGCACCAAATACATTATTTAATATAATAATATGATTTAAAATTAAACGTTCTTTTAAATCACCCTCTTCAAGATAGCGATTTAATAATCTCTTGATATATTTGAATCTTTTTAAATCATCATAAAATTCTACAGTATCATAACACTGGGGATTATCATAATGTTTAGCAGCATATAATAAAAAATTAAATTCGTCTACTTTATCCATATCACAACATTATACTAAACTACTATAGGGTACGTGTTTACTTGAAATTTCTGATGGTGTTAATACACCACTCCAAATATTTATATCCTTAATAGTACTATCAAAATAATCAGTAGAATCCCATCTACGTGAAATTCTAATACCTGCATTATCAGATGATGCAGTTCCTGGTGCGGTAGTATTAGATACTAAAACACCATCTAAGTATACTCTAAGTTCTTTTGTTGGACCGTAGAATGTACAGACAACATCATACCAAGTATTAGCAACAGGTGAAGTTTTTGCGGATAGGACATTCCAATAACCTGCATTACTATCAAAGAATCCTGCATCTAATTGATTATTACCATTTACATAACCAATAGCATAATTAATTTTTGTACCTGTTCCAGGCCAATTTTCAGTAATTAAGCATGGAGCTATAGATTGATTTGCTGTTTGTACTTGGAATACACCTTGGATAGTATAACTGGATAATGGTGAGAGACTATTTCCAGCTCCTGTATCACCCCATTCGGAATTAGCAGCTCTAAATCTAATCTGACCACCGTTAGTATTACTATAAACTGGATTGTTATATATTGTAAATGCTTTACTACTTATTAAATCTGTCCAAGTGCCGTTACTTGTATATGTGTTAGCATGTAATGCAAATACTTGTTGTGCTTGATATTTACTCTTTGTAGAGTTGTATCTAGATGAAGTGCTAGTTGTAGCACCATATATTGGTTCAATATAACCTTGATAACGATTTGAGGTAAACATAGCAGTAACACTATTGAATCCAATTGCAATATATGAAGCTCCTGGACCAGATCTTGTTATACCTGTAGCTGTTACTGCAGTTCCGCCATTAACTTCTAGACCTAATGTACCGCTGTTAAAATAAAAGTAAATATGATTCCATGCATTTAATGTCACTTTATCAGTAGATACTATACTTGAAATGTTACCACCATTCCATGTTCCGGCATAGATGTGACCGTCATTGTCGATCTCCATCATATTATAATAATAACCAGGTGATGCATTATTATCCATTTCAGTTAGAATAGCAACGCCAAGACTAGTTGGATATATCCAAAAATCTAACCAAAAATTTGTAACTGCACCTAATGTGGGTGTGGTTTGATATCCTCCACCAGTAAATCTTGTCGTGCTGGCAGTTGTTTCATTAGAAAAATTGTAAGATAATGTATTAATACTACCTGGTGTACCTTCTGCATAGTAATAATTATTTGGAGAACTATTCCAATAAAAACTTCCAACTGGTGAAAGAGAAGGTGCACCACCACTAAGAAATGAAGTACCTATGATTGATTGTGCTAAACCAACCATCAGTCAATAGCCAAACCGGCTCCAGACAGCATCCACTTATCTGTGCCTATCTTTAATAGGGTAGCCATAGAGTTATTTGGAATGTAGAAAGAAGTACTTGTCTGATTATATCCGGCACCCCATACTTCAGTAGTCATACCATCTACTGGATAAATGTAGGTCCAACCATTTCCACTAACTATAGTGATTGTAGTTCCTATTTCAAATGGGACTGATGCATCAGTAGGCACTTCAACACCATAACCATCACCATCGTTTTTGTAGATATGTTTACCAGCATCTGAAAGAGTTAGGGTGTAATTATTAAATCCACTTTGTAGATTCTGAGGTATTGATTTGATTACTGATACACCGTCAGAATTTTTAATATCACCGTTTGCTGGTAGAGTTATATTACCTGATTCTAAAGTCCATTGGTAATTAGTTGCAGTATTTACATTATATGTGTATAACTGAATTTGACCTATACCATCTACATCATTACCACCAGTAAATGTTACTGCAGACTGCCATGTATTAGAAGCAGCAGTCTTATAAACAACTGATATTGGTAACCCTGATGGGCCATTGCTCAATCCAGACCAACCCATTCCTTCTGGACCAAGAGTACCACCAGCTGGGATGTGAAAATAACCGTCCTCTTTAAATGCCCAAACGTTTGTGTTTGATTGAATTGAAATATCGCTGCTAGAATAAATGGAAGAAATAGCAGGACTTGCATTTAATGGAACTGCAGGAAGTGTAAGAGTGCCTGAACTTTCAAAAGCCCAAGTGTATGTTCCAGAATTAATAGAGAATGATGAATTACCATACAATTCTGCTCTTATATCATTACCATACTGACCACCACCATTATTTGCACCACCTGCACCATATACTCTGAAGTTAGTTGCACCATAATCACCTAATGTGACTGCACCTCCTGTACCACCTTCATACAAATGTATATCATAGTCACCAGTTGGTTTAATTATTAATTCATTTATCCAAGAGTTATTAGGTTTAATACTTAGAGAAATATTATCATGGGGTCTAAACTGATAATTCCAGTTTATACCTAAAGTGTTATCGGTACCATAATATTGTATTGTACCATTTGAGTAGTGATACATGTTAGAATAACTAGCGGCATTCTGAACATATTGGCCAACTTCTGCATAACCTGTGGATTGATAAGTCCACATCCATGCTTGATCATCACCACCTCCATCACCATCAGTAGTAGATGACATCTCTGCTAAATTAATTGAATATAAATCGAAATACGGTGTTGTAGAATGTATATCTGAATTAACTGTAATACCATAAGAATTAACAGTCATTCTTACATTTTCAGCATTAGTATTACCAGCTACAAACTTAATAGTATTATCCGTTTGCGGACCTATAACAAGGTCTCCGCCTGTATTATAAAGATAGGCATCGTTAGGACCCCATACGTTACCGTATGTTGTATCTGTATAGTTTGAACTATTGATACCCATATCAATAAATGGGCCAGTACCCTCACCATAATTGCCCTGATCATTATAAACAACAAGATCCCCAGATGCGTTATTGGCATTAGAAGTGTTCTTTAAAACAACTTGATGATAAGAATTTGCTGAAGTTAAAAATACAGGTGAGTTAGAAAGTCCACCCAAACTTCTATAATAATTTCCATCATGAATCCAAGATTCAGTATCACCAGAATACTGAATATGATAAGAACTGACTTGTGTTCCAAGATGAGGATCTTCAATGAGACCTGTGTTATCAGTTGTATTAACTATTACTGGATATTGGCCATTACCACTATCAATATTTCTAATAGTATACACTTTACCTACTGGCACATTACCAGGAAGTGTAATTGTGATAGGTTGATATAAAGTAGCAGGAACAACTAGAAGAACACTATCATCAATTGTTGCTGTGTAATCTGTTGTTAAATAGATAGCTCCAAGCGCACGTACATCTGGATTATATTTCCAATTAGCATTGCCTGTGTTATTTGCAACTAATATTTTACCAGCGGTAGCCCCAGCTGGTAAACCGCCACCAACACCCGCTGAACCAGTATAACCTGCACCAACAGATCCTGTGTAGCCTCTTAATTGTGAGCCTACAGAAGAAATAAAGTTATTTACAGTAATTTTATTAGTAGAGGGTAATCCGCTAGGATCATGAACAACCATCAATAGGTCATTATTAGCAACCGATGTAATGGCATTTAATTCAGAAATCTTAGGCATTATTACCCTCTACTTATTTTTTTAATTATCAGGAATTAGGAAATACTGTATTTTCAGCATCACCTGAAATTGTACCAGTGGCAACAAGTGTTTCAAATTGAACACGACCTGCACGGCCACCTGAGCCAACCTTACGAAGAACCCAACCAGAATGGGCAACTTTTTTACCGTTTCCAGCAACTCCAGCTTCAGTTGTATCAACACCAAAAATATTATTTGATGATTCACCAGTTGCATGTGAATATGCAACATACTTAGGCTTTTCACTTAAAATATAAGTGTTGCCAGCACCAACGGCGGCAATAGATCCACCATTTGTACCTGATCCTACTGTAGCTGATGTATTATTAGCAATAGCAGTAATAACGTAGTCAACATTTGCTGCAGTAATAAAATTACCTACAGCTGCTTGCGTTGTAAATAGAGTACCTGTTCCAGTTACAGCACCTGCAGTATTAATTGCAATAGTTCCACTATTTGCATTTTTATTATCTTTATTTCCCCAAAGTGACATTTTTTTCTCCTTTAAGTAGAATTACAGACTTCTACGTAGGTATTTATGAAACCTTATTGGAGAGTAGATCTTAACATCCAAGCGTGTTTTTTATGAATATCAATACGATCTTGCAAGAAATTAGCTAACCCATGCTCAGAATTTTGTTCTGCTGAAAGATAAGCCTGAGTTAAAGCATCTAATACTTTATCATTATCCTGAATAGAAATTGATATCATTTGTTCTGCAGGAACCACATCAATTTGATCTTTAATCAATGTCATGTCCATAAAACGAGAAAGAGAACCGGGAGCAAATCCTTTTACAGATCTAATGTGTTCTGCAATATCATCATTGGCTTCCCATACTTCTGTATAAAGCTTTTCAAAAAATTCATGATATTGAGGGAAATTAGGTCCTGTAACATTCCAGTGAAAGAAATGTAATTTTAAGTAAAAAGAAAAATTAGTTGCTAATAACACTTTAAGTTTTTCTAATAGTTGTTCCATTATTCGTCTCCGCTTCCAGCTGCGCCACCACCGCTGCCGCCGCCTGAGCTAGCACTTTTTCCGGGATAGGCTGTATGTATTTTCATATCAGATCCTCTATAAGGGATCTTCTTTAATTTAATTAATTTACCATTAGGATCTCTAACAGCTAATTCTTCTATATGTTGTTTAAAGGTTTTCATATCTCTTCAACTTTAATTTTTAAATGACCTTGGCCTTTGATTACTCTATGAAACTCTTCAGGGGGAATATTGATTCGTGTTCCTGTTTTTATATCAAAAGGCAATTCGTTATCAAATTGAAATTGCCAATCATCTCCACAATCAATGACTTCAACCACCCTATATTTTTTATCTCTATGCCAAATCAGATCACCCGATTCAACATTTTCTTCAAATACTCTGCTAAAAGTATTTTCAGATATTCTTATATCCAAATATGGATTACCAGTAGAAACTGCCGCCACCTGAAAGCCCCAATGATTTAGCATAACGAGGAAGATTACATGACCAGTAAGCCGCTGATGTTCTATCTTTTTGAAGATGACATTGATGACGTGCTGCAAAAGATTTACGAGCTTCAGGATCATTCATCTTTACTGAGAGAGTACCACCGCCTGCTGCACCACCCTTATCACCAAATGTTACTTTCTTAATTCCACCATCTGGTTTACGAACATATACATAGAATTTCTTTGGACCACCTCTTTTTGGTTTTCCGATAGGAGGATTCTTTTCATCCTCCTCTTCTAACATTGGAAAATCAAGAGGAACTTCCTCACCTTCATAAATGTCAAATGAACCAATATCAGTTCTAATTAATTCAATATCACTATAAGATAAATCAATTACTTCTTCATTATAAAGACGACGAGCTTCATTAATAGAATTGAAATATTCTTTTGAACCATAACGAAAAATATTTTCAGCTAAAGGTATTTTATTTTCTAAATGATAAGAAAGGCCTTCATGTATTACTTCTTCATTAAAATGTTCTTTAAATGATTTCATTTGTCTTTTACCTTGCCTACTTCTGATTTATTTCTTACTTTTTCTACTGCTTTATTTAATGTCATGGCACCCGCCGAAGTTTTATGGGGTGTTGGTTTTACACCTTTGATAATATCTGGACCCAATGATCTAAGCTTATTTACTTTGCCTACAAGTTCATCTGATATTTCGTTAACAACTTCTTCGTTGGTGCTCTTCCAACCACCACCTTTTGATTTATACCACTTTGCTGCCCAACCATTTGCATAAGCAGAAGGATACACATCAAACTTACTCTTTGCTAAAGCTTTAGCTTTTGACCAAAGAGATGGATTGGTAGGAGTATTCTTTTCTTCTAATTGCTCTATATCTTCTTTTACTTGTCTTCTAGATGCAACACGTGCAAAAAATTTAGCTTGTTTATTCTTTACTTCACTATGCTTTCTGAGATCATTAATGTCTTTAGAGAGATCATCAGCTTCTTTTTCTTTACCTTTAATGATTTTATTAGAATCAGGATCTGTAATTTTATTTAAATCTTTTACTTTTTGGTTAGCTTTTTCTCTAGAAATTTCTGATTGATCTAAAGAAGATTTTGCTGCTCTAACTATCAATTGAGTAGATACTTCTTTAATTTCAGTTTCTTCATTCTTTGGTTTCTTTTTTGCTTTCTGCATAGCAATAGCAATAGCAGCCTGTTGTGCCCAGTTTGTAGCTTCTGTTTTTACAAAGACCGGAGACTCACCTTTTCCTGATCTATCAGCAACTGGATCTTCTCTTCTTTTTCTACGGGTGGCAGCTGCTCTATCTTCTTTATCCATAGCCTTAGCTTTTGCCATAGGAAGGCATTTTGGTTTACCTTCACCTTCTTCTCTAGCACAAGGACCCTTAATGTTTCCTTTTGTATCCATACGGACCCATTTATCCTTAAACCATTTACGAAGATCTTCTGATACAACTAATTCTTCATTTTTCTTTTTCTGATTCATTATTTGATCTTGTGTATCAGAATCAGGTGTATCCATAGCGTCAGAGTTATTAGTGTGCATACCAACGTGTGATTTAACAAGAGCCTTAATAATATTATCTCTTGTATCTGCATCAGCTATATTTTTATCCACATATTCACCACTTTCACCATCAGGATTGCCTGAAGTATAACCCATACCTCTAACACCACCAACACCCGCTGAATTTACGGATTCATTTTTCTTTTCTTTTTCTTTTGCTTCTCTATCCAATATAGCTTGATAGTCTGCTGAATTTTGTTTTAAACGTTCAGCTGCATCAGACATACCTTTGAGTGGATCAGGTTTACCCATTCTTCTTGCAGCATCTGCAATCTTTTGTGCTGGTGATTTATAACCTTTACCATATGCTTCTGATTTAAACATATCAGGTGTGTAATCATTTACATTAGGAAGTTTTGCAGTTGATTTTGATTTAAAATCAGGCATAGTAGCTTTAGGAAGCTTCACTTGTTGTTTCTTCAAATCGTTGGAAGGTGAAGACATATTGCTAGGAGGACCCTTACCAAACGTCATTTCAAAATCATCATCAAGAATTTTTTTTACTACTGACTGCTGTCTATAAGGCTTATCAGATTCTTTTCTATCGGCATCATCTCTTGGGACAAGATCAATTTCTTTTCTATCTTGGCCTGAACGAGGAACAGCTTCTCTATACTTACCAAATCTCTTATTAAATTCTGAATCTGTTGCTTCTTTTACTGATACATTAGGTTTAGTAGTTTTGGCAGGAGCAGGGGCGGTATTTTTACCAACTACCTTAGATGACTTAGGCTCACCAGGTGTAACATGTTTTGATAATGTCACAACTGTATCAGAACCATCTTCTCTAAATTTAGTTTCGTCATAATTGATATTTTCTTCTGCCATTACTTGATCATAGATTGATCCTATTTCTTCAAGCATTGCTTCCATAATAAATGAATCAAATTCATTATCAACATCTTCTTTAATAGATTTAATATGGTCCATCATTTCTTTTGCATGTGGATGTAATGCTTTTGGAAGACCAGACTTAAATGCTATCATATTACCTGATCTTGCATGTTCACGCATTTTTGTACCTGACATACCTTCGGCACCTTCTGCATCAGGATCTCTATGACCAGCCGATACCACACTTACTGTTTTAAAATTAAAGAGACCATGAGGACCTTTTTTACCATTATACTTGTTAATTAAAGAATGATATTCTTTTACTCTATCATCGCCTGCAACCATAGTAATATGCTGAATACCGCTCTTATGAAGACGGGAAAGATGATGAAGAAGAGTAGGATGCTCAGAAGAAGAACTAGAAACATTAGTGCCTTCTCCAGCAATCTTTTTAAGATACTCAACTTTCTTTTCCTTTGGAAGTGGGTTCTTTGCATTACCTTCTGTATGAGAAGCAATGATATGGGCTTCAGCACCTTGTGACTTAGCAGTATCTTCTACTTTATGAATTAATTTTTCATGGCCGATAGTTGGAGGATTGAAACGACCAAAAGCAAATACAGCTTTTTTTTCTTTAGCTTCCAACACAGGATTTAAAATGATTTCATCGGGTTTATTACCAGTAGCAGTTCTACCCTTAGAAATAACATCCTTGACAATCTCTGTCTTACCTTTTTTTGCAGGTTTATTGTCAGGTCTTAATGTGTTTTGTTGAGGATCGTTATATTCTGGCATCTGTTTTCCTAGAGTTTATTTTATATTTATTAAGTAATTTCTTCCCAGGTCATTGCCCCAATAGCATCATTGCCGTTAGAAGCACTTGTAGCTGCTAGTGTAATAATTATGCCATTATTACTTGCAGCAAGTCCATCTCTTTCTAACTGATAGGCAAATAACTCAGCCCTTGAAAGATTAACTGTCGCCCCACCTGCACCTGCTGATACGTTAACATAACCTACTTGTGCATCTCTACCACCAGAAACTGCAGAAGCTGTAATATCATATTCTACAGGTGAATCTGCAGCTGCAGATACCCAAGAAGCGCTTGTTAATGTCCCACCTATTATAATCTTATAACGATAACTTGTATTGTTAGTGACACCAAAAAATTCTACATCTTTTAAAACAGCTAATGCATCTTTAAATGAATCTTTTAGTCTTATTGAAATTACAGGAGTAAATGTACCCGCAGTTGGTATATCTTTAGGTGATGTAATTGGAATGCCAACACTTCTTGATTTACCTTCTAGTGTATAGCCGCCTTCGGACACAACAGTAGAGCAAATTTGTTTCATTTTAGATGATGAAGCGGACGTACCGGTATTCTCTATTTCATAACGAACTGGCAATATAGCAGTAGTCATATATGTAGTCGTGTTCAAATTATCATTATGAAATATGTGTGCAGGAATCATTAAACCATCTACAACAAAACCACAACGAACATCACCAACGCCCAACCATTCAATATCCATCCAAAAAATATTTGCTTTAGTAATATCTAAATTGCCGTGTTCAGGGCCACTAGATTGAGCTGATTGCCCAGATCCATCAAATTTATCCACATTCCAATTTGCTTGTGCCACTCTAGTTTCCACAACAGAACCTGTAACATAACTTCTCTTAACTAGATAATTGCCTGTACCGTCATTTTCGAAGAAAATACCATTATAATAATTAAAGTAACCAACACGTTGTCTAACGTTTGTCTTTTGTTGGTTCATTACAAACGTATTCATAATCAATAATGATTTGCCGGGTTGATATGCAAATACCCTTTTTGATTCTCTAATGACTTTATCACCAGATGCAGTATTAACATTCATATCAACTACTGATTCGTTTGTTTGATAAACTGTATTAGAAGAACCAGTTGTGCTTGTAATAAATTTACCATTGTCTTGATAACGATGATAAGAATCAAATAGTGTCAATGGATTAGATACTCTGAGACGACCAAATGCATCAGCTCCAGTTCCTGTGGCAGTAAACCTGTTGCTAAGCATGCTGACTTCATAGATAGTAGTGCTATCTGCAAGAAATTTATTTGTATCTATACGATATTGAGCCATTACAAAATTTATCCTCTTCCAAATCTAGGATTGTTCAATATTGCTGTAGATACTTTTCTAGGAACTAATTTAGCAACAGGTCTTCCGCCTTTTTGAAGAACTACACCTTCACCGGCTGATTTCTTTCCATCAATAGATGTTTCCATATCAGGATGATGAACACCTTTAAGAACATGTTCAGTTGCTTGTTCTAAATGATGATGAATATCTAAAGACTTTTGAAAATGTTCTGCATGCTTATCAACATGAGCAATCATAGCAGCATGTTGATCTCTTACTCTTTGTTGAGCGGCGGCAGTCTTTAACTTACCAGCTTTCTTCTCAGCAACAGCCTTAAGATGATTCTTATATCCTTCAACAGTAGGCAAAGAGTTTCCGCGTGTTGTACTATTCATATAAGTTGTAAAATGAGTGACATGTTCAGGTGTCAAATGTTTTGTTGTATGCCCCTTAAGCAATTTCTCAGCAGCAGCCAAATGATGTTCGGTTGCTTTTCTATCTTCTGCAGAATAATGTTCAGGATCAGGTTTATGTTCATGTTCAGGAACAAATACATTTTCACTATGTCTCAAAGCTCCTTTTGATAAGGCAGAAGCAGTCTTACCATGAACTTCGGTATGAATAGCAACACCTAATGGTGCTTTTGTCTTTGCTTTATAAGTAATTCTGTTTGGTGTTGTTGCAATAGAACCACCTGACTTCTTTGTATGAGTATCAGAAGGGGTGTGCAATAGATCACCTTGAACATGATGACCCTTATTTACAATCTCATGACCATGTGCAAGAAGATGTTTAAGAGAGGCAGCATATTCAGGTGCATGACCGAAATGTTTATCTACTTCTTCAGGAGTTCTGGCAACTACACCTCTTGCCCATCTATGCTTATCTGAAACAGCAATTCCCTTTTCATCATGAATGATATGAACAGAGGCACCACCATCAGTCTTCAAGGAAGCCTTAACTGAGCTAGGTTTGCCTTGTCTATGATTATGAAATTGCTTAATAAGATCTAGACCAAGCTTTGCATGTTTCGGATCTGCATAATGCAATTCTTTAGCATGAGTAAGGTGAGTTAAACCTTCTTCTTCAACAGATGAAGCAGGACGTGCTGCTTCGGTAATATAATTTAAAAATGTTTTCATCAGTAAAACTTACTAACTTTTCTTGAAGCCTGTGGACCAATTAAGACACGTGTTTTATTTACACCAAGATCAGATCTCTTTTGATCACCTCTTGCATATACCATCATATGCATATCTTTAGGCACTTCACCACTCTTATAAACATGATTTGATTGTAAAATATAATGACCTTTTTTGCCGTTTGGATGAGGAACCAATTTCATTGGACCTTGATGAATTTCATGAACATTATTTTCATGATGTGATTCATCTCCATGACCATGCCCATACATTGCTTTTTGAATAAAGCTCTTGTGTTCTGGATTAGAACTATCAAGTTTCATAGCAACTGTCTCACCTGATACACCCTCCGGATGTTTCTTCTTTAATACTGAAGCAAACTTCTTAACAATCGGATGATCTTTAAATTTAGATACACCACCAAATTGTTGAAAGTCTTTTACAGAACTACCATCTTTATGGCTAATAAATCTTTGAGATTGGCCTGCTTTATTTTTAAGAACAAAGTCTGCTTTAGGAGTACCTGGTACTTTTTCTACAGTAGATACTTTTGCAGGACCGTGTTTTGTATGAATTGTAATTTCTTCTGATCCTGATTCTTTTTTAGCCTTTTCAATTTGACTATGAAGATCAGCTAAATGACCTTCTTCCTTTTGATAAGGATTTGAACCAGGCATTCTTCTTTCTGTTAAGAAATTTAAAAATGTTAGCATTTGAAGATCCTTAGTTGTTTATTTCATATTTATAGAAATAAAAAAGAGGGCCTTTCAGCCCTCTTTAATCCCATTTAAAATAAATCAAAGACCTATCATCTTAGAATTGTACGAGAATGAACCTTTGAAGTCTTTACGTAGCCATTCTTCAAGCAATTCAAATCGAAGAGCAGAATCTTCTTCACCGGCACTTTCAAGATCTACCTTGGCCTTCTTACAAAACTCTACGAGAGATTTATAAGAAATCTTATCTGAATCTACCAGAGCTGCCTTGTGTGATTTACCTTGACGTTGAAACATAAAAATAGCCTCCATTACTTATATTATTATAATAGAGGCTATTTGATATTAAAGCAAGTGACAAATCAATTAATTTGTGACAAAATCTTCTTTACTTCAGCTTTTTGGGCACTTGTAAGAGGAATATAGTCCAATGCCTCGGCATCTTTGTCATGGTTTAAGCCATAATCAAAGAACTTCTTTGCAATTGCAACAGCTGCAGCATCATCGTTTTGCTTGTGCATTACGATATATGAAGTAGCAACCATTGGCCAAGTTGTCTGAAATGCCTTAAGACCTGGTGATACTTTCTTACCATCTGTTCCAATCATATCAGCAACTTGTAGATTGTTTTGCTTAGCAAATGCATACTCAACATAACCAATTGAACCGTTAGTTTGGTAAACATTATTTGAAACACCATCGTTTCCTTTACCACCAATTGTGTTACCAGCCCACTCTACAGTTGAACCAAAACCATAGTTCTTCTTCCAATCAGCATTTGCTTCTGAGAGAAACTTTGTAAAGTTCCAAGTTGTACCTGAACCGTCTGAACGACGAATCTTAATGATGCCAAGATCAGGAAGCTTTGCACCTGGATTGATTTCTGCAATTTCTTTATCGTTCCATTTAGTAATTTTACCTGAATAAATCTTTGCTAAGATGTCAGCAGTAAGTGTAAGATGTTCTACATCTTTAAGATTAAAGATAGGAACGATACCACCAACAATCATAGGAAACTGTACTTGACCTTTCTTTTCAAGGTCTTCTGGCTTTACTGGAATATCAGTTGCACCAAATATTACTGTCTTTGCATCAATCTGCTTGATACCTGCACCTGAACCAACTCCCTGATAATTTACAGCGTTGTTAGTTTCTTTCTTAAAGCTATCTGCCCACTTTACATAAATTGGTTGTGGAAAAGTAGCACCTGCACCATTAACTTCACCTGCAAAGGCTGAAGTAGCGATAAACATAGATCCGATTACGGCAAGAATGTTCTTTAACATGTTAACTCCTGTGTTAATAAAAAAGGACGGAATTTCTTCCGTCCCTTATATAGATTTCTAATATGACAGTTTGATGAAAAACACATCAATTTGTCATAAAAATGTAAAATATTTTTTAGAAATTAAGTGCATAACCTACTGTTACTGAATCACCAGTAGCAGTCCAGCTCTTGTCATATGAACGAGCTGCTGAAATGTTTACTGATTGATCCTTAGCAAACTTGTAAGTCAAGCCTGTACCAACTTGTTGTGACTCATAACCGTAAGCTGCATCAAATGAGTTACGATAACGATAGTTGGCAGCATTGATAACAATGTTATCAGTAAGGCTATAGTCCATACCTGCACGAAGTGCATAGTAGCCATAATTGGCACCACTGGTGAATCTTTGACCAATGCCTGCACCAGCCTTAGCAGTGAAACCAGCAAAAACTGGAAGCTTATAGCCAGCTTGTGCTTCAATAGTCTGCTTCAATGCTCCAGCATCAGCAGCCTGTGATGTTCCAGCCGCAACTCCAGCTGAAAAACCACCGCCAAGATTACGTGAGTATGCTACAGAATAGTTAGTAGCAGTTGACTTGCTATATTCACCTGTGTTATAGTCGAAACCATATCCAGCTGAAATCGTATTGTCTGCAGATGCTGCAGGTGCTGCTGCGGCAGGAGCTGCAGGAGCGGCCTTCTTATTAGGAAGGTCTGTAGCATATGCTCCGGTCGCAAAAGCAACAAAAGCAGCTGCAGTAATAAGTAGCTTCTTCATTAATTACTCCTTGGTTAAAGTTAAGGGTTAGCCTTCAACAATTAAATTTTGTCCAGTGAGTTTTTCTTTTCTAGTCCACTGAACTACTAACCCGATTGCACGACCATGGGCTTCAATTTCCCAGGGCGTATCCCAGTAATCGACCTTTGCAGTATCAACAAGTTTACCGTTAAATTTATAAACTTTTGGTTTACTGTAAAGTTCGTAATACTCTCCTTTAGCCCATTGCTTGACATGTACAAGCTCATGAGCTAAACTATTTAGCAAAAGAGATATCTTCTGATTAGGCTCCAATTGAATAGTAAATTCACGAGGATTGCGATGTGTGTCTTCCCAAACACAATTTCCATATGAATTACAGTCCTTAAAAAGATTCTTTTTAAAAACTACATCAATTTTCAGCTTATTTCTCATGTTTTCAGTAAAAAACTTTTTTAGAACAAAAGTTGATAAACTTTTAAGTTTTTTATAATCACTATTAGAAATTAATTTACTGTTTTTGAAATTAACCATAAAGTACCTCCATTAATTAAATATAGTATACTTTTGATATTAAATCAAGGTTCCATTAAATTGAGTTCTTTCAGTGACGGAAAATAATCAATTAATTTGTACCAACAATCGAGGGCAATCTCTCGATGTTCTTTTTGTGTGCCATTGGAACATCTTAATTGGCAATAATGTACCCAAGAACGCAAAGAACCAGACATATACATGCGTGAAACAGTAAGACCTTCAGGTAATACGGCTCTAGCCTGTTCCTTGGCAATTCCATTATTAATAGCCCAGTCATAAGCTATTTTGGCAGAATCGATGACGTATTGCTGCCTGCCTTCCCATTGGAATGAAAGGTCATTGTTGTCAACTTCAATTGAGTTCTGTCTGTTTTTAGTATCTTGGAGACGGGCTTCACGGGTCGTAAATCCGAGATCTTTTGTGGGATCTGCATAACGTTGACTAAACTCCTGAAATGTGAAACTACGATGACGTAGAATCTGTCTAGCAATATCTCTTGTTGTGTTGATCTCCATGACAATATGAACCATTTCAAGAGGTGACCAATGTTTATTCTTGACAAGATATTTTACAAGACGACTTGCGGTTTCATTATTATTTTGGTTAGAAGGATTTGAAACCCTTGCCACGTACGCAATAAAATCATTCACATCCAATCCACTTACTGGACGTGTAACGGCAATTACATCAACACTCATATTAATCTCTTAAAAATTCATAGGATTTAATCATTACAGATTCTTTTACAGGATAATAATCATTTCCTGTAACACCTTGCATAATATAATCCCCATAATGGGCTTTCATAACACCTTCTAGTGTCATAATCATAACACAAGGTTCATCATCACGATCAAGATGAGTAATGAAAGCATGATCTTCAGACCAACGACGAAGTTCTTCGTCAGTCAATTCTTTTGTAAATTGAATTGTTTTTTGAACAAAAGGTTTTTTCTTTACAATATATTCACGAATCATAAATTTCACTTTCAATTATATTAATCACATCTTTGGGAGATTCTGCTACTTCCCACTGAACACCAGTGTAACCCCCGAACACGAAAGTTTTGAACCCATGACCTTCAATTGCAGCTTCATATACAGCTGTGATTTGATCAGCATTAATATATATAGGATTGCCTTTATGGGCTTCAGCTTCATTAGTAAGTTTAATAAATTTTTTCATATTATATCCTTAATAAAATGGTACCCTCGACCGGATTCGAACCGGTAACACAGAGATTTTAAGTCTCTTGACTCTACCTGTTGGTCTACGAGGGCAATTGGCGATCTCAGGAGGATTCGAACCTCCGACCTGCGGATTAGAAATCCGTTGCTCTGTCCAGCTGAGCTATGAGACCATTCAATAAAGATTAATGTTTAATTTTTCACGAAAATACTTTTTAAGTTCTTTTTCAAAAAACTCTGGTGATGTAGTCATATAAGATGTGTAGAGTTTTGTGATATCGTCGTCTTTGTGATGAAGTTTACCATAAACAGTATATCCACGTTCTTGAACAGCGTGAACAAGGTCACGATCATCATCCCCTGGTTCATATACAGTGAACCCTCGGCTTCTTACTTCTTCAACAAGATCATAGTCATCAATATCATCTAAGTCAAAATCAACATCAACTGTCTGAGTAATAGTTGGCATGTCACTTGTACCTTTTGTTTATCTCATCAATCCTAATATTAAGATACTCTATAATGAAATCTTTTGCAACAGAATTTTCAAAGTATATCTTAGCATAGTTTAGTTCATCAACAAAGGCTGCTTTTTTCATCTGATCTACTGAATAATTATAAGGCAGATCAGTCCCAGAGTGCTTCAAAGTACTTGCCGAAAAGCCTGAAACCGTTTCGTTTGCGCTCATTCCATTTCTCCCAGCCTTCTTGATCAAACTTGTGTGTATGATTAGGACCTTCTACCATTTCCCAGTAATGTTCTTTCTTGGGTTTATACTTAGGTGTTTTACCCATCTCATATAAAGTTTCGTCTAATACATTACCTTCAATATCTACTTTTCTCCAGAGTATATCTGTTTCACCTGTATGAAATTGATCATCAGCATTCTCATCGAGTTTCTGAGCAAATGCCCAGATCATCTCGTCAAGTACCCAATCCCAACGTTTATGAAAATTATCATCTGTATCATAATCGTGTTTTTTAGGAGGAGCAGATGTTGAACGAAGTTCTTCCGGAACATCCTCATCATCTACAAGAGGTGCGCCATGCTTTGTAGCCTGCAACTGCACAAGCATAGGATGAATAATAAGCGCAAGAGTATGATCCATTGACCATGTATCCCACTTGTCAATCTGAATCTTTATTTTACGTTCAACATTAAATTTATTTGGGAATTTTCCTAAATTTACTTTCATTAGAACACCAACCAACCTTTTTGTTCATCTATTTGATATTTGTCTATAGCTGTTTCTTTTATACCTCTTAGAAACCCATCTGGTGGAATCATATTATACCTAGCTGTTTCATCATTGGGCTGTGTATGTGAAATTTTCTTTTCTATTGGAACAATAACGGGTGCAGGATCAACTACAAACATGGGAAGAGCAAAACCATTTTGAACACCCATCATATGATCAATAGAAACCCCAAGTGGTAAATTACCTCCATTACCTTGCCAATTATCTAAAGCGTTTAAACATGATCTGGCGGTATTTGGTGTTAATGCATATGCATGAGTACCTTCAAACTTATTAATAGGAATTTTTTTATATGGTTCATCTATACACTCATAGTCATCTCTATGATCAACTCTGAATCCTAGAAATGTCCATTGATAATCATCTACCTCTAAATCAAGAAAATTTCTTTTGACAATAGCATCATGTTCAAATACTGCTACAGCACCGGTATGTTCTTTCGCTACTTTTTTCCATATAGCAAGGTGTCCAGTCAAACACAATTGCTCTTTAAACCAAACATTATAAACTAAATGTTCCTGTAATTTAGGATGATTAGGATTGATTGTTGCATGTTCGTCAACACGAGGATCAACTTTAAATCCCCATTTATCTCTAATTGCTTGAGTGGAGGTAGGGAGTTTCATTCCAAGAAACGGAGTGACCGGTATACCATGTTGTTCACAGGATGCTTTACACTCCTCCATATACTTAATAGCATCAGGAGTATCAATATACAAAATATAAGCATGCTCAATTTTCATAGGTCACCTTATTATAAAATGGTTGCGGGGGATGGATTCGCACCACCGACCTTCGGATTATGAGTCCGACGCTCTTCTTCTGCGCTACCCCGCGTCAATTAATATTATGCATCACGTGAAATATAATGCATACGAACTTTTTCTGGTTTAAAATACTTATCCACAGTTTCAATTACTGTATCATTATTAAACGGCTTACATGAAAAAACATCAATATAAAAATTACCATCAGCATCAACAAAGTGACCTGTAATGTTTGATGTTTCAATCATCTGACAGAATGAAATACCGGACTTGGAAAGATCATGAGTAGCAAAACGTTCAATCCATGGTTCACCGAAAGCAACCATATCAATAGCAACAACAAGTTCTTTGATAAACTTATAAACGTTTTCTTTTGATGCGATGAGTTCTCTATCACCATTTGTACAATCAAGCAATAGATGGTAACCCCAAGTCTTGTTCATTCTTTTCTCCTTATTGTAAAGATCTATTTATTAACTTATTTTCTTAATAGGTCTACGAATATCAACTATCTGGCTTGCAGGGTAAGAAGATATCTTTACAGAATCGTCTTGATTGCCACCTAGTAGTTGAACATATTTTTCACCATTCTCTATATGATAACCATAAAAGAAAGCTACGTGTCTACCACTACCACCAGTTCTTCTAAGAAGAACAATATCACCTGGTTGTGGTTCTTTAACTTTCTCTCCATAGTTATGATAGCTAGATGCTAATAAACTATTAGTAGAATAGTAACCGGTTTGTTCTAATACAAAATTAATAAATCCAGCACACCAAGGTGTCTGCACTGGATCTACTTCTAAAATTTCTTTTAGTTCTTTTCTATTCTTTCTAGCTTCATAGCCATTATAGTTCATGGCTACTTTCATAATATCTGGCTGCTTAGCAAACATACCATTGAAATCAACAGAAAATGTTAATTCAAAAGCTAACACCTTGGCAGGTAACAGACATATGAGTAAAGTTGCTAGAAATTTTTTCATTGTAAATGGGTAAGCATTTTTCTGCAGTATGCGGTCTTATTTGATTTTGGAATCTGACCACTGCTATAAAACGATGCTGCTTTGCAGATATCGTTGTTTGTTCTATCCAAAGCATAACGAAGATATGCCATGCTATACTCTAAGTTTACTTCAGGTTTGTAAAGTTCAGTACACTTACCCTTAAATCCCTCTGATTTAGCCGTACCGCATCGAATTTGGCCGAGACCAATTTCTCCGAGTTTTCCGGTAACAGTGGGATCATAATTTGATTCCAAGCTGACAATAGCATGCGCTAAGTCTTTTGGAACATTATGTCTTTCTGCGATTATATCTACTAGTAACTGTATATCCGATTTATTAAACGATGTATTTTTCGATGTATTAGCGCTGTATGATGCAGAAGACATACTAACCCCTATTACGAGGGCTAATAGTACTTTCTTCATTTTTCTTCCTTTGGTTGACACAAAGGCTTCTAACCTTGTGCTTCTCGTGCTAGAAGGAGCACGATTGAATATTTATTTTATCTGATTATTGTAAAGACGGCCACTGTTTCTTATCTGGATCAGTATTCTCAAGCACCTTGAGATCACCAGGAATCATAGGACTAAAGTCTAAATGTGTTTCTTGTTCTACTTTCTGAACAGAAACTACGTATTTTGGCAAATCTTTAACTTCTAACTTCTCATTAGGAAAGATAAAGGCAATCATCTTCTTATTAGTAGGATCAATAATAACTTTAAAGAGTCTTGTAGGTACTGCTACTTTATTGGTACCAATTGTCTTGTATCCGTTATCGTAAATTGAGCCTTGAATGACGTATAAGTCAGCACCAGATACGACCCAGTTACGTACGAATACTTCTAGCTGTTTCCAGATACCTCTGTTGTTACCAGGATTCTGAGGAACCATATTTGAAAGAAGGAACGATTCAGACATGGCTTGTTTATTAGCACCATTATTAGCTGCTGGACTCATATGTCCACGATCATATCCTGCACCATTATAGTCTTGTAGAGTTGATTGGTGTTCTGGTTTAATTTCAGGGTCAGGTCTAAAATCTTCTGTACGAGGTTCTTCACCAATACGATCTTTAGATACGTGCTCAGCAACATAAAGAGGATTCTTATATACAGTACTGTAAGCTACTGCATAACCAGTACGACAAAGGTACTGAATATTTTCTTTTACAAGCGGTACAGGTGCACCCCATTTAACATGTTGTGGACACTTATCATCGATAGAATTAGCAAATGCTAATGTTGGAAAAAATAGTAAAGCTAATAATAACTTTTTCATCCTGTATTCCTTATGTAACGAGCCAATCTGGTCGACTCAAAGTCCAATCAACAACTTGTTTAATTCGTTCAGTCAATTCAATTTTTGGTTCCCAGCCCATTGCCTTCATTCTCTCACCACTAAGAGCATATCTAAGATCATGACCTGGTCGAGATGAATGGAAGTCCACCATCTCATATTTTAATTCTTTACCCTGACAATCAGCAATAATTTGAGCTAGTTGTAGATTATTTATTTCTTGTTTTCCAACGATATTAAACTTAGGGCATTTAACACCGTTAGTTATTTCACTATAATTTAAATTATTAGTATGAGCATTGTTTAACAAAAACAAAATAGCATCAGCAACATCTACTGCATGAATATAATGTCTGCTTCCTGGAATAGTTTTTGATGCATCAGAATGAACTGTAATTGTTTGTCCGTCTCTGACCTTCTTGATACACATAGGAATATATTTTTCTGGATGTTGTCTTTCACCAAATACGTTCATTGTATGTGTAATAATGATAGGAAGACCGTATGTGTTATGATATGCAACTGCTAACTCCTCACCACCAGCCTTTGTTGCTGAGTATGGATTAGTTGAATTATAACGATCATATTCGTCATAGTTAACACCAGGAGGTGCAGGACCAAACACTTCATCGGTTGAGAAGTAAATAAACTTCTCAAGTGTACCATTACAACTACGAGCATATTCTAGTATATTACATGTTGCCACAACATTGTCAAGAACAAACTCCATGGGATAATCAATAGACCTATCGACATGACTACCAGCGGCCAGATGAAGAATAGTATCCACTGGACCAATACGAGAAGCAGTAAGTGGTGTAATAGCTGCCTTAAGGTCATGATAAACAACCTTCACTCTGTGTTTGTTAGGATTATCTTTAATTAAGTCGTGAAGACGGTTTAGATTACCAGAGAAATCTAACCGGTCAAGACTAATAACATTCCAATCTGTATTATTAAGAAGATAGTCAATAACGTGATGTGCAATAAATCCTGCACCACCTGTAACTAGAACATTCTTTGACATTTTTAATCTTTCAATTTATTAACATAATCAGTACAAACACCACTTACATCAAGAGTCTTAATAGTAGGAAAATCATAATGTAATTCTGGTAGTACTGCAAAACTATCTCTAAGTAGTTTTACACCAGGGTAAGCCCATAACCATCCATGATTAGTTATAGTATATTTGTCATTTTCATGCCAGAAGTAATTGTAAAGAGACAAACGTTTGTATGCAAATTCTAATGCTTCTATTTCTTTACAATGTATTACTAGTTTAGGATTACTTAAGTAATTAAGATCTACCTCATAGTCAGCCTTATCGTGTCCTAACCAAGGGTTGCCGTTTTTAATACGTAAATCTATTTCAACATGATAATCTAAACTTAAAGCATGATCAATAGTTTCTGGGTTATTTTCTATAGTAGCATCCGGCCCGTCAAGTAGACCTCTATGAGATATAATAATCATGTTCTATACACAAATACGTTAGGGTTAACCATATTGTTGTAATGATCCCAATTAGCAACATAATCACTTTGTTGATATTCTGGGGTTACTTTTTCTTCACGAAGCTTTTCAATAACAAAACCGTTATTAATAGCATTTTGAGCCTGTAATCTAAATTCTTGTCTTTGACCTTTTGGTGGAGCTGGTAGCGGGGTAAATTTTGCCCATAAGTCAGTTATCTCTACTAAATCAAATACGTGAATTTTATAACCATTCTCTTCAGAGAAGACTGTTCTATAAAGTTCTGGACTAAATTGATAGAACCCATGACCCATACAACCATCTGCAACTGAAAGACCAGCAAACATGCCTCCTACACGAAGCATACTCTTAATATTTTCCATTGTTGTTTTAATATCATAAACATGTTCAATAG